TAGTCCTCCGCCAGTTAGTCCTCCGCCAGTTAGTCCTCCGCCAGTTAGTCCTCCGCCAGTTAGTCCTCCGCCAATACTGCCTCCTTCACCACCGTCACCTCCGCCAGTTAGCCCACCGCCAGTATCTCCACCTCCAGTATCTCCACCGCCAATAGTGCCTCCTTCGCCACCGCCAATAGTGCCTCCTTCGCCACCGCCAATAGTGCCTCCTTCGCCACCGCCAATATTCCCTCCTTCGCCACCACCACCTAACTGCTCAGAATGTCTTGGAATTGGCAATAATCCGCCAGTGTTCGTCGTGCCTGGTGGAGATATCGATTTAGAAAACTTTGGTGATAATTGTGTAGCTGGCGTATACTGTTGTCCTACTGAAGAAGATAATACTGTCGGAGGTGTTATATTAACGGAAGGTCCAGATGGCACATGCAGTCAACCTGTCTGTTGTTGTAATCCTATTGCAGGATCGAGAGCAAACGGATGTAGTAATGGGGCTTGTTGCTACTGTATGGAAGAGAAATCTGATGGCTATCCAGATCAGGAAACAGCAATGAGTAATTGTCTGGAACAGTACACAGGTCCCGGAGCTAGTGACGTACAGTGTTCACCATGCGAGACATACTCATATACAGCTCCGGGATATGTTACGTGTAACACTATTTGTGAATGGACCTATAATGGTACTGACTGGGAACAAGTCACTGGTTGTCAAGGAGATCCTGATGGGTGTTCTTGTTCTACGCCAGAATGGTCGCCAAATATTGATACAGGATCCACCGAGTTTTCAGCATGCTTATCTCCAACGGAGGACGAGATAGAGTGGGGTCATAAATCTTCCACTAAAGCGTGTAGCGATAACTTTGCTTCATGGCAATGCGATGAAGCGCATTTTCGCCCTACAGCAACATCATATCATGTTTTCACCCCCAACACAGCGTGCGTCGATTTAGATAGAACAACGTGTCAGTCTGGATCTTCAATGCCACCAAACACGTATTCTGCACAAATTGACTCGAATTTAGACATAATACCATAAAGTAGTGTATTATATATTTAACAACCTTAAATTTTAATAGTAGGGACAATGCCTAAAAGAATTACAGAAAACGATCAATCCTATCTGCTTTATGACAATTGTGAAGAATACATACATGTTGGTAGTTTTGATCCTGCTTATGTTTCTCTAATCTTCACCGATGTGGAACTATCTGCCTGTTGTGATGGAGAAATCATATCTTCTATACCTGTAACGCCTACTCCAACAATTAGTGTTACTCCAACATTAACTCCTACCCCAACGACAACCGTTACTCCTACTCTTACTCGTACCCCTACTCCAACTCCTAGTGTTACGACAACAGTAACTCCTACTGTTAGTATTACTCCATCAATTACCCCAACCATATCTGTTACTCCTTCGATTACCCCTACAATAAGTATTACTCCTACAGTAACACCCACTATTTCCATAACTCCTTCTGTCACTCCTAGTGCTACAAGTACTTCTACTCCTACTCCAACAGTAACACAATCTGTAACGCCCACTGTTTCTATAACTCCAACAGTTACGCCTACAATTACAATAACTCAAAGTATAACCCCTACTCCTACGATAACTCCTACTTTGAGCCCAACCCCAACTTTAACTCCTACGCCTACTCCTACTCCATTGAATTTTGACATATTTGGAATAGAAAAAATTAAACTAAACGACACTGAAGGTAATCCTTATGAAGTCATTAGCATGGACTATGGCATACCGACAGATGAAATTTTTATAAACAATAATCACATATTGGCTGTTTGTGCTCCTTTAAACAATTATAATCATGCTATATCTTCTACTCTGCCAGATATTTCTTCTTCTGTAAATACAAGGAATTTATTATTTTCTACAAATAATTATTTTTCTCAGTATACTAATCGTTCGGCTATTGATTCTTTTTCTAATTTAGAAAGTTGGAATTATACTTCCTATCCTGCTGGTAGAATTTCTAGTGTTCATTATAATACAGATCTAAACAGATGGTTTTTAGGAGCTAATAGTTTAGCTAATGAACCTACTATATTCTTATATGGGTTTAATAATGGTTCTAGTAGTAAGTTTTATATAGGAGGAGATAATTCTTTTACTTATTATAGTGCTGGAGCTGTTGATTTAAGTATGAGATGCGGTCCTACCAAAATTTATAGCTTTAAAAATAATGTCATTTTAGCGAATAGCTATCATATTATCTCGTATTTAACATCTAATTCTTCATCTCAAGAACTGGATTATTCTTATAAAGAACTGGCATATACTTGCGATACTGATGTAGACGGAGGAGGAAATTGTGGCATAGATTGGAGTAGTATAGCTTCTAGTGTTACTAATTTTTATCAACACCTAGCTACAATAGTTAATAATAATAGCGGTTTAATAATTCTCAACAGTGCGCCTAAACAGTCTAATCACAACAACAATTTATTAATAGATGGTACAGAATACAATTGTACATCTGAAGATGGAGTTTCTACCAGCGCAAAGGGTTATTTCTTAGACTCATATGATTTTGGGTATACTGTTTCTATTGAACAAAATTTGAATATGCAAGATGGAATTAAAATTGAATTTAACAAAAGTGTAAATATTGATATTAATCACGACATTACTGTAGTAATAAATGGCAGAACGATTGGTATGAGTAATGTAGCAATTAATAAATCAAGTGATCATAAAACATATATTATATATGGATTGGATGTTAATAGTTTAAGTAATACGTTTATTCTTTTTAATTTAACTGGCATAACAGACACTTCTATACCAAGTATTAATATAACAATTCCTGCTTTTAATGCTTTATCTGGTGTGAATTTTGACCACAGATATTTAAAAGATATTAGATCAGAGAGAACAGACTCCCCTGCATTTATAGTTCAAGATGAAGCTACAGACAATATAATAGAATATCATGTTTCTAGTAGCACCTCTTGTGGTTGTGGCTACGAATACAAAATAAAAACAAGTAATTCTAATACAGACTATACCTTGTGTGTAGACGATATGTCTTTAACATATTCTGATTCTGAAATAAAATGTATTTTATGTAGAGACGGCTTTCTATATTATATAGTACAACAGAGTAGGGATCCAGAACTTCCTTCGTCTGATGGTGTTTACAAATTTAATTTGTATAAAGCTAGTGTTAATACTCCATACTTGACAACATTATTAGCTTCTAATTTTGGTTCTATTAGAAGATTTCATAATACTAATAGAACGATTACTAACAAATGGGACAACACATCTATTATAGATGATAAATATATAATTTTAGGAGTTCCTAATAGTAATGAAGTTTTCCAAATTGATTATAAAAATCTAATACCTCCTGCAGACCCAGGCGCAGCAATAGAGCCTGATTCGATATCAGATTGTAATATTTCGGACAATTCCTGTTTCAGTGAATTTGCTGAATGGGATGGTGTGGGTGTATTTGGTTCTAATGCTACAATAACTGGTAAAACATCTGGTTCTAAATGGGTAGCTTTTTCTGTTACCTATAATAATCAAAAGAACAATTGCGTTGGCGATGACTGTTATTTTATCGTTAGAAGATCTTCCAACAGCCTGCAATATGACGGTTCTGCAATAGAAGATTGGCAAGTTGGAGAACGTGTTGACATTGATGCTTATATGGGCACAGAAGAGTACAAAGTTAGGGATGCATTTATTTGTCATACAATAAAAGGTCGAAATAACGTCATAGGCGCTGTAGCAGACGAGGAATATGATACGTTAATATTGCAATGTACAGGCACAGGATTAGAAGATAAAAGAGGCTACAATTTGGAGAATTTGATTTTAAATACAAATATTGATTTTGTCCCTTAACAGTGTATATTATTTATATAAATGTGGATTTTTAAGATAGTGGAATATTAATGTCTAATTATAACACGCCAAGCTCTTTATGGTTTAAACAATTACAAAAACCAGCTTTTTCAGCACAGTCTGGAAAACAATATGTATTAAGACTAACAGAAGATGCTTGCAAACTAGTTAGTTCTCTAGAAGATATTCAAGATCTTTTAGGGCCCGGATATATTGTAATTAAGGGGCTAGGTCTGCCCGGTATGGTTGCTGTTGAAAAAACAGGACCAGATGATATACAGCTACTATCTAATAATGAAAATATTGATTATGTAGAACCAAATATGATATTAAGTGTCAATCTATCTCCTGATGATAGGTTGTATTCACAACAATGGGCTTTGAATGATCCAAATTTTGGTATAGATATAGAATCTGTTTGGAATAGTTTTACTGGTAGCAAAACCGTTGATGTCGCTGTAGTAGACACAGGAATAGATTATTTGCATCCAGATATAGCTGGTCTTGCATCACGAAATAATATGTGGGTAAATCCTGGAGAAACTGCTAATGACGGGATAGACAATAATGGCTCAGGTTTTATTGATGATGTACATGGTATCCATGTTGAAAGCTCTAAAAGCATTTCTACCGGCGATCCTATGGATGTTAATGGTCACGGTACACATGTCGCTGGTATTATTGGGGCTTTAGGTAATAATACTGATGGCATTAGTGGTATTAATTTTAATACTAATTTAATTGCTTGTAGGTTTATGGATGAAAATGGAGACGGAAATTTGATTGATGCGGTTACCTGTATAAATTATATTACTAATTTAAACAATAATGGTAATAATGTTAGAGTCATTAATCATAGTTATGGAGGGGTTGGTACTCCTCCAAACTCTATTGTTCAGGCTTTTTCGGCAGCTACAGCAGCAGGTATTATGCATGTTGTTGCTGCAGGTAATGATCTTCTTGATATTGATGTGACTCCTTACACTCCAGCGTCTATACCGGGTGATGGTCTTATAGTAGTAGCTAATCATACTAATACAGGAGCTCTTCATACTTACATTAAAGATGATGGGACTCCAGCCGGAAGTAATTATGGTGCTGTTACCGTAGATTTATCTGCACCAGGCACAGATATTCTAAGTACTGTTCTTCGTACAGGCAATCCAGCAATAATTCCTTATGCTGGACAATCAGGTACTAGCATGGCAGCTCCTCATGTAGCTGGAGTTTTTGCTTTATTATGTGCAGCTTTTCCTAATAAAACTATTTTAGAAATTAGAACTGCAATATTAAATAATGTTAAACCTCTAGATTCTGTTAAAAATAGCGTTGCTTCAGGAGGTATTTTACAAGCCAAAGCAGCTTATGACAGTCTGGTTACTGTTGTTACTCCTACTCCAACCCCCACACCTAATGCGACACCTAGTCCTACCCCAAACACTGCTATTACAACAGAAGGTCCTTTTAATTCAGAATTTTATATTGATTTTAATTTACCTAATTTAGAAGAAAATATTGGTAGGCAGCTATTTGTAAAAGTAGGAGGAAAAGTTTGTTGTATGATTAATGGTATCGTAAAATATTCTTTTCCTGATACTGTTCCTATAAATGCTCCTACTCCTACTTGTACCCCTACTCCTACACTTACTCCTACCCCGTCGGTAACTGTAACACCAACGCCTAGTATTACTCCGACAACTACTGCAACCCCAACACTAACTCCAACGCCTACACTTACTCCTACTCCAAGTATTACTCCTACAGTTACTCCAACAATTTCTATAACTCCAACGATTACTCCTACTCCTTCAATAACCCCAACTATATCTGTTACCCCATCTATCACTCCTACAATTTCTGTTACTCCATCTATTACTCCTAGTATTACACCTACTATTTCTGTAACGCCTTCTGTAACTCCTACTATTAGTGTAACCCCTACAATTACCCCAACAATTTCTGTTACTCCTAGTGTCACCCCAACCATTACTGTTACTTCTAGCGTTACGCCAACCATCACACCTACCGTTACAGCAACACCAACTATTACTCCTACCGTTACATATACTCCAACGCCCACAATAACAGTAACACCAACTGTAACAAACACCCCAACAGCAACACCAACATTAAGTCCTACAGCTCCTTTCGAAATTTCTTCTGTTTCAGAGTTGGATACCGCTAACAGTTTTAGGGGTGGAGATATTTTGATTCTAAGAAATCATAAAGACTGGGATTCTAGTTCTGGGAAATATGGTAATGTAATTTTACAAGCAGATAGTAGACTGGGTTTGGTTAACGCCCATTATCAAAATTTGTATTACTCAAGACATTTAGCTTCTGCCAAATTTAATACATACGCTTATGGAATGGATCTTATTCCTAGTTTAGATTTAATTGTTTTGGCTAATCATACTCATGGTATCCAGCTAATAAAATATGATGCTACTAATCTCAACACCTGGCTGTTCTCTGGTTTGCATAACATTAAGAGAAAGTCTGTGGCTGAAATAGAATCTGATCTATCAACTGTTGAGCTTAATTCAGTTAGAGATGTGCGCGTTATAGACGATAAAGCTGGAAACATATATTTGTATTGTATAGATATAAATTATGGTATGTTTGTTTTAAAGGTTGATATTTCTACGTATAGCATGACAACCTTATCTGGCCTAAAATATAATCATCCTGATTGGCCAACAGGTAGAATTGTCGGTGATGGAGTTACTGCTTTCCCTTATAGTCGAATGATAGAGTGTCAGCTTTCTAACGATGATAATTATCTATATGTTACTACTAACGAAGGCATACTTGTTGTATATGATATTTCTAATAGATCTGCACCCGTCTTTAGATCTCAAACAACTTTAGGCAATTTTGATACTAATACAAATAGAAGAAGTACTCTTTTATATGATATAGGCGTAGATCCTAATAATAAAGATCTATTATATGTTTCATCTAGTATTGGATTGTACATTTTGGATGTCTCTGATGCTGATAATCCTATACAAGTGTCTTATTTACCATTAGGTGGCGCTTCTAGTATTACTGCAGACCGTCGCTTGGGATCGTATAGCATTGTACCAAAACCAAAAAGAATATAAATTATGAATATAGATTATAACAAACCTTCCATGTTGTGGTTTAGAGATTTTCAACAAGAAAATCCATCACTACTTTTGTCTAATCATGCTAATGCTATAGAATTTGATGTTACTTTAACAGAAGAGTGTGTTGCTAATTTGAATTCTGTTGATGATGTACATGCATTATTTGGTCCAGAATATGTAGTTACACTAGCGCTTGGGATGCCAGGAGCTCTACTTGTTGTACAGACTAAAATAGATACTGACAACACCTTAGACAAAAACAAAAATGTAAAACATTTTGCTGCCGAACCTCCCCCTATAGCTTTGGAGTTGCCAGAACAACCAATACAAACTCTTACAAATGATCCTAAATGGAATGAACAATGGGGCTTAAATTCTAATAATCCTTGGCATATAAATGTAGAATCTGTGTGGGCAAATGCATCGGTAGGTGATCGTAATGTTGTATGCGCAGTATTAGATACTGGTACTCGTCTTACTCATGAAGATATTGTTGATAATCTATGGACAAATCCTAACCCTGGCCGCACAAGTGGCGGAGACCCTTTCACAAATGATGTTCATGGAATCGGTGTTAGTGCTACCGGAGCAGGCCCTGACGATACTTATGATGAAGTCCCCAATCAGTATGGAGGTCAGTTTTGTGGGAGTCATGCAGACCCGCTTATTCGTCAAGCTGTCTTAGATCATGGTTCACATTGCGCCGGTATTATTGGAGGAACAGGATCTAATGGTAGAGGAGTAACGGGAGTTTGTCAGCAAGTCAGCATTATGACATGTCGAGGGTTTAGAGTTTTTTCTGGCACATATACCTCGAATGGGGTCACAAAATGTTATTGTACCGGCGACCCTCCTCCAAGTGATGGAACACCCTGCCCAAGATGTATGCTAATCAAACATGCCGACCAAGCACTGATGATTAATTACATTACAGCACAGAAACAGGCTGGAGTGAATGTAAGAGCTGTTAACTTGAGCCTTGGTGGACAGGGACTCTTTTATCACAATCAAAACAGCAATAAAAGAAGAGCTTTTGCTGCTGGTAGTGCCCAAGGTATTGTATATGTATTTTCTGCTGGTAATGACAACGTAGATATTGATAATATTCCTGATTATAGATACGTTGACCCCAGTACCGGACAGGTCGGCTATTACCCGCAGAGCTACTGGCCTGCAGCGTTTGCTAATGAGAATAATTTTCCTGATATTGTTGGTATTGCTGTAGCGGCTATGACAGATGAGGGTAAGGGTGCAAGTTTTTCAAATTATGGACAGCAGTCCGTTCAAATTGCTGCTCCTGGTCATACTATTATGTCTTTGGGTAGTACCAGTAATACAAATTATAGGAATATGAGCGGAACCAGTATGGCAGCCCCAATGGTTGCTGGTGCTGTTTCTTTACTTGCTGCTGCTCAACCAAATGCTAGCGCTAGTGATATTCGTAATGCTATCATTCAATCGGCAACTCAGACTGATGCTTTTAGACATACTCTAGTACCGGGCGCGGAAGAACACAGACCTGTTGTTAGTGAAGGTAGATTAAATGTTGCAGGGGCTTTAGCTAGACTTACTAGTAGTACTCCATCTCCAGTTACAAATTCTGTTGTTGTTAGTAATGTTGAGTTCAATTTAAATGTAGTTAATAACCATCCTTTTTATGGCTGCGGAAGCAATCTCTCTCCTACTGTTACCTGGAACACTACTTTTGGTGGAAGTTGTAATAGTAGTAATACGACTTTTTCATTAGTTATGAAAGATATTGACGCTGGTGATAGTATACATTGGAATATTATAAATATTAACGGCAACGCCAACTCTGTATCTAGTGGACAAATTTCAGGAGGTACTATTAATTCGATTACGTGGGGAGCTCAACAGAATGGTGATGGTTATGCTGGTCCATTCCCTCCATTTCAGTCTACTCATAGATATACTATTGAAATTACTCCATCTAGTGTTATATCAGGCACGACACACACACAGGGTACCAAGACACGAACCAATGCTGTATGCTCTACTACAAGTCCTCCCCCAGTAAGTCCTCCGCCAGTAAGTCCTCCACCAGTAAGTCCGCCGCCAGTAAGTCCGCCGCCAGTAAGTCCGCCGCCAGTAAGTCCTCCTCCCCCAATTATAGGAACCAATGGAACAGTACAATATTTAGGAACATTAGACCCTCATTATCTTGGCAAGTCTGGTGTAAAAACATTTTTCTCTCAGTCTTTAGGACCTACATCTCCTAACCGTCGTATCTTTTTGTGGGGTCTGGTTACATATTTTCCTGCAGGTGAGGTACGTACTTCAGCAACTATAGATGTTAATGGTACTGAATATAATTGTATCAGATATGGAGAACAGCCTTTAGGGGCTCCTCTTGGTACCGGATTTGGTAACTATTGGGGCAGATGGGAAGTATATGTATCAGATGAAATTCCAACTGGTAGTGTTGGAGATATTAAGTTTTCTAGTGCTTCAAACGGAATGAGATCTACTCAGTTTGGTACTTTTTCTGTACTGGTAGGTCATGGTTTCAATCTTATTCCTAGCTTAAATAGTAGCAGCACGCAGAATTTGGTTGTTACTATGCCCGATAAGTCCTTCAACTTACCAATAGGTAGACAAGAAAATAGAATTACATCTGGATTTACTTTAAATAATGTCAATGATCCATCATACAGTTGGATTGAAGCAAGAGTCGGTCAGGGCTGGTTCCAGAATACTACAGGAGGATCATTAACCAAAACATTCAGCAGTACTGCTACACAGATAGATGCCAATAGTCAAGGCTATAGAGCACCTATTTTGTATGGTGCGAATTTTACGGTAGCAGTTGCCCCATCTGTAACACCTACCCCGACACCCACACCTACTCCTGCTGGTCCTCCTCCTCCTCCGCCACCACCTGCGATCATATATCCTAATTCTGCGGACGAGTTGTATGTCGGAGATAGTTCAGGCAATGTATATGTTGTCGACGTAAAAGATAAAGGCAAGCCGTCTGTAATAAAAGGTAGTGATGATAATCCAGTTTCCATTAGAGGTAGTGCAGGGCTAAGGAAAATTGCTATACACAGACAAAACAATACTGATAGATATGATCAATTTTATGCTTCAGACTATAATACAGGAGGATTTAAAACTGGGACGTTCCATAATACGGCAAATGACGTAACATACTTAGCTAGAACTCAGAATGATTTTACATTGTCCTATTTAAAGATAGTATGGAATCAAAAAATTATTAATTTTGAACACTACTTTAGAGAGAACTCTAATATAAAACTTTCTTTTGATACTACGGCAGATCTTGGGAGAAGAGGAGGTTCTGGACAACTAAGAAATTTTGTACAATTAAATAACGTTGCCGTTTGTCCATTAAAAACAAATGAGGATGGCTTCACTAAAGAATTTTTACTTTCAACTACTACCTCTATTCCTGATTATTTTTCTCCTTTAGGTTTTAATGTTCGTTGTCCAACAGACAGCACTTTAAATAGAGTATTCTCTAACAGAACCGATGCTATATCGTATCAAAATATTCTTATAGCTAATGGATGCGCAGCTACTGCATCTAGTAGTGCAGATATTACAAGTCCTGTTTACTCAACACTACCTACAGCATATTTAGCATCTGATAGGAAAGATATATTTCTAGAAGTTCAACCAAGAAGGAGTAGCAGCGTACCACAAATTGCCAATGCTTATAGACAAGTATATAAGATGTCTTCGCCTATAATATATACCGATTCAGACCGATTTGAGTATACTCTGCTTGGAGCGGGATATCATTCTCCTAGAGATATTACATCAATAAGTAGCGGAAGTGCTGGCGGACTAGGCAGACCTACGGACCCTACTAATGCACCATGTACACAAAATCGTTCGATTGGCTTAATGAATCAAAGCACTTCTATCGCAAAGAAGATGGTTCGATCAGGCACCCCACCAGCTTTAACCAGTACAAAATACGATAGTGCTATAAAAGTTATTGCTGGTAAATACCAAACTATTACCATAGATAGTGATGGCGATGCTTATTATACGGGTAATAGTAATTATGGACCATTTGACGCTGGTTCTTTAGTATCTTTGAGTGCTACTGGTGGCGAAATAACTACTTCTGGACAATATACTATACATACCTTCAAACAAAACGGAGTATTTAATATTAACAACGCTCCTGCTAACGCAGAGTTTGATATTTTGATTGTTGGCGGTGGTGGAGGTGGTGGTGCAAACAGAGGTGGTGGTGGCGGTGGTGGTGGTTTAATTTATGAGACAAACCAAACAATGACTGGTGGCACATATAATGTCACTGTTGGTGCCGGAGGTTCAGGTGCTGGTACCGGTCCAGCGTCAAACGCCACTCAAGGAGGTTCTTCTTCTATTATAGGCCCTTCTGTTTCCCTAACAGCTTTGGGTGGTGGTAGAGGAGGAAGTGCTAATGGTGGTCACACTAGAAATGGTGGCTCTGGTGGTTCTGGTGGAGGTTCTGCCTATAATTCTAGGGGTAATAATCCAACAGCTGGTGCGGGAACTTCTGGTCAGGGTAATTCTGGAGGTAGAACTGGAAACCTTAACACCAATGATCCTAGAAATACAGGAGGTGGTGGTGGAGCTGGTGCGGCTGGAACAGGTGGCTACTCTCCTAATATGAATGGTTCCGACGATTATGGAACAGACCCAAATGGAGGAGTTGGTTTACAAGTTGATATAAGTGGAACAAATTCTTATTATGCTGGAGGTGGCGGTGGTTCTTCCGGTAAAGGTCCAGAGGAAAGACAAGGATATACTACTGCTAATAGAGGTCTTGGTGGCAACGGAGGTGGTGGCGACGGAGGAGCAAGTAATGCCTCTCCACATCTTGGTACCGATGGCATTGCTAATACTGGTGGTGGTGGAGGTGGATCCTCTGCTTACACTGGAGCATCTGGCGGCAGTGGAGTAGTGATAATTAGATATAAAACAGCTGCAACAGGTGGTGGTTCTGATGAGTTAGATCATATGCGCAAAATACAAGCATATACTCTATCAGGAAGCACATATAATCCTGTAAATGTTAGTTTTGTAGATGCTGCAATAATGACATACAATCATCAAGGAGCTAATTTAGCAGATAAAGCGACATATACAGTATTTTTACTAGACGATAGGGGAGAACTTTATACTTTTGGTTTTGACAGTTCTGCTTCGGCCCGTCATCAATATCAATGTGTAAAATATGAAAAAGAATTAATTCTAGAAAAATCTATAGCTCCTAATAATACTTATCCTCCTACCAATATTAATTCAATATCTGCTGGAGCAGACCATGTGATAATCGTAAGACATTCCAAAATGTATGGGATGGGATCCAATGCTAGAGGTCAATTAGGCTTACCTAGTTCTGTGCCATACGTATCGTCTTTTAGATATATTAACAGTAATCAAAATGCTAGAATAGCTCAAGTTGCTTGTGGGCCATATCACACTATGGCAATGGATACAGACGGAAATATCATAGTAACTGGAGACAATACTGATGGTCAGTTGGGTCTTGGTTTGAACCCAAATACAAATAAAAATGATCATGCCAGATATGGTTTCAATGTTTTGAATACATCCAATTTATCTGCGTATCCAGCTAAATTTATTTTTGCATCTAATTGTGCTGATCATTATGTATATCAATACCCATGCACTACCAATGGTAGAACTAGAGCTTGTCAACCTGGAGAAGATGCCAATAAGCCTCCAGTAAGATCCAAATCTAATTGTGGTTATGTTGATGTTTTAAATAGAGTTTGGGTTTGGGGAGATAGATCTTATGGTCAAGCAGGTAATTTATTAAGTTCTACTCATAATTCAACTGGTACTGTTGGTCCGTATGTTGCTGATGGTAGAATGATGATTGCTCCTGTTTATGTTCCTTATTTCTATACGGGATTTAGAGGAAGTATTGTAAAAAATCAATCGTTTATAGACAATATACCTAGTTCATATTCATCAAAAGTTAAAAAAGGATATTTTATAAATTTCAATTTCTTATACACAACAACTGCTGCAAATTCTGTCTATGATTCTGTTAATAATAGAACGACAATTACTCTGAACAGTGTTGAAGGTGTAGAGTCGGGAATGTGGCTGCAAATAGGTCCTACGAGAGCTTGGGGTACGGGCAGCCAGAAAGGACAGGTCATCGCTGTTAATGCTAGTGCTAAAACAGTTACTGTTATTGGCAACAATACTATCAATAATAATTATGCGGTTGTATTTAAGGCTTTCAAACAACACACTCGTATTTTATCTGTAGAAGTCAATAGTGATGGAACATTAAAAGCAAATGTTAGCACGCCATCAGGATATACTAAATCCTATTCAGGTACTGAAGCCACCAGTATTGCATATACATATTACTATTTGAGATCGGAGAATGTGGCAGCAGGTAAAGATGGAATTGGATTGATTGATACTGGCGGTCGGTTTATTCATTTTGGTTTAGATAAAGGATATAGAAATTCTTGTGCTGCTGTAGATAAAGCTATGGGAATCCCTTGGCTTGCTGAAGGAAGTGCAAATATTAATGATTTTGTAGATATTAGCTATGGGCTAGACCATTTAATGCTTCTGAGAAAGGAAGAGCCAGCTCAATAAAGGTGTATTTTATTGATAAGGAATCAAGGGTTTAATTAGAGAAGAAACATTTATGACACAATATAAATTTCCAGATTATACGAACTTTATACCAACCGATGCTGATCGATTAGATACTAATAGAGGCCACATAGGTTTAGTATTAGGAGATCGCGCAAATAGTACCTATTCCTCTAATCTGATATTTTCTAAAAAATATCCCAGCTATTTCTTATCTATGAATAGAGGAAGCCATGTTGGTGGTGGAAACGACGGTATTGTTCCGGTACCAAGACGAAGAAATGCTACAGGTGTTGATAATTTACAACCTACAAATTATGATTTAGCTACAAATCCTACAACAGAGGAATTTAGCCCACCAACACAATCTTTGTTCTCTAGTACAGATTCAGAAAATACAACTTTTACGCATGATACTATAATCATGGGTGAATTTAATTTAAATAGAGATCTATATAATCAATCAGAGAATCCTGATGTTTATTATATTCTAAAAGCAGATGATACTTTTGCATATGTGTTTAATGATTGTCGAAGAGAGGGAAGTCAATTCATAAATGATGCAAGTTGTAACTTGTCGGAAGTTTATTTAGCAGAATTTGTAAAACACAAAAACAATCGACCTGATATAATTTGCGTAGCTGGACAGAGCAGATATCCTGTTCAATTTGATCCTTTGATCGCTAGAACTGCAGACGGTACTGAAACCAGAACATCTATTGACATAGGCAAAACTATAAATTTTTGGAAAATAGATTATAATAATCAAACAACAATTAAATTAGATTTCGATCATGTTGAAGCTGTTACTTATGAGGTACCCCCAGGAACACCATCGAATGCCTCTGCTTTACCGTCTAGTAATATTCAATCATTAAGTTATCATGGTGGAGATAATTCTTCTTCAGATAATGTTTCTACAACTACCACATCATTAACTCCTGGTTGGTCAGATAATATTGCTACCCGCAAAGTTGAGGCAATACTTGCAGATGAACAACAGGATATAGTATATCTAATTTATGATAAAGCGTTTGGCGCTAATGGCTCTGGTGCCGATATCGTATCCGCAGCTAAAATAGTTGCTGTAGATATATCTGATGTAACAGACATTAAAAAAATAGCAGAATATATTGTAGATAGTGGAGATAATAGTAGAATGGACACTATTGCTAATGTTATTCTCGACGAAAACAATAGTATTATCTTTTTTACGACATCTAATGGAGATGGACTGCACGACACTATAAAAGGCATATATTTTGACAAAGCATCTCAAACATTTTCTCAAAGATGTTCTTACAATCCAAATCCACGCACTAATTATACCTGTTTAGAAAGACATACTAGTGGATCGAACGAACTTTTATATGCTGGCAATAATGTATATAAAGACTCGTCCAATAATGACACCTTGAGAAATCAAACAGGTTTGTCTATATTTTCGCTCTCCAATAATTTTCAATCTGTCATACTCAATAACATTCATCAACTGCCTAGCGTATGGAATGGTAACGACCTGCCTATAGATAGTGTAGATTTTGGTTTTGTAAGTAGATCGCCCACAGTGCCTTATTTAATTCGTGTTTTGGATAATAATTTACTTTATGTTGTTTATAATAAAGCATATCAGTGGCTTACAAATGCAGATGGTTCAACAATCATCAGTCGACGTAAGGCAGACGATATAGAATATATTGATGATCGAACGGCTAGAAATATTAGGAATTTAATATACATATATGAAATAGAAGAAGAGGGTACACAATTAGTCGCTTGTGCTACATCCTCACAAATTTCTGTAGACTCCCACAGTGAGCCTAGACCTTTTAGGATGTTAGGTAAAGATCCCATATCATCAGATGGTTCTGTTGCATCTAGCTATTACGAGGAGGACACTGTAGATGGTGTTAACTATGCTCCTCTTTATAGTCCTTTCACTTCTCTTCCAAGTCCCGTTGCTATGCTATTAGAAAGAGATTTAACTAGAGGAGAAATGGTTCTGTTACATCAAGGACTAAGTGGACACGTAGGGAAATTACAACTTGATAGATTGATTACGGTTGATCGTACAAATTTAAATCTAATACAAGAATTTAATTATGAAGACACTCCATATTCTTTAGATTATTATTCATCTTATTATATAGATCGATCTTCGGAAAAACAACTTATGGCCGTAGCTAATGGGTCTCAAGGTGTTAAAATTTATTTTTGGAGAAGCAGCAGTAATTCCTGGCAGCCTTTAACTACTTTACGGCCATCAGAAGACGTTACTCGCACAGTAACAGACGAAGACGGAAATGAAACAACGACTACAGAAAATGAATATGCTAAAATGACAAAAGTTTTAGTTTTTAGCGGAGGCTATCAAACAAACCAAAATCTAAGATACCTATGTTTTATTTGCTTTAGTGAGCAGAATATATATAATTATGCATATGACGAGGACGATAATAGTATAGATTTAGTACAAACTATAAAATATAGCGATATCTCTAGCCTTGCAACAGCTTCTCAATTATATTCAGTTTTACATGCTAATATTAGCGACCATAGAAAGAATGTCCCTAGTACGCTCACCTCCTACCCGCGTTTAAATTTCTTCATTAATATCCATGATCTTACAGTAGATGAAACGATAGTAACTCCTCCTACGCCTAGTAATCTGATTGCTCCTAGTCCTCCTCCCGCATCAGCTCCTGCTAGTATAGCTACTGGCACCTGTTCATATTGCGTTACTATTCGTAGCACAAAAGAATATGCGGTTGAAGGTTCTACTTTTAATCGCACAGAACAATTATTAGCTGATTGTCGAGCTGCTGCGCCTGTTGGTAATGGAAGTGAAAATTGTGCTCAGTGTCAACAGGTTATATCTAGTGTGGGTGCTGACGGAGTCGCCACACACTATAAGTGGCAAAAGGGGATTCGTATTTGTAGTTCAAAATTAATTGGTACGTCTACAGTTGTAGATAATACTATGTGTACAAAAGACACTGGTGACTTTATGAATATATTCGAAACTGGTTGTGCAGAATATTTTGATGCTAACAGATTTAGTGGTTCTGTATTCAATGTTTATAATTGTGAATTTGAAGAAGGCGGCACTTGTGAAGGTTTGGATCAAAGTTCATTACTGTAAAAAAGTTAAAAATTATGTATATTAAAAATATAAAAAACAATACGTGGCGTCAAACACAGGAATAAAAATGGCTACATATAAAAGTACTCTTGCGGCTAGTATTGAGTTTATGCTAAACGAAAACGAGGATTTAGGCAGATATGTCTATGAGCTACGGTTAAGTCCTGAGATTACTGTTGAACAAGATTTATTAGTAGATCCGGACTCTATTACCAATAGTGCTGCGGATATGAATGTGCTTGGAATAAGAAATAGCCATATAGCTGGTGCTGGTGCGATGGGTACTGTACAGAGAGGCATGATTAAAGTTGGACGAGGCGATGAATTTATATTAGATAAAAAACCAAAAAGCACTAATATAAATTATTATAACTCTAATAGAAATGTTGCATTAGGCCAAAGTAATGGTTCGTTTAATCAGGGCATTGGCGTGCCCGGTAGTCCGAAGACTTTTGATTATAATCCTTCTTCTATATTGCCTTTTGAAGAAAGTGATTTAGGAGCAAATGTTAATAGACTTTTAAATCTTAATATAACCACACCCGCTTTTAGGCATATAAGACTGTATCGTACTACGTCAGGGAATACTACCCAAGATCGTGGACCTGCATTATTATGCTATCCAATGTTAAAATCAGGAATAGCTTTTACATACGAGACTTTTTCTCAACAGGTATTTAATGCTATTAATCCTGTAAATATTAGTGCGATAGTAGAAATGTTTCCTATTAATGGAACTTTTCTAGATTCAAATACTGAAGAAGTTGTTTCTACGGCTTATCATGCTGCTAGTGATACATTATTTATAGCCACAATTAATGAATTTGGGGATGGTAAAATTATAGGGTTGGATGCTACTTCTTTAGGAAGAGAACAATATTGTCGAATATTAATACCTGCTGACATAGACGATAACGACAATACCAAATCCAATGTTGATATACTTTTTAACATATATATAAAAACAAATAATCCAGATGAAGACTTTTTATATGTAAATTTTGAAGGTAGTAGTGGTCAAAAAACACTTAGAGTATATGATTTATCTACAACAACTGCACAGGTATTTCCTCCCGCTTCTCCAACACCTACGCCAACAGTTACTCCTACACCTACGTTAACCCCAACTGTTAGCTCTACCCCTCCTGTTACACCGACAGCTAGTGTAACAGCAACTCCTACTGCGACCATACCTGCTACTCCTACTGTTACCCCAACTATTACTATAACGCCATCAATTACGGGTACAGTTCCTGCAACTCCTACAGTTACTCCTACCATAAGTGTTACTCCAAGTATAACGCCTACAATTTTCCCTACGTCTACTCCTACTCCAACCTTGACGAGTATAGGTATCCCTAGCGAGTATAGATATACTCGTAAAACTTTAAATTTAGATAATCTAGTACCATGTCAAAAATATAAATTAAAACTTGAAGCACTACACGCCCAATATGGTAAAATAGCTATACAGATTTTAGATTTCAATGATTTAGGGTCTACACAATTTGATAATGAAATTACTTTCGAATCTCGTAATTTGCAAAAATATTTTAGAGACACTAGTAACGGTTCAGGAAGCATTGCTAATAGTATTTATAATCCAGAGTCTTTGCCTATAGCACATGATGACAAAGTATATCAGGCTATTACATATACTATATATCATAGTACAGGAATCAATACTTTTGTTTTAAAATATACTTTAACGTCTTTGTCTACAGGGAAAACAATAACTGAGTCAAGAGTCGTAAATTGTGGAAATAGAGAAGAATGTGTATTAGAGAGGGTAGATTGTGAAGATCAAAATATTACTAAAATTGTGCAAAAACAAGACGGCACTTTTAGAATCTATGTTTCTTTAGATCCTAGACCTCGCTTTGGCATCCAAAATGATTTAATTAATTGGATAAATGATAATAAGTGTTGTAGTCTACAATATAAAGTTGGTGCAAATGGTACTTGGACAACACCATCTCCAAGAGCTATTGGCCTTTGCGAAGTATCTTTGGGAGAACCAGCTGTAGAAGGTTCTGTTCCTGGGGGTAATAGTCCTGTCACAGTTCCACCAAGTCCTCCGTCAGGAAGTACTCCTCCAATAAATCCACCAGCAAGTCCTCCGCCAGCAAGTCCTCCGCCAGCAAGTCCTCCACCGGCAAGTCCACCTCCAGCAAGTCCACCTCCAGCAAGTCCACCGCCAGATCTTCCTCCTCCACCCCCCTATAGTCCCTACTAGCAATACGAATTATTATGGCAAATATATTATATAATATTATAGTTTTATCCGCTAACAACAAATTTGGATATGGTAACAAATACCATATTAACGAAGCAGTTAGTCCAGACTTAACGTTTGTAGCAGGTAATACCTATAAATTTGATTTGTCTGACAGCAGCAATTCTAATCATCCTTTAAAGTTTTCTACAACCAGTAATGGCACTCATAATTCCGGAACAGAATATGTAAATGGCGTTAATAGTGTGGGAATTCCTGGCACAGCTGGATCTTACGTAGAAATTACTATAGACTCATCTACTCCTGACAATATATATTATTATTGTGGTAATCACAGTGGTATGGGTGGAGATATCAATATACAATCAGAATCAAGCACCAACACAAGTCCTAGTCCCACACCTACTCCAACACCTACTCCTAGTACCGCAGTAGACACAAATTTACCAGACATACCAAACAATATCGCTAATTGTAGATCTGAGCCTTTTATTAGAAGGTGTTTGTCCGGAGAAATATCTGTTAAAAACAACAGAAACAACAACCCATTAGTATGGACAGATACTGGCTTATATGTTCATCAAAAAGATATTGTATTTATAAGTACTAGAGGTTGTATTTGTAATGAAAGTTCTTCTTTGCTTACTGAAGACGGAGACGTTATTAGTGGAGAGGATAACATCTCTTTATTTGGGGATTCAACAGATACTTGCTCTAGTGTTCAAGGGCTACCAGATAGTAACATAAATAAATTATATGCTACAATATTACCATTAGGTGTTGATCCAACCATAGCTAACAGATTTGATATAGATGTTTCTCCATCCAGCCCAGGATCCAGTAAAGCTTTTAGTGTACCAGATAATACGAATGGTAGATTGTGGCTATTGCCAAATTCAGATAATTATGACAATGATAATGCTTATTTGTATTGTGTTAATATCAATATTGATTTTTTCGCAGCAAGCCCGACACCAACACCAACACCAACTATTACACCCACTATTACATTAACCAACACTCCAATAATCACACCAACCACAAGTGTCACACCAAGTATTACTCCTTCTATTACTCCTACGATTAGTATTACTCCTACCGTTACTACTACTCCTAGTATTACGCCAAGTGTTTCTCCTAGTCCAACACCAACTTTGACGCCTACTCCAACATTAAAAAACTGCAATAATATATATTCTGATTTAGCTCTTTATGATACTGAAATGTGTTTGATTAATCAAGCAAGTACCGTATTATATGTTGCGGACGGATATCATGGTGTTAAGGTTGTAGACATTTCTAATTTAGATACTCCTTTTGTTAAAAAGTATATATTAAAAAATCAAAATATATCTAAAATTGCAATATCTCATGAAAGACAAAGGTTGTATATAGCCAATGGAAAAACCATTAGCGTATATAATATATCAGATCCTTTAAATCCAACTTCTGTTACTGACATTAGCTTGTCATCTATATTAACAAACGCTAGCGAAGGCGTAGCCGATATACAAATATTAGACACTAGAAGTCATGCTTACATAATTTCTAAACAGGGTATATTTATAGCTTTGGACATTAGTGATAATACTGTTTTAAATGATTCGTTGCCAAACGTTAACATTGCATTCAATACTTATAATAAAAATTCATTATCTATTTATGATGATGATTATGTTTATATTGCAATGAGGAGCTCAACCAGCTTAAATCTTTACAGAATTACTCTTTCTGATTTAACTAGTAGTAATGTTACAACAACAGAGATTCTAGGAGATAATGCCACTTATGATTATCTATATCCTACATCTATAGCTGCCACAAATAGCTATCTTTATATTACCAACACAGCGGGTGATGTCACTATAGCCAATAATACGGCAGGATTTACTATACAATCAACTTTATCCACTTCTGGTAATTCTGTTTATAATACTGTAGATTGGAATAATAATAATTTGTTTGTTGCTAATTCTCATTTTGGCATATCTTCTTATAGTCTTTCTAGTCCTACTGCCCCATCTGTTTCCACAACCATAAATAATTCAGATTATCAAGCAAAACATCTTTCTCTATCAGAAGACGGTAGGCTTTTAGTTATTTCGAATGGTCATGGAGGAATGCAGTTAGTAAAAAATTGCGTTACTACATTTAGACCTACGGTTACTCCTACTCCAACACAAACACCTACGCCTAGTATTACGCCTAGTATTACTCCTAGTGTAACGGCAACTATAACACCAACTGTTTCTGTTACTCCTTCTTTAACTCCTACTATTACCGTAACTAATACTGTTACTCCGACCATAACGCCAACAATTACAGTAACTCCTACATTAACTCCAACACTTAGTCTAACCCCAACATTAACTCCTACTATATCTGTAACTCCTACTATTACAAATACTCCAACAACAACCGTGACTGCAACACCAACAACCACACCAACCATAAGCGTAACCCCAACCATTTCGTTAACTCCTACGATTACTCCGACAATTTCTGTAACACCTTCTATAACACCTAGTATCACACCAACTATTAGTTTGACCCCAACTATTACTCCTACTATTAGCATAACTCCTAGTATAACACCAACTATTACGCCAACCGTAACACCAACCATTACTCCTGTAAACAGAACAAATAGAGCCATGTTTAGCGGAGCAAACGTAACTAATGTTGGGACAAATGGTGGTCCTAGTTATTATGGAACATTTGATCAATCTGGTTTAGTTAGAGAGTGGACAAGCACATCAGACAGTAGTGGAAATATAGTGACCAGAGGAGGTTGGTATGGATCCGGTAATGTATTAGATCTCGCTATCAGTAGCAGAACTTTGAATAGTCCTACAGCACCAAAAAGTTATGTGGGCTTAAGAATTGCTGCTAAAACTGGAACATCTAGTAATAGAATTCCTCTAGTAAACGTTATAGATAGGTCGAACGCTAATCATTCTAGTGGAATTGGTCGAATAGATTATCTTTATATGATTTCTAAATTCTTAATTACAAATTCACAATATGTAGACTTTTTAAACAGTATTGCTAGTACAGACACCTACGCATTATATAATACCAATATGGCCGGTCAGACAACTGGTGGCATATTAAGATTCGGTTCTTCAGGTTCTTATACTTATGTTTGTAGACCAGACAAATTCAATAATCCTGTTAATTATATAAGTTGGCATAGTGCTGCAAGATATTGTAACTGGCTAGATAATGGAGCACCCACAGGATCTCAAGACCTTACTACAACAGAAAATGGGGCATATACACTGAATGGCGCAGTTACTGGCACATTTAGCACAAATGCTAATTCAGATTATTACTTACCAGATGAAGACGAATGGGTAAAATCTGCATACTATAATGGTACAGATTATTATACTTATGCGACACAATCTAATGATGCTCCTACAGCTGTTTCTGTTGGCCCTGATGGAGATGGGTTGTTTTAGATAGCCTAAGGATAAAATAAATGGTATATGATAAATTTCAAGCATTTAATTTTGATACGCAAGAGGTCTCTCTGCCGGACCCAAAAGTAATTATAGAATTTAATGGTTCGGGTTTACATAAGATTGTTGGACCAACTCCTTTAATATCTCTTAGTAGTGCCTATAACAGAAGTGATGTTGGACAACTTGATAGCATAGATAGAAAAATACAATTAATCGGCAAAATAGTTAGAAGTCCTAATAGAAATTTTGTCCAAGATGTAACTCCAGACACTACGGGAATTAAAGGGCTAGTAGGAGCTCATGAGGAGCTTAAGAGACTTTTTTCAGAATGTAGTGCTGGTACTTTATCTATATTCTGTGATGGTGAAGCCTTTTTTAAACAAAATAATGTTAGAGTAGATAGTATTGATTTATCTTCAGAAGATAATTTTGTTCAGGTTGCTGACTATACTATAGATTTAAGCTTTACTGAACCAGGAACACACGGGTTTTCTGTTAAAAATACAAGCGACGATTGGAGCATAGAGCCTTTAGAAGATTATGTTTATATCAACTATTCTCAAAATATAGACGGTAAACCAGAATTACATAGTCCTTTAACTAATTCTACAGTTCCTATAGACAGAAACTTTGCCAAAGAAAACAATAAAATCGATCTTATAGACGTTCCTAGATATAAGATTTCTAGAAAACTGTCTGCTGTAGGATTACCGCCTACAGGTATTAGCGGATGTACTGACGGAGGTTTCAATACTTCTTTTCAGGAAGCTAAAAGATGGGTACAATCTAAGCTACCTACAGCTTTTGACAATGAAAATAATTCTTCTAATACTTTGAATAGTGGAGTTCCTGCTTTTTCTAGTAATGGCAATTATGCTAGTTTAGGTTTAGATGTAGATACTTATCTATATAATCATGTAAGAACAATTAATTATAGTGTTTCTGCAGGCAGTTATAGTGTTGCTGAATCCTGGTTAGCTATGCCTACCGCTATTAGGTATATCGAGGACTACGATATTGATGTGTCTACGGATGAAAATTATGTCAAGTCTGTGACCGTTAAGGGAGAAGTTAGAGGTTTACAATTAAAACAGTTTACAGCTATGTCGGGTTCTGGCCTACCTCCTAATAATGAAAATTTGATTAATATTGACTACGACCAAATGGAAAATGCGTCTTTAGGCTCTGCAGCTGTAAACGTATTAGGTTCAGATAAGGCAAGTATACAAAAAAACAGATATGAGAATGCATTAAGTGGATTTTTATATGATGTAAAACCTAGCATATATAGTAGAGCTAGCATGGGCTTAAATAACGGTTATTATCAAGAAGAGTTCTTAGATAATAGTACTGTAGCCGAACTATTTGGTGTTGTGCCAATTGAGATCGACACTTCTAATGCGCCACAGATTAGGAATCCAACGTATGTTAAAGAAGCACAACTTAATATTATACCCATTAGTACGAGCGAAGCACACAATACCAGAAAAGGAAGTTTAAGTTATACTTATCAGTTTAATAATAAACCTAATTTTATTACTGGTGTGATTAGTTCAAATATAGCTGTTGATACTACTTTCCCCAATGATGTTTTTGCAGAATCTTTTGTTCTTGGTAGAACACTTGGTCCTGTATTACAAGATTTGGGCACAATTACATCGGCCAAGAAAAATATCACTATTGAAGTTAATGTTATTCCTCCTAAACATATGAATGGTTTGTTAATGAGTAGTCCTGATTGTCCTCTGTATCATGGGGGTTATGTTTATCAAACTATTACCGGTATTATAGAAGGCTTAAAACCATATGGAGATCAACAATCTGCTTACTTTAATCCCGCAAGAATTAATGATACAGGTAAAGTATTTGTCGTAAACAACCAAGAAAACTGGAACCCAACCCAAGGAAAATATACATTATCATTAGGCTACGTATATCAGCCATGTAATGCATCTAGAGACTTTAGGAATACATAATGCCTACGCAAAAATGTAATATAGATAAAAAAATTGCCCAAACATTGTTTTTAGGAGCAAGTGTATCTAACTTTAATATTAGTTTAGGTTGGGGTAGCCAACCATCTCAGCTCAGTGTAAACTTGATTGAAGATAAGGTTTCTAGTTTTTGTGATGCCAATGGAGCTCCTATAGCGTCACAATTTGCTAATTATCAAGGAGGAGAACTACCAAGTAATCATTATCATGATTGTATTGGCGATAATTGTTATATGTTGCGAGACGGTACTCCTTTCGATTCGTCTATTTATGATCAAAGAGACAGGCAAACATTAGGAAAAGTATACTACAAATTTCATGCTAATCCTTCTGTAATTCCTAACAGTGGCAAAACAAACTGTTTTTTGTCAGAATATTGGTTTAATCCAGATCCTGGATTTTTAGGCACAACAAATAGGCTTAATAGGGACGGTTCTTATATTAATATCTTTCAACAGAATCAAACTAATTTGAATCCTGGTTATGATATTATAAATTGTCCTGTATTTTTTAAAGCCGGAGACTTTTCTTTTGGAGGTATAATACAAAGTTGGACAAGAAACCAATCTGAATCTGGAGACACTATTAGTGTTACGATTGAAGATATGAAAAGTGTTTTATCTAATTGTTATATGATTTTAGATAAATTTTCTGGTGCTGTATATAGTAAAATTAAGGGCGCTGAAAGTTTTTATGGAGGTCCTAGAAATTGGGTCGGTGATAATGTAGATTATACTGGCAGATTATATAACGGTAATATTCCCAACGTATTTAATGTTTACGGTTTTATGGACTCTTTTGGTGTTGGATCATTCGGAGCAGCTAATAGAAACGATAAGGGGATATCTGTTAATGCCATTATAAATGCTTTGGCTGTATTAACTAGTAATGCTGGAGAAAATGGTTTTAGTAGCATTCAAAGCGGCTATGCCCCTAAAAGTGCGTTTTCTCCCTTTTTTAGAATACTAACCAAAACACCTCAGACGACTGATACTTTCCAAAATATCTCATCTAGTTTTAATACTTTTGGTATAGTGCCGCCAAGCAGAACTTTTGCTGATGGTGTTGATAGATGTCAATTTGTATTAGATCTAAGCGAATTGCAACAGTTAAGACATTCTGTAATACCAGACGACTTCCGCATGATAGAACCGGTTATAAGTATTACTGACTTCATTACAAAAGTAACGGAAGAGTCTGGATATGATTTTACAATAGATTTAAATCCTGTCACTACTTCTACAGGAATTTTCAATGTAATTAAATTGAAGTTGATATCTAGAAATAGTCAACCAGTAGCTAATAAAATACCGAATACAGTCAAAAAGTTATTGTGTGAAGGATTTAATGTATCTTCTGCTTCATACGGTAAAGAAAAAAATGATAAAAATTTAAAAAGCGTTGTAATAGGCGGCAATCAGCAAAGATTATTACAGGTTAAAAGTACAAGACTTGCTTATACTCAAACTAATTTAATTTTTAATAGCAGAACCAGAGAGTTCGTAAACTATGACGCATTAGGCAACAATCCAGGAAATCTAAACAGATTCCACCACGGTAAATATCGGTTTCCTTCTGCATTTTCTACTAACAATCCTATAGTCTCAAAACACATAAATCCCAATCAAACAGATTTATATAGTGCCAACGAGAGTATAGCCAATTCAATTGCAGGCAATAATTTTGACACTATAGATGGTGGCTATTCAGACGCTGATGTACTTGGCTCTCGGCAGGCTGCTCAAAATGCTGGAAACTATTATAACAGTATAACTGCGTTGCAATCAGACCCTATAGAATCTAATGACCCCAACTCTGCTGACAACTTTAAATTTAATAACGGCTCAGTCATGGGACAAAGCTTAAGATTCTTCCCTTTGTTTAAAGACGCTATATGTCCATTCTTTGGTTATGTTAAAGACGAAGAGTTAAAATTAGATGTATCGGAAAAGAATACAGATTTTAGAAAAATTAGACCAGTATATTTAGATACGTGGACAGGACAAATATGTGTGTTAATACAAGTTTCTGAATTTCCTCAGATAAGCATACCTTTACAGCCAACAATTATTGCAGGAGGGGTGGGATATGTATTACTTAGTGAAAGCGAAATTAGAGCTGCACTAGCTGGTTTTGATAATTTTTTAGTATATTCTCTTGCTAAACAGTATAGGCCAGATTTATTAGAAGCATTAAGACTTGGACATAGAAATAAATACTATAATAAATTGTTATCAGAGGGCATAGGCGCTGGCAAAGCTCTTGAGATGGCTAATAAAAAATACGATTGGTTTTGGAGATCTATTCATGGAAACATAGCTGGTCCATTTGGTCAACCAATTGAAATTGCTCCAGCCAAAAATGATGGAGCTAGTTATATAGATCAGAAATCTTTACAAGATTATCAACTATTGCATACTTATGTACAGCAAGTAGCTAGTTACTACGGTAAGCAATATATGGTATCTTTGCCTAATTTATCATCGTATAAAGATCAACAATACAGCTATTTAACATTACCGACACAAGCAGGAGATAGCTTGGTTTTTCAGGGTGGGGGAGATATATATTATAATTATCAGCCAGTATCAGAAGGGGCTTGGGAAGAACCTGGTAATATTATTGATGATAGTATTGCCGTAGGAGGAAGTAATTATTATGCACTAGCCGAGAAAGACGGAAAGATAGGTACGATACTTGGTTATAATTCTAATAAGTATTTTGATTATACTAAAAAAGAGATGTGTGAGTTTGCTCAAAAAGTATATAATAATAACCTTGCGGATATGGATGATCAAAAAATAAATCCCGCATGGAGTTATCAGGTTTTTGATGAAATACTTAATTTAAGAGAAACCGCTTGTCCTGATAATGGTTTTATATTTAACAGTATAAATATATCCTCATTACCTACTACTGACTATGTTAATCTAAATGTTACTGGCAATGGTCAATTACCTGACCCTATATTGGCTCTCAGCAATCCTACTCAGGATATGAGTATTATTAAAAGTAGCCAAGACAAACCGGGAGAATCTCAAGAATTTCAATCGCAATATGAATTTGAAGAAACTACAGTTAGAGACGCTTGGGGGAATCCCATAAATGATACAACTATGAAGAAGCTATATGTTAAAGCTCAAGTAGATCCTTTAGTGAGATATATTGAACCTGAAAGTTTATTTTTCCCAAAAGCTATAGTTGTTTCTCCAGGATTAAGTTTAAATACCAGCAGTTCTCAATATAAAAAAGATCCTAATAGAACTGTTATTAGTAATGTTTCTAGTGAAGACTTAATACTGTACTTAAAAACAACAAATGAACAATATTGGGATTATGAATTTATAGCCTATTTATTATATTTTGTTAGTCCTACATTTGCTAACATTTTTAAAGGCAATTATGCCGTTGATACAGAGGAGTCTGCTAATCATGTTGAAATAGCCCCTAAAGCTGCTCATCCGTTTTTTGCTGGCATACCAATTAAAATGAATAATTATGTTTATGGTCCTTGGTCTAATAATGTCTATGTTGATTATTTGCGAAATCCCGATTCTATATTTCCTGGTGGTCAAGATATTAAATTAAGTAATGAATTACCTTATACTTGTACTTCAACAGATATATCAGTTGATACCGAACAGGCTAAAAATCTTATAGATAATTTTATAGGCGCTACTTCTGTAGAAATCGATGAAGAATTGACTCCATGGAATTTTGGAGGAGCACCCTTTATGGATAAAATAGCCAATATTAAGGCTTATTCTAAATTAAATTATCAGAATACTATAGAATCAGCTCAGATACAAATGCCAGGATTGCCAATATTTGATCTAGGTGGCAATTTTGATTTAGATAGTTTTAATAATGTGTCTGTAGATTTTAGTAAATATATTGGAAGAAGCCAGTATTCTTATACGGATGTTAAAAGTAATACTAATTCATTATCAAATTTTTCTGAGATAGGTTTCGCTAATAGTTTTGGTTCTAGTTTAAGTTCTGCTAAACCCGTAGTGAACAATAATGTAGATGTAACATACGAAACTATAAGACTAGATACACAGATAGCAAAACCTCAAACGGTTATTACCAACATACAGGTAAATATAGGCAATCAGGGTATTACTAGTACTTATTCATTAAGAACATACACAAAAAAATTAGGACTTTTTAATAAAACAGAAATAGACAAAATTACAAAACAAGGAAAAGAACTTGTACAAAGAGATAAACAAATAGCTAGTGTCAGACAGCAGGCTGTAAATACAGAAATAAGTCAATTTAAAATACGAGAAGACAAAAGGCTGGGGGAAGCAAATTCATATTTCGATAGTATTGGTTTTAGTAGTAAGCTTTTTGGTTGGAGTCCTACTACTGTTTTTATTGGACAAGCTTCTCCATTTTTAAAATCTTTAGATGTTCAGCCAGATTATATACCTCCATCTTCTTTATACGTAGAACCTGAAGGTTTTGCGGTTCGAGGAGAAGCATCCAAAAATTACAGTTTGCCAAAATCAGAAGATGTTGGAGATAATGAATCCGCTAAACCAGAAGACTTATTGGAAAATACCCAATCACATATTCCTATGATGTTAAACAATTTGAGATATAGGACAGATGTTGGTATGCACGAACTTAAAGAAGTCAGGGCACAATTAGGCGAAAATTATGGCATGCAGTCCGCTATGAGTCTTGATGGTTTACTGTCTCCTGTATCGTTTTATCCTACTCACAAAAACAGCACTTATAGTTACTCTAAATATGATCTAGACACCTGTCCCTTTTGTAAAGGTACAAAAAAAATAAAAAGCGAATATAAGTATTACACAGATGGAAATACTTCAAATTTTGTTGATTTTGTATATTGCGATAAATGTGAAAGAAAAGATAAAAAATTAAAATATACCTTATCTAGTACTGCCACAGGACAATCTTCCGAAACACTTCCTCCTTATATTATTACTAATTTATCTACATTAAACGTACTGGAACAATTCAAGAGCTTAGGAACTGGAGGTAGCAGTTCCAGTAATACTTCAGGTAATTCTGCTATTAATTTATTGACACTAAATCCAATTCTTGTTTCTAAAGGACAATTTAGAAACAGCAATACTCAAAACTACCAAGGGGCTCATCCAGACGGAAAACATGACTCTCTAAAATTAGCTGGTAAAGAAAGACCTTTTTATGATAGATGTAGACATAGTATAGAGATAGTAGCCAGAGGAGCTATTCCTCAAGAGAATTTAACCATTACAGATAACGTATATGATTTTAAGGATGGTCATCAGGCAGATTTTTATAATGAAGATTTACAACTAAAAGATATAACAGACAATAGAGATACAGGATCTATACCTATATTACCTAATTATCAAATGAATCAAAGATTTTTGGGTCTTAGGGGACCATTAACTATGCATGCTTGGGGATACGACAGTGACGGTTTCCCTGTGCCAAATGCAGCAGAAGAGCCTTATGAAATAGATAGTATTGGTAGACCTAAAAGATTTGCACTTAAAATAAAAACTAGTCAAGATGTAAAATATCAAGACGTTCCATTTGGTGGAGTTTATAGTTCTGGCCGCGAACTACTTGTTAAAGGAGAAGAGTCTGCTGTTCCAGCAGATGATACTAATGTAACATATTATACTTATGAAAATAATATGGAAAACGCAGGAGGTTTTGTAATATCTGATGATTATAGTGGTGATAGAACTGTTGGCTTTCAAGGAGATATTATTAGTAAAACCCAAGCGTGGGATGGCAAAAGCTGGAGTAAAAAAACCAGACTAAATGAGTTCTATTTAAATTTTGGGGAAAGACCTGATTTATGGCCTGTAGGACCAGTAGATTTAAGATGGGATACTAAAAGAAAAGTTTGGTCAGTTCCATCTGCTGCTAGTTTATATAAAATGGTATACATTACTTTAGAAGAAGATTTAATTAAGCCAGCAGATCATTACGATGAAACTTTTGCTGCTAGAGGCTATTTAGACGAATTAGAATATAGTGTAGAGCCGTTGCCTGTTGGCTCTAGAAGATTAGTATATGTAAAAGATAAAAGCGGTTGGACTGCACCTAGAGGTGCTAAATTTTTATGTAGATATGATAGTGATTCTGGTTTTTATGAGCCAGTGTCTAAACCATCATATACCGCATTTGGTACCATTATAGGTAATTTAGCCACAATAGAAATGAGCTATGCTCAAGGCAAAGCGGCTGGAAGTATGCCAACTATGAAAGTTAATTTTGAAAATAAGTTAGGTATTCGAGTTGGGAATACTGGATTTTTTAATTATAATGGTGGTAAGTGGATTTTAATATCAAGTAATTAAATTTAATAGGATAAAATGTCTTCTAGATGCACCCTCACAGATAAATCTTTTTCTGACGATCTTTCGCCATACACTTTGCGACTATCCAAAGACAATAGTCTATTTTTAGATTACGGAGATGGTAGCGAAAATACTGTTAGTTTTAATTATAGTCGTTTACGAAGAGCTATAAAGACTAGCCGTGTCGATACTAGTGCAGAAATATGGCAGCCTATATTTATCTCTAGAAGCACTAGTAGAATTGTAACTAAAAAAGTTAATAGAAATTTTTCAGTACCTTTAGACAATCAATTAGGTATCGAAAGATTTATGAGCTTTGCACCCAAATGCAATACCTGGAAGCTTACAAACAGCATGGTAGTAGACTGGGTATTAACAGATGCTAATTTTCCTAATCATCCTGCTTATGGTTTACTTGGATGGATAAAATATCCTCAAATATATTCTTTTCTGTTGGGTCCATCAAACATTAAATTTAATGTTGTTTCATCTTTTAGCGCTAATTCTCTCAGCGGCAAATCTTATGATTTTGGCACAAATGATTGCATTATAAAGCATAATGACGATACTTTTATTAATGTATATGGAGATTCTGATACTAAGTTTTTTTCTATGTCTGCTTTTCCCGGAGACGATTCTGTTAGCCCAGATTATAATTCTTTGTCCCTTAATCAAAAAAAGGGAACAGGTGCGCAGCTTTATATTTCTGATGGAGACTTTTTTTCACACTATGAGAGCAATACTGTACAAGACGAGCTTAATGCAAAAGGTTTCGGTTCTGATACCTTTATTTCGGCAACACTCTGGAAAGATTATCAACATATTTATAACGTATTGTCTAAGAGTATGTATGATATAATGAATGGACGGAACGATAATCATATCGGTGTTCCTTGGGATTTTCGTAAGAACGAAAAATATTCAAAAAGAGGTTTGGATGCAGTAGGTGCCTATAAAGGAAAACGATTTTCAAGTAGTCAGGCTAAAATTTTACGTAAAATAGCTGGTTTTTTTGCTACCCATCCATTACGAGACAGGATTACACAAGAGTGTTTTTCTACACCCGGTCCACAAGTGCTAAAAATATACAAAGCTTTACAACAAACCGAAGACGAAGAAGGCAATCCAAAGCCGGTAATGCCTATAAAAAACGATAATGATGAAATGAATTTATTGCGAGATATAAATAGAGATTTCTTTGCAGGAATATCTATATCTGGTGAGGAGCATTCTAATAATCAAGTAACTGTAGATCCTGATCATTCTAATTCTATTTATGGATTTATTAATAATCCTGCAGACCTATTTAATAAATTGATGTATAAATATAATCCTCATATTTTAATAAGTAACAACTCTAAAATTACTTACAAAGAATCAATAGAACCTAATATATATATAAATCAAGTTATGACAAATCATTGTTCTAAAGGTTTATCAAACGATCTTGTATATAATAACATGTCATTAGACTTTAGGTCTGGAAGAAATAGTGGCTACAGATTTGAAACAAATTTTAATAATAAAAAAACGGAATATAGGATTGTTGTTAATGAAAAAGGAGAAGCGAGCAAAAAGTATAATATCCCTTTATTTGATATTGCAAAAAAGTTTGATCTTTATGAGATTGATAAAGATGTTTCTTTTAGTGCTGGTCCTGATATACATATTCCAGCTACTATACCAGATCCTCAATGTGGTGTTCCAGAAAAATTTAATGGATTCAGTTTTGCTCCAGGCGTAGACAGACTGACCACAGGTTCTTTTAATATAGAACATGAAATAGATCTTTCACTAATTCAAAAGATACTTGATAAAGCCGGAGACACTATTCCTTTCTACTCTATTGGGAGTTTAGAATATAAATGGACCAAACAATCCGGACCACAAAGGGGTTTATCAATTTCAGATGCTACTGAGCCCAACCCTAAATTTAAATTTAGAACATTTGGTAAGTTTACAATAGCTCTTACTGTAACATTAGGAGAATTGGCTCTAAAAGATACGGTAGATGTTTATGTAGTAAATAAAACCGGTTGTAATGTAGGGATTGATGAATTCGGGTTGCCAGCTTATAAATTTGAAGAAAAGATTATTGACCCAATTACAAAAGAACAAACAGGTACGAGAATAGTAGATAAGGCAGTGGCTTTTGTGCCACCAAACTACTATAATACCTTTAGCAAGAGTCCTGTGACTTTTAATAGAAATAGAGAAGGGGAATTAGACAAATTTATTGATGGAAGAAGAGTTGTTGCTAGAATTATCCCTAATGATAATAACAGATCATTCGTTCCCAATATTACCCAATTAATGTTTAGCAAATTTGGTGCTATACAGCCTGTTAAAAGTAATTCTTATGTTTCTGTATCTACTAGTGTGTCTGCACCTAATGATGATGGTCAGGTGGACGGAATGTATTACATAGGCAGACTAGACGGCGCAAACAAGCATAATAAATTTTTCTATTCTCCTGTAAAAGAAATTAGTGAAAGCGCCACGGAATTTTTCATAAGATACAGACCCAATAATACTGTAATAAAATTATATAAAATTAATTTAGAAAGACTTAGAGACAGAAACCACTCTGGTTGTAAAAGCGTATATAGGAATTTATTATATAATACTACCAGAACTATTATGGGGCCAAATGCGAGAACAGAAACTCGATTTGATAGAGACATACCTGGTCAAACCGATGTATTTAATGAATATGAATATAATCCTAAGCAAAAAAGAGGCATAAGAAAAAGTGAGGTAACTTTACATCCAATGCCACCCTTATCTGACTATGGAGTTAATATGAGTTTTGGGTCTATTGATATGAAAGATACTTTAGTTACCGATGTTGTTGGCTTAAAAACCAAAGATCTTATTCTTCCCAAAGCAAATGTAGATACTGTATTCGGTCATCCTTTAAATGCTGCAAGCAAAGTTTGCTACTTAAGAGAAGCAAAGATATATACAGATACAGATTCTAGGAATGATTATCCCGCTAATAATCCGAATATAAGATTTAGTAAAGGAACTTTTCATCCAGAAAGTGGTTTTATCTTCAACACTACTAAAGAGCCTTTTCATAATAAAACCAGTGCATTAAAATTTAATCCAGGAGACAGAACAACTTTTTCATTTATCGGTAAAGGTTTTTATAATACCATAAGAGGTGATATAGATAGTCAGTCTTCAAGTATTTCAATGACAAATTCTACTCTAGATGTAACAATGGTGGATAGACCTGGAGGAAGTGTTGAGGTCTTACAAGACACTACAGATAACGATACAATAGATGTGCATCACGGTTATAGACAGTTTGGTGATCCCGGTCTAAACAAACCTAAAGATTATTTGCTTCAGGATGAATTTACTTCAGCAAGCTATGGTGGTTATGACATGGGGGTTAGAGGTAGGAGGATAGAAAATAAAGGAGGGTCAGGAGATGGTGGCGACAGAATATATGGTAGTAATCTGCTGTTTCCTAAGATTAGAAATATTGAAGTTAAATTAAACTTTTTAAATCAAGTAAATCTAAAAAATACAAGAATTTCTTTAAATGTTAGGAGTTGTAAAAAAATTCGAAAGCTAACAGAACCAGAACAAGATGCTTTTGATTTAGTAGATACTATACAGGGTAACGCACCGGAAAAGAAGGCATTTACTTTTAGAAGCGATCCATTTAACTTTCTTTTGTCTAGAAAATCATCTCCTGTTCTGTCTAATGTTGATAAATCTAATCAGGGCTTAAAGACAGAAATCAAGAACTCTAGAAGCGAAAAGGTCAATGTCCCTTCTAACTATATGAACCATAGTGGTATTGCGGAATATTTAGAACATTTACAGTATACAAATTTAACTAGGTATGGTACCTATACTTTGAATTTGTTAAATGAAGAACATGTAGATTCCAATACGGTTGATACTGTGTTGCATTTTTCCGATAGATTCTCAAAACACCTGACTCCTAGAAATCTTAATACTAACGCTGGGATCAATATCAATCAAAAAGTTAATACTACAAACTATATAAAGCTACAACCAACTCTTGCTATAAGTCCTACGGGCTATCCTCATGCAGATGAATACATTACTGCTATCAAGAATAATGATATATTTTTGCCAGTTAATAGTTTTGTTCAATTTTATGATCAGCCTGTTTTCCAAGGCGCTTTAGACATAACATCAGAAGAAGGAGAAATTGAAAAACCTGATTCAGAGACTACTTTTACTCTCCAAATATCGACCTTTCATGATGATGATATGACAAGTTTGGACACCATTAGTAACTTACCAAGCAAAACATATACAGATACCACAACTACTAAACCAGGATCAGATAGTGTTTTTAATTCTTTATGTTCCTGGGAATTAATTTTACATTTTGATACCGATGATTTTACTCCTACAGACAATCTTGGACAAATTAAATATGGATGGGAACCAAACATACCAGGATATAACTTTATATCGTCAGACCCTAATATAGAGTTTAAGATACCACAAGCTGTTCAAGACGCACCTAATCAAAAATTAGCAGACTTAAATCCATGCAGTTATGGAGAAACAATTGACAACAGTCTTGCACTTATAAGAAGACCTCCAGAACTTAGATTTCCATCAGAGCTTATAGCTTTGGGATTGGCGGCTTTAACTGTGGGAGCTTTGGGTGGTATTATTGGTTTGAGTGTAGGTTTTGGCGCATTTTTATCTGCTATGGCTGGTATTACAAGATTCTTAAGCAGTATTAAAAGAGCAAGAGTAGCAGCAGCACTTAAGGAGGCATTTGTCAGAAGTGTTTATACTAAAAGAGGCTTTGGTGGTCATGATAAAATATTATTACAAGTAGGTGCAAACGGACCTTTTGTGTACGATGTAGAAGCTGCTATATATAAATATAGTAACACACCATTGCTTAAACGCAAAATTAGAAAATATGTTAAAACAAATACTATACCAGAATTAAGTGTTTTTCCAGTGGTAGAAGAGGTTAGAAAATTACAAGATTTATTTACAGGTAATGTTTTTTCTGGCATGGGAGCTATAGAAGAACAGTCTTTAAATATAGTTAATTCAGAGGGTTTGATTATTAACAAACTGCCTGCTGAAGGAGGGTTGGTAGATTTTAATGATAACCTATATGTTGCAAAACAAGAAGGTTGGGAATTATTAAATAATACAAATATTCCTTTACCTGTTTTGTGTCAAAACAATGTACTATCATTAGATCTTAGAAGGCTTAATAATATGTGTTTAATAGCAGGTACTAGAGCATACAATTATTTTCAAGTTGGCAATACGGTGCAAACACTATCTGGAGATGAATATATTGTAAAGGCTAGAGGTAAAATATTAAAGGATAAGAAAGAATATACGGTATTAGAATTTGTGACAAACAGACCTGGTGCTGGACAAGAAATAATACTCAAACCTGAAGAAGATTTTAATATTATTATATGGTCAGATAAAGAATCTGATCATTACAATTCTAGAAATCCAGCTACTCCTCCCGGTAATACTCTTTTCCCTAAAGGGGCCTATGGTTCTGCAACACCCGTTATAAATTCTACAACCTATTCTAATCAATTGCAAGTTAATGATGTTCCTACTATTTTCGACATTTTTAATAATCAAGAATGTAATGTAAAACCCAATAATAGAATCACACTATTTTCTGCATCCAGCAAATATGCTGATAGGATTGAGACAAGAAAAGCTGATAGAAACTTTGCATATAATTTAGGTGGTTCAGATATCGTAAATAACAGTAAAAAAGAACAAGGTACTGTTTTGCAAGGAATGGCAAATGGACCAACTCATTCTCTAACTGCTGGTTATTCCTACAATATTTATAACATTCTTGATCCAAAAGACAGACTTTCATCAGATTATATATATAGCACTAAAGATAATAACGATAGTAGTGTATTTAACACACCTCAAGGACATGGAGGTTCACCTTGGGAAAATATTAGTAACAATAGATCTGAAAAACTTGAAGTTCCAGTTACTCGTGATACTGTTGGGCCTAATAATTTCGAACATCTGTTAAATAATGTACACAACAATGGTCCCGATAGTCCTAATATAGTAGAGCTTAATAATTCAGATTTTAAAGATATTGATAATAATGGATATCTGTGTGTAGAGGGTGACTATGAATTTTCTTATGCTTACAATTTAGGAGTTGCTATAGGAAAACAATCCGTGACTCCAGTCTCTTTTGGAAACGATGCGTCTCAATTTATTTTGTCCAGATTAAAATTTTTGGATCAACAAGATGCTGAATTTGATGAAGATACTTTATATAAAAATATGAGCATAGCATTTTTGAAAAGATTAGTTAATACTCTTCCTGAAGATGCTGCTGCATGTTTTTCTGCTAGTGATTATGTTGTGGCTAATAGGGCTAAAAAATGTCAAAAGTTTAATGCGAGAAATGAATTATCTAATTTAACAAATGAAAGAAATCAGCTACTAAATATATTAGATACTGTAGGTATTATATATGAACCGGAAACTTATAATGTAATATATACTCCATATGGAAATGCAGATATTCGATATCATGGCACCATTATATTTAACTCTACAGATAATTTTGAACCCATAAAAATAATATCATATGCAAATACAGATATTCCATCTTATTGGATTAATATAGATCCGCACCAAAAGTGCAAAACATCCAAAGATAGCAGTATAAAAATTTTAGTAGAAGCCAAATATACCTGTTTTCCAACAACAGCAGTAGTTGCGGGAGATCTGGGGGTTATACCTGTTTTAGATCAAGATGCTCAGAATGTTTGTCCTAGTCAAGCAAGAGGGTTTCAATCTCCAGAAATTATATTCGATAATGCAGGTAATGTTTTTACATATGAGGTTCAATTAAATGAGATAGCTAGACAAAAAGTAGATTACAATGCTAAATACGGAATAGGAGCTAATCAATGGGAAGAAATTACATTTCCTGGACCTAGAATGGCTGATGGTGGAGGTACAGCAACTAGATCCTTCTTTATTAGACCAGATACAAATCGATCAGACATTTTAGTAGAAGTTACTGAGAAGTATTTAGTGCCTAACGAAGACTTTTTTGACAACTATGCAGGAGAAAAAAGAGATAGTGACGGCAACAGACTTTATCGTAAAGCATACCAAGAGTATCAAGGAAAAGTAAAAGATATCATACCCGAATCCGTATTAGAGTCTGATAACCTTGTTTGTAGAAGTAAGGTTATACCTAGGAAACTTAGAAAATTGGATACTCACTATGAAAGATATGGTGCAGACTATAATGGAAATTTAGAAAAAGTTTTGCCCAGTATCGGCCCCGGAGGGCCATTTAGCAACGTATTGGCTTTGTGGCATTGTATAGACACCAATCAACTTAAGCACGTGCCGGTTCCTGATTATTTTAAAATTAAAAATGAAATGATTATTAGATCATATTTTGGAAGCAAGGATAATCTAGAGCATATAGACGATTTGGATGAAAGCAAAGACCCTTTTGAATGGATACCGTATGAATATGATCCAGGTTATGAGGTTGAGGATTAATAAAATGAGATGTGATTTTATTACATATGACGGTATGCATTTTAAGTGTAAAAATTGTAATACAGAATTACTATTTAAAGAATATCAGTTATCTGAACCTGTCTATCTATGCACCACATCAATATCTAAAGATAGCACAATGAGCAATTTTATTAAAAAAATTAAAAATTTTGCTTTGGCCACATTTGATCATATAGCTCTTGGAGCACCAATGTGTGATGAAGAAACCATATCCAAGAGATACGACATTTGCGTAAAATGCGAGAATTTCCATAATCACAGCTGTAAACTTTGTGGCTGCCCCTTAAAACAAGGTAAAAACTATATAAGCAAATTGGCTTGGGCAGACCAAAAATGTCCTATAAATAAATGGTAGGTGTATATATTAAATAATTACTCTAATAAAACAGGATAAGTCATGCCAAAAATTTCAGAGTTGTCGATTGCTGAAACTTTAGATGTTTCTAATGAAGATTTATTAATATTAGTAGACAAAAACACTAGTGAGACAAGAAAAATAACAGTAGGCGATTTTGTCCAAGTTCTTGCACATATGCTGGGAATTCCGGTAGAAGATGATGCAGAAGACGATAATGTAAACAACTATCCTAGAACTTCTACTCAAGTATGCGGACAAACAGTAACAAGAACTAATCCTGAATATAAAATCTACGGAGATCAGTATGAAGTTAGTGATGATGCAATAGAGCTTACATTTGCATATAATGCATATTCTATTGCTAGCCGATTTGTAGTAGTGGCCAGAACTGAAAAGTCTGGTATTCCAGGACATAAAGATGAAATTATATTTGATACGGGAATGAGATCTGGAAGCGCTACCGTAACTTTATGTAAACCTGTCAATGCAAATAAAGTTGTAGTATTTATATCTTCCGATGTTTCTAGTTCACATTCATACACTTTAACCTGTACAGACACCGAGTGTAAGATTCAGCCTACACTAGTCCCTGTGACAGCAACGCCTACCAGCACTCCTGCCCCAACGCCTACTGTCACTCCAACCTCTAGAAGTCTTGGATACATAGCCGCTACGCCTACAGCGACTACTACTCCTACACCCACTCCTAGTATAACACCATCAATTACTCCTACAATTAGTGTGACTCCAACTCTAACGCCAACAATTAGCGTAACGCCAAGTATAACCCCAAGCGTTACACCAACTTTGACACCTACCACTTCTTAGCCATAAAGAGAGACATTAGATGAGCTACAATATTAATACTGCTAATTATGGTCACCCTACATCTCCTTTTCCTTCGGGTTTGCGTGATGCTACGGGCGCTCCAGGCCCATATTCATCGAACATTTTGATCACTAGTGTCGGAACAAACGGATCTCCTTCATTTTTTGGTACATACGATCAAACAGGTGGGGTTTCTGAACATATAGAAAAAAAGGTATTGTTTTCAGCTAATGATACTTTTAAACCTATTGTTACTCCTACAGGGTCTGAGATTTTTATTCCGGCAAACCGTCAAGTATCTGACGCCCCAATAGAACGTCAATTTAATTTTGCTTCTGGAGTGCCTGTAGGTCCTCCGCCACCACCAGACCAACCTATCAGACCTCCTACAGTAACACCCGTCTTTATTCCTCCAAGTCAAAATTTTGGCTATGGTAATTCTAATAGAGGAGGTTCTTATGTTTCTAGTAGTGGAGACATAAATAAAGAATCACCGTTACAGTATTCAGTTCCTAATTCTCCATCAGATTCTGTAGGCTTTAGGCTGGCTGCAGCATCTAGAGTATTTAATCTTACAGGAGTATTAATGACTAGCGGTAATACCACAGTCAATATTCCATCCGGTCAAATATCATTGGGTGAAATCACAGTTGCACCTGGGATGGACATTAAAAATTCTACATTATTCAAAGATAATACTAAAGTACAAACTTTGTCTACTAGTTATACAACCATTAGTGGGGTAGCATATAACAGAGTAGTTGTGGACGCAGCTCCAATAGCTGGAGGCACTGGTCTATCTATTACAGTTTCAGATGACAATACATTGAATTTAAAAAATATGGTTTTAATTGATTCTAGCGGTAATAATCCTGATGGTTTTTCACCAGGATATGGTCGTGTTAATTACAATTACTATATTGGCAAATATGTTGTTACTAATAGTGAATATTGTGCATATTTAAACGAGGTTGCTAAATATGCTAACGATTCTGAAGTATATTATACGCCAGCGAGTAATAGGAAACAGCTTAATATGAGCCACGGTATTGTAAGGGAAGCAACTGGCAGAACGTATAGCGGAAAAGTAATAGAGTATAAGTATATTCCTGTAGTAAACCAAGACAACAAACCTGTTGTTGGTATTACATGGCTTCAAGCAGCACGATATTCCAATTGGTTGCATAATAGATGCACCTCTACCGACACAACGAATACTAATAAAGGAGCTTATGATTTAAGTAATCCTTTACAGACTCTAACAAGAACAGATTTTGCTAGATATTTTATACCGAATGAAAACGAATGGTATAAAGCAGCATATTATGGTAAAGAAGGTGGAGTTAATGTATACAGAAAACATGCCACTAGAACTAATGTTCTTCCTTCCAGAATAGCATATATAGATAGATATAGTAATGGCCCATATATAAATCTTACCGACGTAAGTTTATTTGACAGACATAGTTTTGATATCCTTAATGATCAATACTGGATTGGTATTTTAAATGAAGCTGCCGACAGATGGGATAAACATCTAAGCTTGGTTGAGTTTCACAAAGTAACGGATACAGATGCTCATGATGGCTACAGATATGAAGTAAAAGATAAGTCAAGATATGAAGCGTGCAAGCTTCAGTATGAAAGTAGTGTAAATTTTCGAACCAGCTGGAAAGGTTTAAAATTAGAAAAAGCAGCTTTTGGAAATAGCATTAAAGCTAGGGACGTTGATCAAGAATGCAGACAGTTTGCTACAATTGATTCTCTTAGAATCCCTACGTCATTTAATCTTTTCATCAATAGAAGATATGGATACCGAAGTACCGCAAACCCTACTTATTCTAGAGCAGATTGGGTTAACGTTTTTACTCGCGCATTAGGACAGGCTCTTGGCTTTGGCAGTACATCATGGAGTAGAGATAATAATGTAGTATCAAATTATTTCTTAGATCAAGCTTTTTATAGTAAGACAAGCATTGAATATAATAGAGTAGCGCATGGTGTTACTGGTGGATATACCAGAAAATATATTCCTATAGAACAGACAAGTGGCGTTACTAGCACTAACAACTTTAATGATGTTCCAAGTTTTTGGGAAGACAATTATTTAACAGACGGAGAATGCTTTACACCATTAAATTGTAGTGTTGACACTCCTTATGTCGGCATTAAAGATATTATGAATACAACATATAGAAAAAATTCCATACTATCTAATGTCACTGTAGCAAACCTTGTAGATATAGGCTACTACTCAAAAGATAATACAATTACTGGCGAAGGCGATTTTCAGCCAATTTATTCTGGTATAGACCCAAATTCTGCGTAACTAAATTTATTTTTTACCAGTGTATTTGTACCAGCCATTATTTTTCATATAGTTGCCATCAGCATCTTTTCTCTTAGGGAAGAGAGTGCCGCCCTTTTTATGTTGACCAAAGGAAAGCAGAGCTCCGCAGTCCATGCATCTTAATTCGTAATATTCATTGTCATCTACTACTCTAACTACGAATTTAATATTTTCAGATCCACATACTCCGCATTTAGCTTCTCCAAAAATTTCTTGGATATTTGCTATTTCTTTGAAAAGCTCTTTTTGTCCAGCTCCATCTAATTCAAACTCCAGCTTGTCGCCTACTTTATACTTTGCTTTCATAATATTTATTTCCACTCCGAGGTATAATCTAATATAGTTTCTGGTATATTGTCTACATTTTGTTGATAAGTAGATAATTGTCTAATAACTTTAACAGCATGTGAATGGTCGATAATATAGATATTTTTTGATTCTATATTTTCTAGTTCTAGCATTTTAGTTACATTTATATTAAGTCTTTTTGCAAGTACGTCAATGAAATTAATCTGATTATTAGTAATTTTTCCTACATTACTACCATCTATATCTTCAACCTCTTTAGCTAATTCTTCAGCTGCTACGACCTTTCTGAGTTTTAGTCCTCTACGCAAAGCTCTACCTTCAGCTCTTGTCTCAGCTACAGCAACCGGATGGTTTCTATATATCTTGTCACAATTGCCCCAATAGACGTCTGCTGCTCCATTTACGGTGATTTTTTTAAAATCCCCATCAACCTTAGGGTCATTTAAAATATAGACTAGATTATGTACCACAGTAGCTCTATTGCCATTTGCTGGATCTGGAGACTGACATACTTCCGATGTTGCCTCGATAACTGTACAATTTAGTGCAATTTCAAAAATCCTCCTAAGACCATCTGTGGTAGGATTATCTGATATTTTCTCTTCATCTTCTAGCAAACCTAAAACATAATCATTCCATTCAATATCTTTTGGTGATGGAACTGCTTGTTTTTTAGCCATTTAAATATCCTTTATTTCGTAAAATTCTTCGTTCGTTAAATTGTTTGATATCTGATCCACCAAGAATAATAATTTATCCAAAATTAATCTAGATCTAGACATAGAAAAGTCCATCTTCTGTTTAATTCTAACTAGCTTCATACCTTTACCAATTATTAGTCCTTGTTTTTTGTCATCATAGGTTTTAGTCTTTTGTAATGTCTCTTGTCCCCACACAGGATCAAAGTGGGAAGGGCCATCAACTTCTATTGCCAAATTTATACTAGGTATGTACAGGTCTATTTGCAATCTAGTATTTACTAAAGTTTGTTCATAGTGAAACTTAGTATCTATATTATTTTCTATCAGCCCTGATAAAAGAAACTTTTCTAATTTTGATCCTACTTTACTAGATAGTCTAATTGCATTATTAGCAGCTTGTTGTAAATTGGCTTTTTCTTCTTCTGACTTACTATTCCATATTTCTTTTTGTTTTTGTTTAATTTGTTTTAATTTCTTTTCATCCATATTTTGCCAATTTTGTAAAACAGCCATACCTATTTTTTGTTTAGTCTCTATTGATCTGGACATCCCTTTTGTAGGATGTGTTGTTCTGCCTTTTTTCAAAGCGTTTTTTTGTGCTTGGCTTCGACTTCTAATAGGTATATTAAATTTTTTTGCATCTCTTCTTAGTCTATTAGGATAAGTATTATACATTTCAGAAATTTCATCAAAACTTTTTTCTTTTTTTATATAATAAAGATTAATAATATCTATTTTTTCTTTTTCATTTAGTTTGTTATATGAGTTTTTTAAGTTTTTCATAATTAAAGTTCTCGCATATTCCTATAGGTTTTTTCCAGCACGTTTGATATACATCGTATGTTTCTTGATTTGATGCTATAAATTCTAAATTACTTAATTTAAAAAGAGATTCAATGTTTTTATATGAAGAGTAAGAATTTTTTGACCAAAATATATCTGAAGCATACATAAAAATAGTTTTTATATTTGGAAAGTTTTTAGCAAACAAGAGTGACATGGTATCGAATACTACTAAATTCCCATTAAAAAACTTTGCTTGATTTAAATGTACTATTGGCACCAATTCATTACATATTCTGTCATTGGAGCTATTGAAAATACATATTTGTTGATAAGGATTATCTTTTATAAACTTAGAGATAGAGCTAAATACAACGTCATTGGTCGTATTATTTGTTATCTTTAATAAAATGAATCCGGTATCTTCTTTCATATTAAACTTTCAAAATAATTAGAATATGTTTGACAATCATCAATATTAACATCAATCGGGCTTAGTGAAGTATCTACAACCTCACATCCGCATTTTATGGCTTCGATAGCGTAAAAATTATTATTGCAGATATATTTTTTAGTTCTGTTCAAAATTACTGCCTTATCATCTTCTGACAACAATCCTAAGTTTTGTGGATGGTCGATTAGTCTATTATTAAATAATTTAATATGGTTAATTTTATTTGGCAAAAGTTCGTATGTTAAATTTTCGGGTAAAGCAGAATCGTTATCTAAAAAGTAACTGTATTCTATATCTTTGTTTGATTTGTTATCTGAAAATCTATTTGGATTATATAGACAGGGTAGTTCAGTATCACTTATTATTGTAGCATTGGGAACATCTAAGTCTTTTGGCGACTGATTATATATTAATATTTTTTTATTAGGATTATTACTACAAAAATGTAATTCCTCATTAGAAAGTTTTTCTGCTATCAGTACATAAACGTCAGGTTGTTCGATCTGTTCTATTTGATATATGTTGTTTTTAATATTCACTGATATTGATTGGTATTGTAGAGAATCTAAATTATTTATAAATTTACAATTAGATTGCTGAATAATAATTTTCATATAAATCTTTTCGCCTTTGGAAGATCTGATAGACTATTTAATTTCATAATGTTTCTATGCGAAGTATTAATTGGATTAATATTAACAGTTTCACTAATGCAGTTTAATGTTTCAAACAAAAAATAGTGACCAATATTTTTATTTGTGTTAAGTTGAAATATTTCTTGTAAAGCTTCTTTTTTTAAAAAAACACATTCTGACCATTTTTTTGGAAGATCATAAAATAAGTAAACATAGTCATGATTACTACATCCAATATTAAAGTTATCTTTGGATTTATCAAGTAAAAAAATTTTAGATTCATTTTTTTTTATAGACTTAAAACAATCATTTCTAAATAAAATGCCATTATTGATAATAAATACATCTTCAAAAGAATTCAGATGTTTCATATAGTTTATTAGGTGTTTAGTGTCATTATATTTTAAATAGTTTTTTTCATAGATAATGTATACATTTTTATAATTTTGAATAAGTTTTACTATTTTATTGTTTTGAAAACCTGTCGCTAAAAATATTTTGTTTCTTCTGTTTATAGATTTAATACTTTTTATTTGATATTCTAAAATGGTTAGTTTACTATTGAGCTTTAATAATGCTTTAGATCCTATGGATTTCATACCTTTAGTAATTTCTGGCATTAGTATTAAATAATTATTACTCATAGTACTTTCTAACAAGAGTACAATTCTCTTGTAAAAAATCTACATATTCTTGATCGTGCTCGTTTTTTATCAATTTCAGATTGTTTGAAGATATAAACAGCCCGTCCAAATTCTCGTCGTTTTTTCTTATAGCCGGATATTCAGGTTTCATTACTTTGCTTAAAAAATTAATATAATTTAAATCTTCTGTTATGGCTTCTAAAGATCTGCTATGTACATACCAAATATTATTCACCGTCTTAATTAAATTTACATTTAAAATATCTTTTAGTTTGTCTACATCTGTATAGTCTTCTGTTAAATTATGCAATTTCCAATCAATGTCTTTATATATTTTATGGGTTTTGAAATATTGTATAAGAGGTTTAATTTTATCTGTTTTGCAAAGTACAGATATTTTCGTAGGCATAGTGTGTAGTGTTGATATTTTATCACACTCGGAGATAATTGCATTGTTGTCTTCATCGTCAAAGGAAATGATCAAGTAGTAATCAAGCCTATTTTTCTCTTGAATAAGCTCGATCATATTTTCTGGTAGTTCTTCTTTATGTTTTTCATAATGCTCTTTTGAAAAAGCATAAGAACAATCGTAGTTTTCTATTACATTATACCCGTCTGTATCTCTAATAGAATAGTCAGACTTTTTGAGTAAAGTAGGTATATTAAAAAAACATTTTTCACTAGGGGATGGATTTACAAAAAGACATCTTTTACATATAGTATTCATAGAGATTTCCTAGAAACGGTACAAATGGAATATATGTCATCATATAATATACTATCTAAAGACATTTGTGAATTTTTATGGAACATTTTTATAACTTCAGCCCTGCTAATAAAACACTGTATACCGTTAGTATGTATAATAATATCGTCTAATTTTATTTTTTGATTTTGATAAAAGTTAATAAGCTGATCGAAATCTAACAGATTAAAAGTTAGCGTCCCTCCCTGTCTGAGTTTTTTACATAAACCTTCTATAATATCTAAGCTTTGTTTTTTTTCTAATTGGTTTAAAAACGACATTATGATTTTATGTGCAGAAAAGTTCGGTATGCTATCAAGATTTCTAATATCACAATTAGATAAACCTTCCGAAGTAAAATTTTTGTCATAACATATATTAATTATTTCCATAAATATATTCCTTAAATTTCTTGCTAAAATCTTTAGACGAATATCTGTCAGCTATTTCTGTATGATATTTTGTCTCTTTTGATAGACATTTTTTAATTATAGTTAAAATTTCATTGTGGTCATTAAATTTAAATGTATATTTGCTTTCGAAATATCCATCTATGTTAGATTGTGTAATTACATGACAACCTGCTAATAATGCCAATATATGATTAATTCTTTGAGATGTGTCCAATATAATTTTATATTGAGAGAATTGAGTATATAGCTCAGATATATTAGCATCCACTTTCTTTATAAGGTCAGCAGATATGCCTTGTAATTTAGCATATTCTAGTACGCTTTGGCTAAAAGGATGTTGCTTTGTATCTATTATCAATAAATCTTTAATCCTGTCAACATTACAAGACAGGTTCGGAAATGGATATTCTATGTTTAAAGCATTTGCAAATATTGAATTTGATTTACTGTTAAAATTTATTACTTTGACATTTTTGACGTTATGGTTCAAAATAGCTTTATCTTCTTTTTTCATGTTTGACACATCTTCATGATTAAATATCACCAAGTCTGTATAAGTGTTGTATATATTATTAATTTCTGATGGTGATATAAATATAGAATTATTACTAGTAAAGTCAAAGTTAAAAAAAGAGTTATTTACATTTTTATGAACAAAACAGATATCGGGTATCGCCTGTTGTAGTAATTGATCAAATATATTATAATATGATTCATACAGGACATTAGTCGTATAAGATTGTGATTTTGATCTAGCTTTTTGAAATATATTACCTGTAGACCATTCTGTATCTAACATAGAACCTCTTGCCACTTAGTTGTTTTATATTTTTGTGATATATTATTGTTTCCAATATTTTTTAGAATGTCAATAATTTTATTATTGCTAATAGAGCTAATTACTGAATTATGTATGTGTTCAGAATCTAAACCTTCAGTAGGGTAATTAATAATGATATTGTCTGATAAATTAGCCATTGAAGCATCAGTTAAAGGGTAATGACCATCATTAATACAAAGATAAATATCTGCACAATTATGCAGCCCCTGTACCCTGTCACAGCCAACGTCGTCTACTAACAGTAAGACCCTATCTTCGTAATTGCTTACCATAATATTTTCTTTTTGTTTTTCGTAAAACTTAATTAAGTCTTGTTTTTGTTGAGCGTCACATTCAGAAGCAATCACAAGACACGTGTCTCTTTGGTGTTTTGACACTACTAGAAAGTTTTTAATAAGTTTCTCAATAATGTTTTTATTATTAGAATAGTCTCCAATAAAATAATATTTTTTATAGCTATCATAAATGCCTAATGATAACTTTGCTGGACTACTTTCAATTTTAGGTAATTCTAATTTTACCAATTTTTCAGATTGTATACCTATATTTAAAAATTTATCTAGCTCAAAATCGCTATGGACTAAAATTTTATCTAGACACTTTAGTTTTTCATAATATTGTTTAGGTATATTTAAATTCATAGGATGAATTGGTATAAAGTAATTTTTGCTTTTTTGATCAATATATAAACTATTTATTGTACAATGCTGTATATTGATATCAGGATAATCAATTAAGTCTGCAAATCTTAAATATGGTAAACTAGATAGTTTGTGATTATCATAACCTGAGTATATAGGATGGGCATATATTTTATGCTGAGATAAATGACATAGTTTCTCTAAAATTATAGAAGAGACATAACCTAAAGAATTATTTTTTTGAAATGGTCCTATATATAGTATATTCATTAATTAATTATTTGCTTTTAGTTTTGCGTATTGTATAAAGTCTTCTGTTAGGGCTAATTTATTATCTAAAGCATCACACAACTGATTATTATTGCTAACATATATATTCATTTGTTCAGCAACCTTATTCATATCAAAAGGGTTTGTGCTTAAGCCATTAAGTTGAAAACCGTAATCAGCGTCATTTAAATATGATAACATTTTACTAGATGACGCAGCGTTTATATCTAACAAATTATCACGACATACAGATATTAATGCATCCACATTACTATTTGCTTCCGCATTAGCTATCTTATTAATTCGTTTGTGATGACTCCAATCGGCCCTATAACCACTATCATTTAAACTGTCCAAATATTTTTCCCACTTTTTAGCTATATTGTCCCAATTATAATGTTTTTCTGTTAATTTTCTAGTATTAAGACGTTTTTTGTATTGTATAGGTTCAGGCATGTTAATAAACTTATCTATAGTGGATATCAAGCTGTCATTGTTTGGATAAACCCTAATGGCTCTAGTTTCTAATTCTTTAAAATATGTTTTAATTTCTACAGGATATGCGTTTAATTTATTTATCACGTCACACATCGCACTATAATCAACTGTAGCTATAGGTATACCACAAGCTCCAGCTTCTACTTGCGGCATGCCAAAGCCTTCACATATAGCATACTGCACATACATATCAAAAGTATTATAGATAGTAGATAATTGCTCAGATGTTACACCGGCAGTAACATTTGGAAATGTCTGATTCCTAGTAAAGCATTTAGGACACACCGTTTGTGGACCACGAAAGACTCCACATGAAACATGGTTGCATTTTCTACAAATTTGTGTAAACAGAACTTTATTTAAAATTCCGTTTTCTTTCATTGATTCTGGAATATCCCACCCAGCATCAGGAAAGCTAGTATGCAAATAAAGGAAAAGTTTTTCTCCAAGTGGATTATTAGACTTTTTATATTTATCTAACAGCTTTTTAAAAGAAACAAATAATTCTGGTATTAGTTTTCTTTTTTGATTCCTCATGACCGAACCTATTACTATTGCATCAGACGGTACTCCGATTGCTTTTCTGCACTCTTGTTTGTCTTTAATTTTAAAAACAGACAAATCAACACCAGGAGATGCCGTGTCTATATAATTTATTTTTCCTCCTGATTGATTTTTTAGTACATCAGCCCCCCAATCCGAATACGTAAAAATCGCATCTGCATTTAAGAAAGTATCTATCCAATGCGGTTGTTGTGGAGCAGAATCTACTGTAGGCATTAATATCCAATGAAACAATTTTCTAGCTGGTGATTGCTCCTGATAAGCAGACATCCAGTAATCCCTAACATCTATTACAACATCGGGTTTAAAATCTACAACGGTTTTATCAAAACGCCACCTACCAAACATATTATCTGTTCTAGAAGTATATTCGGCATGTCTAGGATCTGCATTATTAACAGCATTTGCATATATTGACCAAGGTATGTCTTTGTCTTTAGGGTCGTTAACAACAGCGTAACTAGCAAATTCGGCTATTTCATATTTACCTGTCGCGTATAGCCGAGATAATATTTCTTTGGCGTATATAGAAAAGCCAGAATTTAAAAAGCTAGCTTCCGAGCACATTAATACTTTTAACTTGTTCATATAAAAATACAAAGGGGCCGTGAAGCCCCTTTGCTCATAAGATTCCTAATAATTAGAATGCAACAGGCTCTTCTTTGCTAGCTGCCTTATGTCTAGAAAGCTTGGTAAGCTTAGAGAAATTATTTACTCTAACCTTGAAGCTATTGTGTTTAACTCCATCTTTTTCCCAGGAATCATTTCGTAAAGATCCTTCTACCATTACTAGATCTCCCTTAGAAAAAGATTCACCGATGATTTCAGCACCGGTATCCCATGCTTCACAATTAATAAAAGAAGTAACCTTATCCTTCTCGCCATTAGACTTCGTGTATTCACGAGAAGTAGCTACGGTGAAATTCACTACAGCGGTTTCTTTTCCGCCAGTATTCACTCTGCGAACTTCTGGGTCTCTAGCTAAATTACCTCTTAAAATTACAAGATTCATTGAAAACTCCTTATTTAAAATTAAAAATCCAAAACCAAACACTAGTTTATTATATGTCGTACTCAGCAAAAGTCAAGACTTAGGAACAAAGCATTTTTCTACTATTAGACTGTCTTTTGCTTTTGACTTTTTGCCCGTGAATATTAAAACATTACCATCAAAAACGTGAGGTCTGTATTTTTCCCATGTTTCTGGAAACATAATAATTGAATCTAACATCCCGTATTGATCTTCTCCTGTAACAAATGCCATTTCAGCACCTGGGTTTTTACCATTTTTAGTTTTGGTTACATTAACCCCAACCACTTCGGCAGCCAATATGATATCTTCTACCTTATATGTTTTCTTGAAGTCTTTACAGTTCATATTAGTCATATCTATATTATATGAGTCTAATTTACAGCAAGTTATCGATGTTCCTAACAAAGTATTTTCTGAATCTGATAGCCATTCTATTTTATCAATAAGAGAATAAGGGGGGTGCTTGATAGTTTCTATAAGATTATTTATTATAGCTTGTCTTTTTATATTAACTCTTTTAGTTAATAATTCTGTTAATATGCTGATTAAAGGAACTGCTCCGTTTTCTATAATATCTCCTGCTTTTTCGATTTCCTTCTTAGTAAGAGATGTAAATATATCATACTCAAATAGCATTTCTGTGCGAGTTTTTTTGAAATAATCTAATGCTCCTGATGCAATAAGGGCTTTGGTAGCAGTGCTATTTATATTACATAATATCTTATATAGCATTTGATACCATGATAATTTGCCGATATCTATATTATCATTTTCAACAATCTTTAATAATTTTTTAAATACAGATTGACCTAAACCTTTTATATCGGTTAGTCCAAAATATATTTTACCTTGTCTAATTGCAAAGAGTTCATTTAGCTCTCTAATATCGGGAGTATGGATGGTTATATCCATTTCGTTAGCATTACGTACCAGCTCTTTTATTTCTTGTTGAGGGTCTATTTTATCTTTAGCGAATTTAAGATATGAAGCAAAGAATACTCTGGGGAAGTGAGCCTTAGAGTATGCAGAGAGATATGCGTTCATAGCGTAGCTAACGGCATGGCTTTTATTAAAAGAATATCTTTGACTCTTTTCAATCCAACCAAAAATTTCTTCAGCGGTTTCTTTATTTACTAAACCCATTTTGGTTGCACCTGCCATAAATGAAGTCTTTACCTGAGACATCAAATCCGCTTTTTTCTTACCAATTGCTTTTCTTAATATGTCTGCTTCTTCCAGATTAAATCCAGAAACTACTCTTGCAATTTCCATAGCTTGTTCTTGATAGATCATTTCGCCATAGCTTTTCTCAAGACATTCTTTTAAAACAGGATGATAATAATCTACAGTTTCTTGATCATTCTTCTTGTCTATATAATGATTAGATACAGTTTTACCATCCCTAACTGCTTCAAGACATCCTGGACGAAGAATACTGATTAATCCAGACAAATGTTCAATACTTCTGGGTTTAAGTTTTTTTGACATGGTTTGACCAAGTCTAGACTCTAATTGAAAACATCCTTTGGTATTGCCAGAAGATATTAAGTCCCAAGTTTTAGAACATTCTAAATTTAAATTATCTAAAGTCGGTTTAAAATCTATACTAGGAAATTCTTTACTATTCCCAAGTATTTTAAATTTACAACCACAATCAAAAGTGTAATATTCAGACATTTGCAGTACTATTAAATGAATCCTTAAATTTAATTTTTGGCGACATACTTCTAAACAGTTTCATAAACCTTATCATTATTTGAGCAGTATCTTGCACATCTTTTAGTGCGTCATGAGCATTTTCTTTTGATAAGCCTAAATAGTCTCTCAGATTATCTAATGTATAACTTTTTAGTTCATTATTGTTTTCGAACCAATAAAATATTACATTCATTATATCTAAAACATCTCTGGGATAAAACAAATCGGTCTTTCCTTCTTTGTTTACTGTTTTATATTTACTGCTAAGTCTGTTGATAATTGGTAAATCAAATTTATTAATATTATAACCAGCAGCAATCGGAGCACTAAAACAATTCTTTTTAGTTGATCTAGTATGATACATTTGTAAATAGCTAGTAAGCATCTTCCATGCTTGATCCTGTTTTTGGTATTTCTTCCAAGATTCTAAAATCTTAGCCTTGCTTACCCCTCTAACTTTTGCATGAAAATCTAAAACATCAGAATCATCATAGCAATATTCAGGATTTTGTTCCAGGGACTCCGGCTTAAGAGTAATATTAAACTCGGAGTCTGGTACGATTTCTAATTTCAAAGGATCCACAATAACCGCAGCAATTTGTACAGGACTGCAAACTTCTGGATTGACGCCGTCAGTTTCCAAGTCAAATACACAAATCTTATTCCTATTAATCTTGCACCTCTACCTTCGAGTTGGGCTGTAAAAACGTCCTATCCTTTGGACTGTTAACAGCGTGACAGTTTACACTACGGCAACAGCTAACTTTAACTGGGTTAACTTTAACATATTGTTTACCGTTTACACTAAAAGTTTCATTGACATTTACTTCTTTAAATTCTTTTTGCATTTTATTATTCTCCATTTAATAAAATATCGGATATGGACATTACTTTATCTAGCATAGCTACTCCCAAAATATCAAATTTGATTATACCTATGGATTCTAAATCTTGCATCTCCATACCCGCTATAGTGGTTTTGTTTTTAGTATCGTAAATCATCGGACATATATCACTCAAATTGTGACTACTAATAACTACACCGGCGGCATGCTTAGACTGGTTTGATTTAGTGCCCTCTAATCTAATAGCCTGCTCAAACCTTTTGGCAAGTGGTCCTGACAATCTGTTTTTGCCATCTTGTGAAATGTGGCACCAATCTTTTAATTTATCTGCATTGTTTTCTAATGCCCATCTAATAATTGATGCTTCCCCATGATCTGCTTTCATTTCTTGTAGTTCATCTGCTATTTTGGCCTCATCAGGAATAAATTTAGTAATTTGATTCATTTCGTCAAAACTGATATTGCCATAAACACGCAGAACTTCTTTTAATGCGCCACGACCTTTCATGGTATTAAAAGTAATCATCTGAGAAACTTTGTCACTACCATATCTTTGTCGAATATATGAAATGATGTTTTCTCTTTTATTAATAGGTACGTCTACATCGATATCTGGCATAGAAACTCTACCTTCTGTATTTCTGCCAGAATTATAAAATCTTTCAAAAATCAATCCGTATTGTATAGGATCAATAGATGTAATACCAATTAAATATGACACCAAGCACCCAGCAGCCGAGCCTCTGCCTGGACCAGGAAGCCAGCCATTGGACCTGACATGATTTACTATATCAGACACTATCAAAAAGTAACTAGACAAGTCAGCACCTTGTAAAACTTCTAATTCTTTTTTAATTCTATCAGTATACATTTCATGTTTTTCTTTTGGTATATTATTTGCTATTTTTTCTTTCCATCCATTTCTACATAATTGTCTTAAATACTCATCTGGATTTTGACCATTAGGACATCTAAATGGAGGCAATAAGGGCTTATTTAAAATATCATACTCTTCACACATACTATCTACCAGTTGTGTGTTTTCTATTTCTTCTTCTTTATGTAATTCATTCATCTCTTCTGGAGATAAAATATAATACTTATCAGACTTAAAGAAACAATCAAAAGGAACACTTTCTTCATTAATAATTTTTTTGTTAATATTAGTGAGGGTTGTTTTAATATTATTGCATAATAGAATTCTTTGATCTATAGCATCCTCTTGCTCTGCGTAATGAGCATCGGGGGTCGCTAAGACTTTGGTATTTGATAAAGACGATAGGTCTCTCATTATATCAGAAAGCTCTATCTGCTTAGGCATATACTCTTTGTCCATAAGCTGAGATTCTAAAAAGAAATTTTCTTTACCAAAAATATCTTTCATCTCGTCTATAAAATTTAGGCAATGTTTTTTATAATTATCTGGATGCTGTTCTATTAAATCTGGCAAATAAGATCCCATGTGACCACAAAAACTAATTAAATTTTTGCCAGTAACTAGTTCTTTAAGTTTATCTATAGAAAGTCTAGGTTTTCTGTAGTAGTTTTCTTCGCTGTTGGACGTAGAAACTATTTTTATTAAATTTTTCCAACCTTCTAAGTTCTTGGCCAAAACAAGAAAGTGAGTTAATTTTATATTCTCTTTTGTTTTTATACAGGAGTCGTTAAACGCCAAATACAGTTCACAGCCTAATATAGGCTTTATATTTTTAGCTTTAAGTGCTGAATACATTTGTACTGCACCGGAGATAGAGCCATGGTCTGTAATAGCACAGCTATTTACTCCAATCTTATTGCATCTATTTGCTATTTGTTCGGGCTTAGATAAGCCATCTAATAGAGAATAATGACTGTGAACATGTAATGGAATATAATTTTTCATTCTGTACTTCCAGGAGCTTGGTAATGTCCTACATTATACCCTGGAACAGTGTATTCGTCAACAACATTTTTTAAACCTTTAGTTTTTATGTCATGAGCTACTTGTTCGCACATCGTCATATTATATCCCGGATTACATACTTGACCTTCTCTATATTCAAGCATCGGCAATATACTATCATGTCCTTGAAAAGTATTTTTACCATAATGACACAATTTTCTACATTTCCAAGTTTTAGATAGTCGAGGTTTATTGGATTGTTTAATTTTATAAAATTTTTCTCTTAGTAAGTCTTCCGTTTTTTGTAAATGCGATTTGTCGAATGTCATACTAAAAGGACCACCATCATTAATGAAGTATATCGTTACGATACAATGATCTATTTCAGGATAGAGTTTTTGAGCAGCATAATAGTATATCATAAGCTGCGGATCTGTTTCTAGTTTTTCTTGAGTTTTTTCTTGTCCTGTAGCCCAGTCAAGTCTTCTCCCTGTTTTCCAGTCGACGATTTCTAATGTATTGTCACTTGGTTTGGTAATTAAATCGATAGTACCCTTAATAGATAGGTGTCCTTTTAGTTTTTCTCCGCTAGGCAATTCATATTCATACTCTGCCCAAGGCTTTTCAATTGTTATATCAAATCTTTGTTCTGGATATAAGATGGTTCTATTTCTAGGATCAAACATACCTCCTGCATATTCTATCGCTTTATAACTCCATTTTTTACAATCTCTATGGTCCACATCTTTCCATTCATGATGTGTAAAGTGCGATGTGTAAAAATTATAGACTCTATCAATAATATCGTCTAAATCATAATTATAAACATTGATTTTACCCAAAATATCATCTTCAAATGTTTGTTCATTTTTTTGTATGGTAAATTTAACAAAAGCTAATATTTCCAATATTTTGTGTACAATTGTACCTTTGTCTGCTTTTTTATTAGACGGAGATCTATAGCCAAGAACATAATCAAATAGATATTGTTGTTCACACATATTGTGTGTGTTATAGCTAGAACTACGAAAATATGTAATAATTATGATAACACCTCTTTTAGTATTTTTTCTATTGACAAAGACTGATTATATATATCCAAATTGTTATTATCGAGTACATAGTCAAAATTGTCCCACGCATAATTGTTCCTATCTAGGATAGTTTCACTGCTATGTTGAGAATCACTAGTACTTCTTGTTAAACGAATAACAACACCTTCATTGTCTTGTATGCAATCAACTTCGTTAGGAAATCTACAATCTGTAATAATGGCTAGATTGGGGTTATCGCTTTTGATTTTTCTTATTAGTGCGCTAGTCCAAACATCTGGTTTCATTTTTCGTAAAATGTCTGTACCAACAATTTGCATAACATCTCTAGCTGTTAAGTTTTTGTTTTCCCATTGTAAATCTGTTATTGAATTTTTATCATTATCCGACCCATAACATTGTTCATAGCTTAGTCCCAATATATTAATACAGATATCCGTTTTAAGAGGTTCAGCAAAGCTATAAAGTTTAATATGAGGATTAACTTTTGTTAGTGCTTGTTGTAAAATAAAATCTGTAGAATCATATCTTTCTGGATTAAATATTCCCGAATATTCTTTTTTACCAAAGAGATCAGATACTTCTATTTCTCCAAGATCATTGATGTGTATTTTTTTACTAATTTTAAGATTTGCCATATATGTAGAATATATAAAATTTGCACAGGTATTTTTACCTGACTGTTTTTTTCCAGAAAATGCTATAATTTTAGTCATGGTCTATCCTTGGTTTTATAAAGTCCTTAACTTGATCAACATTCATACTAGCTACATCTGCCTGTTCAAGCTCTATGTTATGAACATTGTATATTCTTTCACATTTTTTATATATATTTTCCGCTGCTTTTTTACCGGCGTCATCATTGTCCATAATAGTATATATAGTCATTGCTCCAGATATATCTAAAATCATTTTTTGTATATCTGCTAATGAAGCACCAAATAAGGCGACAGAATTGTGTATACCAGCCTCTTCTAGTCTCCATACATTACCGGGACTTTCTACTAATATAACCTTACCCGTTTTCTTTATATGGTCTTTTGCAAACCAGTAGTTATATAAGTGGTTTTGTGTTTTAAAACCAAAATTATGTCTCCATTTAGAATGCAGATATTGCTTATCTTCTGGTGGACATTCCGAACTTTTATGATAACATGAACATTTATTACATTTATTGTCTATAGATCTTCCAGTACATCCAACCATATATTTATAATCTTGATCATATACTGGCACCACTGCCCTGCCAAACATAGGTTTGCTTGCTGTATTGCAGTCTCCTACGTCATATTTAAGTAAAATGTCTTTAGAAAAACCTCTTTCTATAAAGTATTTGGATGGTATATCTAGAGACGAGACAATTGTGCTTCTAGGTATTTTATTTGTTTCTTCTTCGTTTTTTGTATTGATATATTTAACAACATTAACAAAGCTAGTTTTTTCTTTTTGTTTGCTAGATATTTTTATGTCATCAAGTTTATTGCCTAAAAAGCGTTCAGCAAAAGTTATTGTTTCTTTAAATGTACAAACCTGACCTTCTTTCGAAGACCAATCATACTTTTTATTAGACAGACATCCTCTAATAAAACCCAGTATAGAAGGTTTAAATATTTCTTCGCAATTGTGAGTCCTGCATTTCCAATTGCCCCTATAGCTATCTCCAGTGTGGTATAAATTAAATGCAGACGGATTATCTCCACCGTGTATTGGACAACTACAAATAACCATTTTATCAGATATCCTGTAGTCTGTAACATCTAAGACATCTAATAGTTCTTCTATATTATCACACAAGCTGTCTGACATAGCCTTTAACTTGGCTTGGTCATACGAATTCAATTTTTTCATTTTCATCATTTTCATTTACTATGAACCCATCATCTTTAAAGTTATTACTACCACCTGAAGTTAATTCTAATCTAGTTTGACCTTCAGCAATTTTAGCACACCAGCCTTTCATATGACAGTTTATATAATCATTGTCGTCTAATCCTCCGCCATGACGACTAATAATTGGTATTAGTTTTCTATTGCCATTGTCTGGTCCGTCTTCTGCAATTTCTTCATCTGTTTTCTTTTTAAATATTGTAAAATTGCTACATAGCCAGATAATTCTATCAGAACCGCTTGCCGTATCTGTCGACTCTTTTGTAATGCCATCTCTATTTAACTGAACAAAAGCGACAACAGGAATGCCATATTTAGTAGAAAAATTATGTAATTGCGTCATCATAAAACCTAAAACTTGATACTCTTTTAGATCTTGACTCATACCTTGAGTATCCATTAATTTTAAGTAATCGTAAAATACAACACAGTCTTTAGCTGTACCATCTGGTTTTAAGCCTACTTCTTTAACTATCCATCTTCTCATTACCGCTAATTGTTCTTCGAATGGTTTACCTGCAATGCTTTTATGGTAGTATGGTATCTTAGAAATTTTATTAGCGCTTTCATATATCTTCTTTTTAAGATTAGGAGATTCTGCGAACCTACCTGTCTCTATTTGATTCATTTCTATCTCTGTTGACATAGCCAATAATCTATGAACATGATCCTCTCTAGTCATTTCCGTGTCCATATTTAAAACAGGAATATTCAAGGTGTTTGCTATATAATATCCCATATTGTCAGACAACAATGTTTTACCAGTTTTAGGTCTAGCAGCTATAACATTTACGGTACTCTTTCTCAAACCTCCACCAATAGACTTATCATATACAGGAAAGCCTGTAGAAATACCAACTTGTTCGATGGGATTTTCTTCTAGATACTTTACATAGTCTTCAATATTCTCACCGATTGTTTGTGGTCCAGATTCTGAATCATTTAACTTAGAAGAAAAATCAAATATCGAATCTTCTGCTATACCCAAAATAGAAGTTATGCTTTCATTTCCGTTAATGTCTAAAATCTTGTCTTGTGTATCTTTAAGCTGTTTATGTAGATCTCTGGCAATCTCTAATTTTTTAATTTTTGCACCAAATTTCCTAAGATTGCTTTTTTCTACAGGAAAATCTTTGATTGCTTTAATATGCTGGGCTTCCGACTTTGTGTTTAATAAATGAGATAATCCAAGTTCTTGAGCCGCAGAAAATACAGAAGCAATATCTATATTGCTGCATGAGCTTTGTTCGCAAATGTGCTTTAAACACTGATACAAATATTGGTTGCTATCAACAGTAAACGTAGATTCATTTACTATATCAGAAATTTCCAAGTAAGATTTGTCACCATTTTGCATAATGGTGCTAAGAACAGCACGTTCTGCTGCAGGATCACACAATATCATTAGCCTGAACTCCTAGAACAATCATTGCATTTATATCTATGGGCACCATCAGTTATCAAAGATTTGCTTACCCTCTGCTCTTTGCCGCAAATTCTACATCGGACATCCATTTCTGTAGAAACTCTGTTTCTTGCCGTTAACTGTTTAGGTGCTAGTTTTTTATCTATTTCAACATCTGCCTTATGCATGTCTTTTTCTGGCATGCTTAAAAATAAATTTTCTTCTCCACCGTATCTTTTTCTACGAGAATTCTTTGGTTGTTGAGCATTAGAGTTTACATCTTTTGTTTCTTCTACTTTTTCACTAGATTCAGATGTTTCTCCATCTAATGTTTCTATCATTGCATACAACAATTGTTTTAGTTTGTCAGTATCTACATTACCCATTTTTCACCTTACTTCGTTGTATAGAAATTATGATATCCGATAAGTTTTTTGTTGTATTTGCTATGTAAGAAAGTCTATCCATTCTTTGTTTAGCATATCTTTTTATCTGACTCAAAGAATAAGCCTTTTCATTATGTTTAATCGCCTGTAAAGATTTTTCAATATAGCCATAACCTTTGTAATTATTAATTTGGTCTGCTATAACTTCTTTAATTTTTTCATCAGCCCAATTATGTCTAGCTATTTCTCTATTAATTGTTCTTTGTATATGAAAACAGAATTGTGATAATCTGTATGCAATTTCTCCACAATCATCAGGTGTCAATTTTTCTAATTCATTACGATTCATTGTTAAATATGAATTTAATTCTTCTGCTGGCATATTATCATCAAGATATGGAGGAAGACCTATAGACGACTCATACTCGTCTAAAACCGCATCCCAATGCTGTAATTCTTCTTTGCTTGTTTTACTCATCAGTCATCCTTTTGGTCCATTCCTCTACAGACTCATTATATGGAAACTCAATATATCTAATGTCGTTTTTTTGACACCACTCTTTTTTTTCGGCATCTCTTTTTTTATGTTTTAAAAAGCCAAGAGTATTATTGTGATAAAATTGCACAAATTTATAATGCTGTTCGCCATGCACCTCTATACATGTTTTAGTCAAAGGCAAGTAAAAGTCAAGGTACAAAGTTTCAGTTCTCCTTAAAGGTATCGAAACCTCCTCTAAAAGTTGTAAAGTGGGATGGATATTTTTTATAACATCTCTTGCTTGTAAATGTAAAGTAGACTTATTCTGCCTACTACCTTTGGCTATATGTCCTGTTAAAGCCCATTTTTGTATTTTGCCATCTAAGTCGATCACATCCATTATTTAATTCCCATTGTCTCTTTAACAGTATTCCATAAAGAAGTATATAGTTTAGGATTTTGTGCTAAGTAATCTCTAGACTTTTCTGCTCCTTGGAATTTGGGACTATCTTTAACTGTCGTAAATGTATACCAAGCTCCTGCCTTGTCAATAATTCCCAAATCTGTTGCAAGATTAAATAGCTCCATCTCTTTGTCTATGCCTTGTCCATATCTAATATAACTAGTAATTTTAGCACCAGGAGGACCTAAAGCCGAGCAAACAACTTGCCATTCTATTGTTTGTCCAATCTGTGTTTCTTCTTTTCCGACTGTCCACGGTTTAAAATATGTAGCTTTTATTTTTACATCTGTTTGATAAGCAATAGCCTGCCCAGATTTTTCTTTCCATTCACTGCTGCCATAACCAGGATTTCCCATAAGATGAGTGATGCCCATAACAATATTTTTATTAACAGGTATAACATTAGCTACTTTCCTGCAAAATTTTGCTAATAGCTTGGCGCCATCTGCTCTTTGCATTTTACTCATGTCTGAAGTAATCTCTGATTCTGTACATAGAGCTGAATATGAATCTATAATAACGACAGAGCCGGGAACTTCATTAATGATTTTTTCAGCCATCTGCAAATATTCTTCTGCGTGTAAAATCTTACCTGTCTTAGAGCCTATGATATGAAATCTATCTAAATCTAATCCTTTAATTCCAGCTAAGTCTCTTTTCTTAATCCTACCTTCAATGTTTAGAAAATACACTTCTCTACCCTTTTCAAAATCTCCATAAGCATATTGTTTTTGCTGTGCTAAAGCAGCAATCTGGAGAGATGTTGTAGTTTTACCACATTTAGGTTGCCCTGTCAATATCATAAAACTTCCTTCTGGAATACCTCCATTTAATGCTATGTCTAGCGAAGGACTAATTGATACATTTAATACTTTTTTATCTATAACCGAATTACCGGATAGTATAATATTGTCGCCAAAGTTCTTTTTAATATCTGTCTTAATGCTCATTATCTATATCCTCTAAATTAGACAAAATGTTTTTCTTTACTTGTACTTTTCTAAATGATGTTGGATCACTAATTCTTTCTATTTCTTTAGATAGAGAATTATTTTTATTATCTAGAATCTTTTGTTCACTTTCAATAATTGGCTTTAAATATTTAGATCTAAGAGAATATGTATTTCTAGTTCTAGGATTATTTAAAGCTGCTACTATTGCTTGAGCCCCATATTGTTTTAATAGCTTGTGCGCAGAAGCTATTTGACTTTTAAAAAACTTTTCCCATTCTTTATTAAGCCAGAATCTATAATGTAGATCCTTTTTATCTCTTTTGGCTTTATGCTCACATATTATTTCTGTGATATACTGAGCATCAGATACCTTTTTGCCGTTAGAATATTTTGATATATACATCTATTAACCATTAGGACTATAGATATAAGATGACCTGTCTGTGGATGGTGGTTTTTTTTCTGCGGCTTCTTGAATAGCCATTGAAGCTTCTTGAGTCATTACTGTCACGCCCTTGTTGCTATTTGTTTTTGAATTCATCATATTTCTGACGCCAGAAACGGGCTGCTGTTTAGTATCAACGGAACCTTCTGACTTGCCATATTTTTCTAATATGTTAGCCACTTGTTTAACAGAGAGATTTAATTCAGATGCAATATCCTCTGTATTCTTATTCTCGTGATCAAGCCACCTGACGGCGTATGTTTGTGCTTTGCTTACTCTTGCCATTATATCAACTCTCTTTCTGTATTCAATAGCCACGATTTGTTTTTAGTTTGTAAAAACATTAAATAATGATCAAAAGCCTTTTGACCAACTGTAATAAACTTATGTCCATTTTTATACGATGCTACAGTCTTATTTGCGGACTGTATTTGATTATCTGGATCAAATGGTTTATTATACGAATCACATTTTATCATAAGTTTGTATCCGCCATTGTCTCTATAGATTTTTTTAGCTAAAACCTTGTTATCGTCTTGCTTAGATCTAAGATTGTTATTATCGTCTACAAAGTCTTCATCGCCTAAATATACATAATATTCATCATCTTTTGGTTTATTTTTTTGTTTAGCGGTTGTAAAAATATCACTCATTAATCTTCTCTTCTGTGTTAAGTAAACACTTTTGAAAGTGCTGTAAAAACCCATCCATATATTCTAATGCTTCTTTACCTTCTGGTACTGGCATATGAAAGTTTGTTTTATGTATTAATTTAGAGCTTACATTTTCGTGCTTTTCATTTTGCTCCATTATATTAGCTTCTACTGTAAAAATAATTTCGTAAGGAGCATCAATCAGCTTCTTAGGAGTACTATCTAACTCTTCATACTTCAAAAATTCTTTTCTTTTTTCCGGATCTTGTAAGATCTCTTTAACTTTACTTTCTATGTCCATTTAGTTTTGTTTTTCCTTTTTGTTCTAGACATACCCTTGGGTAAAGGCTTATTAAAAGATGGGTCCTTATACTTATTGTGCTTATTATATAAATGCTGTTTATGATCATCACTCATTCTGTCTCTATTTCTGTTTGCTAAATCTCCCAACTTCATATCTGCATCAGATTTAACAACACTTCCCGTCATATTCTGTAAATCTATACCATAGGAACGCTCTACTTTTTTACTTTGACATTTTGGACATTCGACTTTTGCACTATTATAATTAGAGTAACTTGCAAATAATTCAAAAAGATGTTTGCATTTACAACATTCAAAAGTATAAACTGGCATTTATTTTAAATCCCTATTAATTTCTCTAATCCACCCATCATTTTTTGTCATTAAAAAGTTGACGTATTTTTCAAATATGTATTGATTTACTTCTTGAAATTTTGTATTATTTCTACAAACATTATCTATAAAATTTGCTTTGGGTTGATTTGGATTATCTGGATTATATGCTTCTTTATTTGAATTGACAGCAATATAATACTTATACGATGTTTTATCTACTCCTAAATTACTCCTAGATGCTATATGTTTAGGCTTTTGAGATAAAGAACATTTAGCATAAACTTCTTTAGATTCGTTTTTTGCCCTAGCAAATCCTTTGTCGTCTATAAAGTCTTCTTTTCCTAGAAAAGTATAGTACTTATTTTGATCTTTCTCTTTCATTTGTACTTAAGTATCTTTCTATATATTTGTCCCATATCGTTCTAGATTCATATACTATATTAGTAACCTGATCGTGCCATGGCAAGTACTTGGGCGAAAATTTTGGACATTCAGGCTGTTTTAAAAGGGACATGCCCGACTCTTTGGGTGTTTTATTGCCCTTCTTACAATTGCATTTACGGCATGCTGTAACAACATTATCCCATGTAGTTGCCATTTTAGACTCTTTAAATTTGGATTTTGGTATTATGTGGTCATATGTCAATTGATTTTTAAGTAAATATTTACCGCAATATTGGCAGCAATAATCATCTCTAGTAAATAGATTTCTTCTAGACAACTTTAAATCGAATTTATTGTGATGTACCCGATAGTATTTGGTTGTTCTTGCTACGGCAGGAACAGGTATATTACTACCATTTGCGCATAAAATGTGATCATCATATGATTCTATAATTTGTATACTATAACTAAAACTATTATTATACTTCATATGCCATACAATAGCTTTTTTCCAATCTATAACACATATTGGACTAAAGTCACTATTTAACAATAAGCACTGTCTATTTGTTTTCATATTCTTCTAACCTAGAAATAATAGAACCTATAATGGGATTTCTAACTATGTCTGTCGCATAAAGATTGGCAATGCCTATGCTGTCGATACCATTAAGTCGTTCTATCAATTCTAAGAACCCTCCCTGTTGTTGTCTCTGCAGGTCAGATTGCGCCACATCTCCCGTAAGCACCATTTTGCTATTCATTCCAATTCTAGTTAATAACATTTTTAACTGATCATATGAAGCATTTTGGCATTCGTCAGCTACAATAAATGCGTTGTTAAAACTTCTACCTCTCATTAAACCAAGAGGCACAATTTCTATTTGTTTACCTACTTTTAGCTTCGTGTAGCTTTGCATTTCTAAAAAATAATTAATTTCATCAAACAAAGGCAAGAGGTACGGATGCAGTTTTTCTTCTGCAGTACCGGGTAAAAAGCCTAGTCTTTCGCCAGCCTCTACCACCGGTCTAGTAATAACTAATTTTTCTACTTTGTGATCAATAAGATATTCCAAAGCCATACCAACGGCTATATGTGTTTTACCACTACCGGGGACTCCTTGACAAAAGGTAATAGTATTCTCTGCTACTGATCTAATATACTCTTTTTGATTTATGCTTCTAGGCTTTAACCTATTTTTAAAACCAATAATATTATTTTCAGCAGCAATTTTTTTTGTTGTATCTACAACTTTCTTTTTTTTTCTCAACGATATAACCTTTCAAGAAAGAGACTAAATTAGACAGGCACCACCGGCACAACTAATTTCCTCTATTCCTGTAGTATTATCCTCTGTTTCTAGTAGTTGTGTATAATCAACTTTACTAAAGCTATCATATAAATCTTTATATATTTTCCAATTATAAACATCTTTCATGCAATAAGTTAGTCTTCTAAGATCTTCTTCAAAATATCTTTTAGCAAACCTATGCATTTTGATAGCAAATAACTGTTTATCTTCTGAGTCTTTTTGCCCTTGCTGTTTAAGGGTAATATAATCACATGCTGACCATAAATTATTTTCAAATGCATTTAATCCCAATTCAATTAATCCAGAACACCATAGTGCTGCATCTCCATATTCTTTAACAATCTCTCTACTTGTATAGACTGTAGTAAAGGGGGCTTGTGGATAATCTTTATCTCCGCTTTGTGGAATAAGACTAATACCAGCAAAGAATTTTCTGTTATTATAAATAAATTTAGTTACGGCCTGCCATTCGTCTGGTTGTACAGTTACTGTATTGCTTACATTGTGACTTAAAAAGTCTTGAGTACATAAAGATCTATTTTTACCAGAATGCACCCAATTAGTTTGTGCGTCTTTAACAACTCCTAACATTTTTACTGCTGGTAATTGATTTTTTAATTTTGAACCATCTGGCACTTCTATAGGGAATTTAACCACCTCATCAGTATCATTAGCAGACCAAGATGATTTTTCACAAGCTTGGGGATTATAACTTTTAAAATACTGATATGGTGGTTCAAGAATATTGGCCTGTACATGCCTAATGTACCTTTTAGCGTGGTGAGGATGAATACCGGAACTTGTACCCAGCATGCTACTACTAGTACCTTCAGGTTTTAGGCAGGTAACTCTTGCTGCTTGATTAATAGCTATTTTTTTAGCCATCTCTTTATTGGTATCTACAGCAATCTTAGCGCCCTTTTTCAATACTTTTTCTGTTAATACTAGTTCGTGCTTTTCCATGATTCCTGTTAATGAAACACCAAGTAAAGCCTCTCGTTCAAAAATAGAGTTAGTGGTTTTACCTAAGTATTCTAGGTCTGTAAAACCAGCTTGCAAAGTACCAATAATTGCAGCGGCTTTACATCTTTCGTAAAAATCTTCTTCATCAATTACGGATGAACAGTTGATAGTAGATAAGTTACATCCTTGCCAGCCAGATTTGCCTGTTTTTTCATCTACGGGCCACATGCCTACTTCTACGCATGGATTAAAAGTCATTTCTGTAGAATCGCTCCAAATAAATCCAGGCTCTCCGAACTCTTTAACTGATTCCATTAATTCAGAAAACTGTTCATAAGAGGTATCGTCTTTTAACAGCAGCGCAGAATTATTGCTTCTAGCTCTTTGTGGATTGTCTACATACCAGTTACCTGTCTTAGCCTTAGCCATCTCTTCATCATTTGCACTAAATAATGCTAACGACGCACTTCTACGAACACCACCAGATAATACAGCATCGCTGCTGTGCATAATAATATCATAAGCATCGATCGGTCGTAATTTTTTTTGCTTACTCTCAACACACGCCTCCAATAATTCTCTAATTTTTTCTAAACCATTTTGTAAGGGCTCAAAACCAGGAGCCTTACCTACTCCAGAAGATAAAGTTGCGCCCTTTTTGCGGATATTACTATAGTCAAAAACTATATATTGATCTTTATATTCCGCAAAACGAGACTCACTAGGTTTATTAAAGTAAGAACTTAATAAAACACCCAAAGAATCAGCCCAGCCTTCTATACTGTCTTCTATCTTATATTTTACACCTTTTCTTTTATCTTTTTTATTATGAGATAATGTTGGCAGTTTACTTACATGATGTTTTTGTACACTAAAGCCGGTACCACTTCCGCACAATAATAACCAAAAACATTCTTGAAAAAATCTTAAACGATCACAGTAAGAGCTTGTGCAGTTATAAATTTTAGCGTGTCTCTTCAAGATAGGCTCTCCGCCAAACTGTAAAGCTCTTTGGCTGCCTAATACACGCTTTTTAAACATTAGATCATAAGCCCAATCTATTTCTTCAGTAATATTTTTGTCCTCGTATTGAGTATGCATCATATTTTTGACTCTATCAACCGCTTCTTTCCAAGTTTCTCTTCTATTTTCACTTTCTATCCAACGGGCATACTTACTAACAAAAGTATAGTTCTGTAATTCATTTAACGCCGACATACTAACTCCTTAAAACTTTATTGAAGAACTGGCCCGAAAGAAAGATTGATTTGGTCATAAGTTATGATAAATCATTGGTTAGAGGAAGCAAGGGCCATATTGAAACTTTGTTGATGTTAATAGATACACCACTACAGTTTATCTAATGTGAAGCTTTTTAAAATCTATTTCTTGAATCCAATTAAAATTTGGTGTATGTTTTACAATTTCTATACCGGTCAATTCCACAAATAAATCAAAACGTTTTTGCGCATCATTATCGAATAATTTAGTACCATGACTGTCAGACATAATTACTTTAGTCACGCCAGCTTGCCACAGGGCCATTACGCAATCATTACAGCACTGTCCTGTTACATAGGCTATTCCATCTGTAGGTTTGTGTGTACAATTAGATAGTGCATTTCTTTCAGCATGAATCATCCAGTGATATTTTTCTGGGCGAGAAGTAGGTAATAGTTTTTCGTCCATACCTCTTGGGAATCCATTATATCCTGTTCCCAAAATTAAATTATCTTGATCTGTAATGATACAGCCGTGTTGCGTATGAATATCGTGACTTCTTTGTGAAATAACTTTTGCTAATCCCAAAAAATAATCTGTCCAATCCGGTCTCATTTTATCTCCATACTAAATTGTTATCTATTCTTTTTGTATACCTATAGCCTAAATTTTCTAGATCTATATAATTATTGCCGTTGTCTTCAATTATAATAATTGGTTTCCAGTTCTTGACTATGTTGATTGCCCCATTAATTGCATTTAATTCATATCCTTCTAAATCTAAATGTAAAATCGATATAGGCGTAGTATCACATATTACATCATCTATTTTTACCTGACAAACTTTTTCTGTATCTGGACTTTCATCATCAACCACGCTACTAAGTCCACCAATGTATTTGTCTTTGTCTTTAATTTTTAGATTTACCATTTTAGTGCAACTACCCAATGCGTTGTTTTTTAAGATAACATTTTTACAATTATTAAACAAACAAGTTTTTCTTGCACAACCATAACTCTCTGTATTGGGCTCAAAAGCGAACACTGTGTTTTTACAATGTTTAGATAATGCTGGTAAAAAATCCCCAAAGTAAGTACCCGCATGGATAATACTACTATTCCCGCAATTATTAATTATGTATTTAATAGTATCAGGTTCCCATACTTCTCCCTCAAGAACAGTTTGCGCTGCAATTCTCCATAAAGAATTTTTAGGTATAGCATATCTTCCGTATATATTACACGCTTCCACAATTCCGTTATTCATGATTTAAAAAATATTGGTATGCTGGGAAGGTCTTTTAAAAATTCTTCAGAATTACTGAAATTATCTTCTAAAGGTTGGTCTTTAGCTAATTTAATTGCAGGTTTATAATTGTCAGTATTGATAGTAACATCAATATTATTCTTGTTATATATTTCTTGTAAATACTCTAATTTGTTTTTTTGACTATGAAGTTCATCGTATTCAATTTGACATTTGTTGCCATTATAATTTTTATAAATTTCCAATAGTATTTTGTAATATCCTTCTATTTGCTTGTGTCTTTCCACATAGTTTGATTTATCCCATTGTAATTTAAGTTCTTGAGATTTTTTAATTCGTATTTTATAAGTTTCAGTATTTACTATGTTACCACCTATATACCACAAGTTAGTTATATTAGCTTTTTGTTCGCTTATGTATTGCTCTAAAATATTATTTCTATATACAACTACTAAATTATTGCAATGCTTTAATAGTGTTTCTAAGTCTATATCATTTTCAGGTGTGTCTATTAGAGAGGTATGGAATAGAAATGTTTTATGTACACTGTTTAGATTTAATTCATAATTAATAAAATTTATACAGTTTTCAAACAATGGTAAATTAGATATTTTTATAAAACGTCTCATATCTTTTTGTAGTAAATTACCGTTCTCACTAAATACTGTCCTACCATTTCTTTTGTAGCATAATGATAATTCTTTAAACCAATCTTTATACTCAAAGACATATGGACTATTTTTTTCTAACATTTTAGCAAGTAAATCTGTGTGCCAAACGATATTCCAAGGGATATGATTAAAAAATTCACCTAACATATAATAAGTCTTGTCAGAAGTTATAGTATTCATAACATAATTTGTGCCAGTTCTACCAGCAGCAGCTAAAACTACAAGATTGTTTTTATTCATGTGTGTGTGGGTAGGTTAGAAAAATGATTGGTTATTTCAAGCAGTTTTTTATTATTGTTTAATTTATATAATCCATTGTTGTCAATTTCAAGATCATCAATCTCAAAATTTTCTCTGAATAGTTTTTCCCTAGCGTTATATCCTCTCTTGAATGTGTCTCCATGATACATATGCTCAACAACACCTTTGCAATAATTCATATTTGAACCAAGGAAATGATCCATGTCATTATAATAGTCCAAGAAATCCATAATTAGGGAATGTGGTAATTGCAGCAATATTATGTTAAAAACATCACCAAGCCAAGAAATTAATTGCAAAGCATCATTGCTGCCTAATATGTGTTTATCATAAAATCCATTTTTTAATATGCTTCTATTAACACCCCAAGACAAGCCTTGAGCAATACTTGCGGGTAATGTTGATCCATCTTGTATTTTGTCATACACAAGTTTGCCATACCCAAAACAATTTAAATTATGATTGTAATGATTATTTATTTCAACAACTCTTTCAAAAGGTTGTACAAAAGCATAATTATCTAATTGCGTTTCTAAATCGTCTAACCAGTTTTTATTATGAAAAATAATATCCGTATCTACCCACACAATTTTATCAACAGAAGGCGGTAGCGACTCTAAAGCTATATTAAAACATCTTTCTTTTTGCCACAATAAATTTTCTGGTTTAGCAATGATTTGTATTGCGTCGTCTATAAAAAATTCAGATTCATCTTTTGCCACTTCTACCGTCAATAGATCGTGTGCAAAATTTTTCCTAAATTTGATATAGTTTTGCTTTCTTAATTCATCTTCGTAATAATTAAAATAAGAACATATACACTTAATCATAATAATATAAAGCCTTTGCGTGAACATCTAAATCTATGGATTTAATCATATATCTTATGATATTAATATTAATTTTTTTATCTTGTTCGTCTTCGCAGATATAAGGATCATAAAGATTGTTTCTTGTTAGATTAAAGAAAACTTTTAGCAGTTTAGTTTTTTCATCTTCATTTGTTAAACTTTCTGATTTATTTATTTCCTCCATCATAAAAGCATGAATATGATACTTGTTGTCTTTACAAGGCTCATGTCCCATGTCTAGTCCATATAAGGACCAATGAAAATATAATCTTTCTTTTTCAGAAAAACCATTATCTTTAGAATGCGGTTGATAAAAATCACCAATAGACGGATTCTTTTTAATGTAGTTTATTTCATCAAAGAATTTATTACAAATATTATTTTTGTAAAAATCTTCTATAGATATATCATTCATAATTTAATTTTTGTAAGCAAAAAACCTATGAAAAGAACAGTCTATTATCCCCGCATTACGATCCATCAGCAAATGTTCTGTAATATCTGCTATAGTATTATTGTTGCACATATTAATTACTCCTTGATATACCTCTTGGTTAGGGATATCATCAATAATTATTATTGTATCAGCATGAGCAAAGCTTTTGCAGTCGTACACATCCTGCATTAGATCGTTTGTGGTATGTCCACCATCTATATGAATAATATCATATTTTATATTTGTGGTATGGTCTGCTAGTGTCTGTTTTGTGTCTCCCTCTATGAGAGTAAAATTATATTCACTAGAAAGAAAATTGCAGCAAGGTCGTGTGTACGGGTGTTGACATATATCAAAACCAAGTATTTTTAAATTAGGATTTGAATATAAAAATAATGCAATAGAATGCCCTCCGTTGATGCCTATCTCAATAATAGATTCTGCATTTTTGGATATATTATATAAATTTTGTCTTAATATATTTTTAGTTTTATCTATTACAAAATTACTGGCGTGTTGATACAAGCAGTTGCCCTCAAACCCTTCAGGAGCATAAGGTTCAACTATTTTGTTTAATTGTGTAATTATTTTATTGTTTACAAAAAGGTTTTCATTGTACATATATCAAAGTTCCATAATTTCTTTAGCTATCTTTATTCTTAAACTATCAACATCATAGTCCTTATATTTTGGATTGTCATTAATTATCTTGTAAAGAGATGAATGTCCTAAATGATATGTTTGCGCATTGTCAAATCTCTTGTCTTTATTTACTCCATATACATTATCTATCCCGACACAAAGCTTAAAGTGCGATCTTGTCATAGTTACTGTTTTATGCATAAAATCTTCTAAATTGCTGACAGCTATTAAAAAATCTTGATCACCAAAATGTGTTCTTTGACGTTTTCTGTTGCAGTCTTTACACCATTCTATTATACAGGCTTCACTATTTAAGAGAAACTGTATGTACTTCTTCCAACCCCAGCTATTACCCGAAGCAAAACAAGAACAACAATCATCTCTCCAGTGAACTTTGCCTTTTAATTCATGTTTATCCTGCCATCTACATTGCCAGTTTTTATTTATAACATCATAGTCAGATATAAAAGAGGGTTCTTTTATTGTGTGCCAGGCTACAATTTCTAATTGAGCAGCCATCCAATAAGAATTATCTTTTAATTCAATACCCACACTTTTTTTGTGAACATTTTGCACAAAGTCGTAATATTGTTGATACAAAGGTGATTGTTTAGCGTCGTTTCTATCTAGAACAATTGGGTCAAATCCTTGTCTTGACCAGCTTTCTTTCCAAAGTTTTATAAGCTCTAATTGTTTTTTAAATTCTACATCTTCATGATAAGTGTATATCTTCATAATTTCATTTCAGCTTTTTGTGTATAATGCAAGGATTGTATCTACTTATTATCTTCTCTATAGAAAAATTTATATCCTCAGGTATATTGTTTGAATAATTGCATATAATAGTATTTGAAATAATATTCTTTTTAAGAAACTTAAAAATTTCTCTGTTATTTAAATCGTAGTCGTAATTATTTTCTAATACGTAATACATAATATAATCATATGGTATGTCCTTAGAAATATATTTTATATAAAGAGGCATAGAATCAAAACAAAAATCCATATATTTATTTAGAATGTTACTACTGGTGGCATATAAGCATATTCCTCCATTCATGTGCTGACTATTGATATTATAGTATTTCATAAAATTATGACCATCATATTGAGAGCCAGAAATTAGAAAAGAACCAGCATGTTTGCAATAATTATTAATTCTATACAACCAGTTAGGTAACAAAACACAGTCACACTCTAAAAACAATGTGGTATTAAATCGTTCTAAATACCTGTTTGCAAAAATACTAAAGAAAGAATACGAAGGACCAGACTGATTGCCATATGTTTGATCTTTCAAATCGTTATTGGAATTATAGTGATTATATTTTTCTGGTATATCTAGATATATAATATCTACTGTTTTAAATATTCTTTTTAGATAGCTAATATCTATAGCTTCTTTTTTTATTTTATTTCTAATTATACGAAAATGTATTTTTCTAGCAGCTAATCTATTTTTATAAAACCTCATTGAGTCTTTAAGATTGTCGATAAATGTTTTATACTGACCGTCTTCAAGTTCTTTTGCTGTTATCAACAAGCAGAGACACTCTAATTTATTGTCATGATAATCTAATCTGTCTTCTCGTGATATATATTGATTAATATTAACCAAAACTTTTTGACGAGGGTGATAATCTAAATTATAACTTTCTCTGGTTTTTTCTTTTCTGTGATCTATATGTATTGCATTAACTTTAGGGTATAGATTTTTAAAAGATATTTTTTGTTCAGCTAAAAACCTTTTAAATAGTCTGTCACAATTGCCTTTACCTAGGTCTAAATTAAAGACTTCTTTGATAGTCTCTGGTGGTAGGTGGGGCGAATTAAAATACACCCAAGCATCATGAGAATACATTGGATTAGTAGGACAAGAATCGTCTTGAAAGTAATCGCTACTTTCTACAATTTCTCCTTCTTCATTCAGGTCTTTTCTGGTGATACCATAAAATATATTACTAGAAAAATTTTGTTTTCTGATTAAATCAATTGTTTTATCAAAATAAATGTCAGAATTAGCTAAGAGCTTGATATCGTCTGGGAAGTTCTTATTTGCATATAACATCCAATTTGAATAAGATAGTCTTTTTTTAATCAAAGATTTTGATACATGCTTGTGTTTTTTAATTATTTTAGACAATGATTCCACAGAATTTTTTTCATAGAAAATATGAACATGATTAATTTTATTATTTTTAAGATTTTTCTTTAAACATTTAATTCTATTTTCTTGTGTGTCTTTATCTTCGTACCATTGTACAAATAGTGTTATATCAGAAGTGGTAGGCTGTTGAACAAGGTTATGACTATGAATGTCTATAATGCTATCACAAACAGGTTTATATATCCTACCCTCTTTTTTACCAAACATAAAGTAATGGGCTATAGCATCTTTTTCTGTAGATAATCCCGCTATAGTTAAGTCTTTATGGTTATCTAAATAAAACTTCCAATCAAAGTCTTTTGGTAAGTCAGATCTTTTTATTGTCATTGACATATGTCTGTGTCTTTATCTGAAATAATTGTTGGTTTCATAGGCCACTCTATATCAAAATTTTTATAACAATAAGTTTGATCTAACTTAGCATTATATTCATGATCCTGTTGATAGATTAGTGTGCAGTCTTCAAGTGCTAAAAATGCGTGTCCACAAAAAGCAGGTATATATAAACTGTTTAATTGATCAGCTTTTAATTCTATACCAAAATGTTCTAAATGAGTTTTGCTTGAGGGTCTTAAATCTACGCATACATCATACACAGAACCTTTAATACATGTAACATATTTTGCATAAGGTGTTCTGTGTATACCTCTTATTGTACCCTTTTTAGAAGAACTATAGTTTGTTTGTACTGGTTTAAATAAATTATCTAATTTAGAACTTTTATATATTTCAGAAAATGTACCTCTATGGTCTTGGAATATTGTTGGCTGAATCCAAAAACAATCCTCTACAACTGTTGAATACTTATTCACCGCTTAATATCCAATCTATTGTTTTGGTTAAAGAATCGTCAAAAGAAATTGGTTGCTGCCATCCCATATTACGTAGTTTGCTACCATCAAGACTGTATCTTCTATCGTGTCCCGGTCTACTTTTTTCTAAATCTACGTATTGTAATCTGGGTTTTTTATTCATTAATTGGCCTAATCTTTGCACCATATCGTCGTTATATAACTCAACATCTCCAACCACATTATAGTGTTCTCCTGCTTGTCCATGCTTGAATAAAAATAATGTAGCATTAGCTGCATTTCTAGCATGAAGCCAGTGTCTTTGTCCTACATATTCTACATTACCTTGATCGTCTAGTTTCGCATGAATTTTAACTGGTTGATTTTTATTGATAAGATCGATAGCTAAGGCAACAAATTTTTCTTTATGCTGCCTTTCTCCAAAAAGATTCATAGTATAAGTATGTATAATAGGAAGTTTATATGTATTATAATAAGAAATACCTAAAGCTCCTTGGCCTGCTTTACTAGCGCTATATGGATTGCTAGGACGCCATCTATCGTCTTCTTTAAAATCATAGCCTTCTGGGGCAGGTCCGAAGACTTCATCTGTTAGATAGTTAATAAACAGGGCTCTGGGACAATTGTTTCTGTACCACTCTAAAAGGTTTACAGTGCCTACAACATTATCCTCAACAAATTGTTTTGGATGTATTATACTTCTGCTAACATGGCTATTAGCTGCTATATGGGCTACATAATCGACCTCTCCTATGGCCTCAATGGTGTGAGAAGGTAGCTCAAATTTTAAATCATGATATATAATCTTGATTCTATGTGCATGCTCTTTAACGTGTAAGCTTTGTACAATCCTTTCCATGTCTCCAACATATGTAAGCCTACATAAAGCAACTATTTCCCAGTCAGTATTTAATAATACCTCTTCGACAAAATGAGATCCCAGGAAGCCAGCGGCTCCTGTAATAAGTATCCTTTTCATAGTTCCTCTGTATTATTATTTTAAATAATTTTAATGGTCTTCTTCTTCCAGTACGGTTGACAGTATTATATTATGATCTAGATCCTTGATGTCTAGTCTTAATATTTTATTAGACCATGTACTAATTCTATTAGTTAATTCTATAGCAGACATTCCAGACGGAAGAGAATCTATAAAAGATTTTAAATATTCTATATTAATTAAAACACTATATTCTGTAGTAGTATGCAGATCTATAATGTTATCATAATGCGTTCGTGAAACAATTAATGTATTTATGTGACTCATTTTTTAGTTAACTTATTATATAATATTAGGCTTATAACGGAACCAGCAACACCCATAAAAATACCAGATGGTGCCAACTCATTTTGCATGCCTAGCATATAATGTATAGCTCCACCCATGTACGATCCAGCAACTCCCAGAGCTACTGTTTTAAAAAAACCAAAATTTTCTTCACCAGGAACTAAGCTTTTAGCTATTGCTCCAACAAATATGCCATAAACACACCATATTAAAATACTAAACATTGTTTGAAACCTCCACAAGTTCTATAAGTTTATCATCCGTGAGATTTTCACCAGTATCCATGATTGAATCTAATAATACGTTGCCATATTCTTTGTATTTTTCTGAACCTAATTGTTGTCTAATAGCTTTTTTAATTCTCATTTTAGTAAACCATCCTCTATCTGCACATAAGTTTTTAATATGTCCAGCATTATATTTATTTTTTGCTTCTTGCTCCAGATCTCTAACTTTATTTTTATTGCATTCTTGTGTTACCCTTATTAAATTAACTATAATTCCTACAATCATAATAGTTAAAATAATACTTCCAAAATTTTCATTTTGTGATTTTTTAGAAGCTCCGCAAGAGACATCTTCAGCAACTTGCTCTAATAATATTTTATTCATTGTATTACCGTATTTTTATTGAAGGATTGGAATAGTCTATGGATTTTTTACCATCTTCCGGTTCGCAATATCCGCAGCTAACTTTAGCGATACCGTCTCCGCTAATGTACCATCCTTTACCTTTACATACTGGACAATCTTTACGCTTGTATTTTTTAATAGGGGTGTCTTTTTGAGATGCAATAATTTTACCACCAACCAATGTAACAACAGCGGTTGTACTGTAATTTGTACTTACGGCAAAAAACACAGAGGCTATTAGAATGCAAGACAATAAAATTTTCATTTTTTAAATATCCTATCTAATAAATCCTTTAGTGGTCTTTTATTCTTTGGTGTTGTAATGTCAGTAGGTTTAAACATTTTTAAAATTGCTAATATAAAATTAGTAATTGTTTTTACAAGGCTATTCAAAGCGATTTTATCTAATAATTTCATAAGTAATCTACGAAACCGTAGTCCGGGAGTTTTTGTGGAGGAAATCCGTTAAAGTCACTAAAGGCATAAGCTCCGTTTTGCCTTAACATACCTTCTGCAACATCTGCATGTATTAAAAAAGAACCATCTGGAATTGGACCCCATTCTGGGTGTCCTCCATCATTCCATTTACCCCAGCTATTTTGTACTAAAAAAGCAGGTTCTCCATTTGTATCATCACAAGCCGTCCACGCCATTGCGTGTGACCAGCTACCAGATTTTCTTGCAAATCCTTGTTTATTTCTTTTGTTAGAAAATCCATAACCAGAGCATACACTTAATCCATATCCATTAGCTAGTGCGTCTCTAGCTTCTTCTACAGTTTTAATCAAGGATGCGGTTTTAACTTGATGATCATCGGCTTTATCTATTACTTTATCTGGTAAACCTCTGGAACCCCAAGTGGTTCCAAGTTTACTGTTGTATTTACTAAAATCTGCAACGCCAGGATAATTTTTACGAACCAATACTCCACCGGTTTGGCTTACAAAAGTAGCAGCACGACTACAACTCATACCTTGACCGCCATGGCCTCTACAGCCATATATGGCTTCTGTAGCCCCTCTAGCAATCCAGCTTTCTTTATCCCCTTTAATGTCTATTTCAATTGCTCTTGTTAAATCACATGCATTACGAGTAGCGTGAGAGACACAATCTCCTGTAGTTTGTCTTTCTGTAAAAGATCGTTTATCAAACTTTAATACAGATTTAAATGGAGTAGATAATTTACCTTTGCCACTATCTTTAATTCTTTTTGCTCCTTCTTTAAAGAATGCATATCTGGAGGTTTCTATTAATTCTTCAAATATGTGTTCTTCCCACAAGCATCCACTATAACCCTGCCTGTAAGAATCGTACAAAGATTGAGGCGTCATTCTAGACATTATTTGCTACCTTCGTAAAAAGCCCAACTTAATGCTCTGAATGCGTCAACTGCGTTTGATCTAGTGTCTTTATCTAATGCAACATCGTCCTCTCCGATAGAGGTTACAACTAAGTCCTTAGAAGCTTCTGCTAATCCAGGATATTTGTCTTTAATGTCTAGTCTTAGCATTTTACCGGATAAGCCATTAGCTTCTTTTATAGTAGCTGTATCTTTGACTACTTGATCATCTGCATCTAATTCAACAAGTGTTGCAAGGTCTGAATATAATGACGATAATTTTAAACAGTCCATGCGAGTAGTAGAATCATTAGAATCATTAAGTATGTCGATGATAACTCTGGCTTTATCTAGCAGTTCTTTATTGGCTGGCGCATCTACCACATATCCCTCTACTACAGGAATATTAGGACTAAAAACACTATTAGTAATTTGTTCTCCAAAGCAACCAAATAGTACTAATAATACTCCAGCAAATAAGATGACACTATTCTTCATCAGAAGGCTCCTTAACTTTTGCGCCTAGATCTTCACAAACCATTGGAGAAAGATAAGGAAACATTTGATCTGCAACTTCTACGGCCTTTTTGCATCCGCTTTTTTGTGCTAAATCTCTTGTTTGTTTCCACGACACTACTAGGTCAAAAAATAAATTTTCATCTTCTGGCTTTTCGTCAGAATTATCAATAATTTTCTTAACGTGTTTAGAAAACTCATTGTTTTTAGCACTACCTTTAATTTTCTTAATGATATCAGAAAGAAATTCTTGTACAGGGCTCATCTTGTCCTTAAATAATACCCATATAATTATACCCGCACCCGCATACAGAGCCAAGTCCGTTGGCCCTACCCTGCTACTAAATTCGCTAAAACTTTCTGTAAAATTCATTATTTCCTCACTATGGTTTTAAGGTCTTTTAAAAAATTCTCAACTATGGGATTTTTTTCCGCCATACCCACAGCAGCTTCTAATACTTCTTTTTCTTTTGGTTGAAAAACACCGATTTGTCTAAATGTGGCAACCATTGCATCAATACCTGAGCTTACCAGTATCATTAAAAAGCTTTTAACATGACTATGAATAATAGGCTCTAATACAGATGGAACCCAAGGCAGATCTACACGAATAAATATCTGATCGTAAAAACTGCCAATTAATTCTAATGCTAGTTTTTTCTTTTCTGGACTGCTAAGGTCTTTACCAAAATTTTCAATTAATCGTATCACAACCGCTGTCAATAATTGTAGAATCTTCCACACTTCACTGACGGCAAATCTTTTTACATCTGAAACAGCTTTTTTAGTTTCAGCAATTAAATTTTCTACTTCTATGCGAATTAATTCTTTGGTGCTTTCGTCGCTCATTGTTATGCCTCACAAAATTATATAGGGTTTAATATCTTCGTACATTGAATAAGTTATATTTTTAACAGCAATTATTTCTACCTTGTCTTTAAATTTCCCTGCACTATTCCTATAGTCAATAATGTTTTGCGCTAATATAGGTCCAATATGTGGTAATTGAATTAATTCCGCAAGCTTTGCTGTATTTATATTAATTTCTTTATATGTTTTGTCTATGCCAACATAATCTTCTAGTTCCTTACGATTATTATCGGCTTCTTTTTGTTTCGTTTTTTCGTATTCTATTTTTTCTTGTCTTCTTTTACCTAAATATTTATATAATAAAAATCCTTGTCCACCTAAAAGCAAAATACTTTCAGTGGCATGGGTAAATACATCTATCAGTTGATCTTTAGTATCTGGTTCGGTTATGACCCCAAAAAGAAACAGTCCACTGACTATAAAGCTAACCAGCGTAAACCAAAATTCACTAGTTTTATAACCGGGTGTTCTCATAGTAAACCTCTTAATTGTATACTATATTATACACCTTAACCTGTATATATTTGAGTACCGCCTAAATATATCTTAGATACTAAGTTTCCGCCTAAGTATATTTTAGACACTGTGGTACTGGCTACTTTTACTGCCATATTATTTAAAGCCTATATTTATACTATAAAATATAATGTATGAGGATCTGGATTAGCTATATTATCATAATCTGCTTGTGCAATTGAGATCATATTTAACACCCCGCTAGCTCCAGTTATAGAAATTGGATTACTGGGCACTCCTATAGAAGGCAGTCCTGACCAAGGAGCGTTACCATTGCCTACCTTTACTATACCACTATCAACTGCTGCTGCTAATTCTCCACTAGCTAAAACCTCACCGCTATAATGCAGAGGATCGCTATTGCCATTTCTAATAATCAAAGTAGTATTTCTGGGCATTTTAGCTTCCTTATGATACTGGGGTTGGTGTTGGAGTAGGTGTTGGGGTTAATGTTGGCGTAGGAGAAGGTGTTGGAGTAAATCCTCCACCATTTAGTGCTTCTGGTATATCATAATAATCTACTTCATCAAACTTATTTTCTAGTCTAGACTCAAGGTCTGTTAAAGATGTAGTTTTTGCATACGTGTCTTCGGAGTTTATGGTTTGTCCTATTTTAGACTTTGTAACCACCGAACCTTGTTTGGCATCTGTACTATTGTTTTTTGCATTTGTTACAACGTCATTAGTATTAACATTTCCCATAAAAGCACCTTGATTTTATATATTTACGAAAACCCACTATAATATAATACACATCTGTCTAGTTATATCAACTTTTTATTTTTTACGGTATAATATCAGGGTTGACACTAGAAACGCCAGCTACTCCATAATTTAATGATAGGCAGCCCAGCCACGTATCTGTTTCGCTTTCTGTTGGAGGATCTCTGGGGTTTTCCCCATATGTTTCCTGATAACAGCTTTCAAGCGCACCAGTAACTCCAGTAATATCAATTACACTGCCTGTAATGTCTGATCCCAAAGTACCGTCGTCATTACATTCAAACGCTTTATATCTAACTCTACTACTGCTCCACTCTACATATCTACGAGGATCTGCTGAAAATTCATATCCCTGTGCGCTCGCAGAATCAATATATAAACCGTAATCTTGACCGCCACCAGGAGGAGTTACAGTTGCGCCTGCTGGTAAGCCTAGTGATGTTGAGCCTCCTCTTCGTGTCTCGTAAACACTCCAGAAGTTATCGTAATCAAGCGGTTCTCCAGTGTCAGGATCTAGTCCGTAACTTACGTTTTGCAGAACTAATGCATTGTGTCCCATATACTGAGGGCAGTTTGTAGGAGCACATTCGCACTTTTCAGTATTAAAGAAACCTCCAACACAATCCGGAGGCCAAGGAGTTCCTTCTGGACGATCTCTACCATCACAAACATAAGTGCATCCTGTAGCATATAATGCGTGATGTTTACTTGGTGCAATAGCTGGGTAGTTATCGTTTAGTCTATGATAAGTACCAAAAGGTTTGTCTTTGTTGCCGACGTCCGTATCAGGTCCGCACTTAAATCCACACGCTTTACTATCCCAAGTTTTACCTAGACTTGCATTTGCAGTAACTTGCTCACTTTTTACACACGTTCCTATTTCTGTTTTTCTTACCGGTTTCTGTAAACCAAGAAAGCCGTGGTCGTATCCTGTAGTTCTTTCGCATTCGCACGTAGCGCCAGCATACCAAGTATATCCAGATTTACAATCACTACATTCTAAATCGCTACCTCTAGGACCTACGAGGCCCCTTTCCATATTACATGGACATGCAGGATAACATCTTTTAAGTTCATCACTTTGTACAGGAGCTATGAAGTCAAGTAGGCTCCATTCGGGTGAGTCTCCAGTTCCTCCGACACCTTCTGTGTAACCGGGTGAGCAGTCACAAGCACACGTTTTTTCATTCCTTGTCGTTCCTGTGCCTAAACATTCTTTTTTTCTTACTGGATCAAGAGCTGCTAGTGCATCAAAGCCTATACCTATTAGTCCACTCAAGAGGCCTAGAGCATCGCTCTTATGGCATTGAGCAATAAGTTCATTTACCTCTTTATTTACTCTGGCAATTGCTCTGAGAGTTCCATCAATTTTGCTTCTCTGTTCTAATTCCGCTATTCTTGCTGCGGTAGCAAGAACGGACAAATTATTATAATTACTTTGTAATTGCGCTATCATAGCAGGATCATAAACACTTAAGAAATTTAATGCCTGATTATAGCCGTTCCAAAACGCCTGCTGTCCACTAGTCAATTGATTAAGCAAGCCTGGGAGTTCGGCGGGAGTAGCATTTATTAACTTACCTAAAGAAAAAGGCAAAGTATCGTTCAGCGCTGTTTCTGTCACACTCAGATTATTTAAAGCAATTTCCCTTTTTCTTTTTGCTTGATTCAAAGCGTAGAGAGCGTCCCCTGCTTGATTCGCTAGGTTGATTGTGTTTATTTTTAATTGGTCCATAGCCTTTTTCAGAGCACTTAATTCTCCTTCTAATGGATGCATGAATTTTTTTAGACCTTGGTGCCAGCGGAAACCTTTAGCTTTTCTTGCCGCATCACCCACTGCGGCAGTATATTTACCCCAAACACCTACAAATTTTAGCAGACCTTGAAAAACATTGGTAAAGCCACCTATTAGTTTAGCCGATTTAGTTAGTGCTCCTAGTAGAGGCAAGTTTAAAGGAACATAGCAATCACAAGGTATGTCTCCGTACAAAGCGGCACTTGGGCCAAAATTGCCACTCTCATCAGTTAGAGAAACAGAAATAGCATTTTGCAAAGTCCTTGATTGACCTCTAGTTTTAGCTCCTTTACATCCGCCTACTGTTAAGCCATCACTATCTGTACTAGCGTCTGCATTAGCTATTGCTTGATCATTATTAATTATTTCTTCTCTAATAGCCGTTGCATCTTGTGAACCACTATTTGAACCTGTTTGTACAGATTGGCCTATCTTGTCATTTATAACTGTCGCCGTATCGCTTTGATCTTTTTGTGAAAGATTTGTTTCTAATGTATCACTAAACTTGCTACCCCCACCAGCATTAGACACAGCACCGCCGCTTTTAAAATCTTTATTTTCTTCTGCTTTAGTTACAACGGTTTCTGATTTTTCTTTAACATCAGATAAGCGAGATTGTACCTGTGAGAGAGTTTTGTTAACGCCGCCACCCTTAGACTGCATCTTTTCAATTTCTGCGGCACTATCAAAATATTTAAATTTATTTCCAAACTTATTTTCTAATTTTGTTTCGTTATCTGTTTGAGCCTTTTCTGACAATTGAGAGTTTTGAACATGATGTTCTGGTGCGGCGCCGTCCGTTCTGCTACTTACAATAGCGGAGCCATTATTAATGTCTTTTTCTTCTTTAGCCTTTTTAATAAAGTCAGACATATTATTCCTCTATTCTTTTCTCTAAAGACTCTAACGTATTAGTTAATGTGGCCATTTGTATACGAAGTTCTTGCATAACTTCTGTGTTTTTTTCTAATGCTCTAAATAAAATATTAGTATCTTCTTTATGTGTGTTTAATCGTTCCATTATGAACTGTCTATCTTTAGCATATTGACTTGCTTGTGATTGAGCAGCAAGCATTTCTTCAACATCTTTTCTGTTTACTAGGTTTTTAATAAAAGTTGTCCAAAATCCTACAAGAGCAATAAGTATGCTAAGTATAGATGTTGTAAAGTTTTCAAAAAAATGTCCTAATGTATCTGGATCTGCCATGGTTATAATCTCCAAGATATAAAATAAGCCAGCAATAATGTATACACTATTACTGGCCTACTCGAATAAAACTTATAAATATTAAAAACTAAACAAGACTTGTGGTGTTATCAGCACCGTATGCACCACTTGCAGGAACAGGATTACCGTACATGTACTGTAATTCGTTTGAAGTGACTGCATCATCTGTACCAAAACTATCTACTGAAGAAGCTGGCTTGCCACCATCAAAAACTCCAGATACGTGGTTATACTCGCCATTTCTAAGAGAAGTAGTAATTTTGCTGGTTGTTAAGCCTTCAATCTTGTGAACCTTAGCTCTAATAGGACCATCAGCAGTTGTAGCTGCTCCGGACCTTAAGAAGGTATTAGCAGCACCAGAAAGAGTGGTATTAACTTTTTTAGCAACAATACCAGTTCCAGCATCGTCAAAAGCAAAAGTGCCAGCACTAATTGATTTTTGCAAATCGGCTGAGGCTACTTGGGGTTTTGTGCTACGGAATACTTCTTGTCCGTGAATAACTTTAGTTAGTTTGGAAGCTGTACCTCCAGCAACAACAGTGCCACCATTGTTGACCGTAGATCCGCTACCTTTAGCTGTTTGTGTTGACATTCGATTTCTCCATGGAGTGTGTAAATTTACATCTTACAATAACGTTATGTAGTATAATACCCCAAAAATACGCTAATTTAAGAATAAATTAACAGCATTAAGGGAATTCACCCGAACAATGGGCAAATCAGCCATTTTTATTACATTTCGGTGATTACTGTTAAAAGCATTGCCATTAACAACAATATTCATATCTGGCAGCTTTTTTTGGATCATTGTCATAGCAATTAAATGGTCATAAATATCATCTAATTTGTATCCAGTAGAAATATAAATAGAATTAATGTTGCTACCTAATAAAATTTTAGATATTTTATACAGAGAATCGTATGTGTAAGTTCTATACTCTAGCACATAAGAAATGTCTACTTTGCTTTCAGAGCATATATCATAAATTGTTGATATGTCATTTTTTAATTGGGTATATAATTTATTTACTATCATATATGAAGGGCATATAACCTCTATGCTTTTAGCTCCATTTTTAATAGCGTTTTTAATCAAAGACTGTCTACTGTCCGTAGACAATATACCAAATGGAAAATCTATGATTGTAGATAATTTTATTTTGTCGCTAAGATATTTTTTAAATACAGGTAAATGACAAGGCAATACACATACTTTAGAAATATTTTTAGTATTGATTTGATCTATAAAAGGTCTTATATCTTTGTTGGACAGTGTTTCGTCTACTATTTGTAATTCAATTAACATACTGCAAACTCTGTGTTTATAATATTTAATATTCATATTACTATACACTAAATAATATTGCGTCTATGTCAATTGTTTCCAATCTTTAATTATCTTATCTGCAAAACCGTAATACACACACTGTTCAGCAGTCATATACCAATCACCATCTTTAAGCTTTTTAGATAAAAAGTTTTTTACTTTTACTTCATCAGGTTTAACATATTTTTCTTTAAAAAATTGTCCTTTAAAACATTTATTAGAATATATACCTAACATAGTATCACATATATATTTTTCATAATGAATCCAATTTTGTGCGCTCAAGTAATCACTTATTATACCAGAACTGCCGTAGTGACACATAAAATAAGAATTTGTAGTTATGAGCCTATAGTCTGCGGCTTGTAATATAATACTGCTCATGGATTCTACCTGTCCGTAAGATATTATAGTCACATAAGAATTACACATTCTAATAGCATCAAATATTGCCATACCATCAGTCCATTCTCCGCCAATACTGTTCATATGTATAATAATAGGATCTTGACTTTTTAGTTCTAATACTCTTAAGTTTTTTAAGAAAATATTAGACATTTTATATTCAACACCAGGATTCTCCGTATCTGCTGAACCAAAATAATTATGAAGATATATCTCTCTTGATTTAAAATCTATGCAATTATTATGCAGGTCGTTGATTATGTCGCCTTGGCTATTTATCATAATGACTCGTATACTTTTTGATTTATGGTGTGCATTACATCTGATTCTTTAAACACTTTGCCTATGCTAATTCTAAATCTATATCTAGTAAAAACATCTAAGGATTCAACACCGTCGCACCTTTGTATAGTATCGGCAACAGAAGTTGAAATATTAAAATTTGTATGTCCAGTCCAAAAATTAAAAATTTTCGTACTAATTGTATTATCCGTTATTGGCATAACCCCCATCGGAGTGATCATGAATTTTTGTCCGCCAAATTGTTTGGATAACTTTTGATCAAGATCGATTGGAGGTAATAATGTTTCAGCTTCCTCACTATTCTCTTCATCTATTTCTTCTAATAATTCATTTAAGGCAGCACTATCCAACAAAGATTCAGCCTCTGGATCATCTTGACCAAAAGGACAGTACCATTTTTCCCACACTATTTGAACATCCTTATTCATTTTTTAAAAACCGATAAAGGTTCTATCATAGGGTCTGTTGAGTCCGATCTGATTTGAGAGCTTTGAACAAATAAAGATAATATATTTTCGAATAATAAAACCTCGTTGGGATTTGTTTTATCGATAGACGATTCTAAAGCATACAATAATTGTTGTACCACTTTACCTGAACGCATATCCAAAAGACTTTCGCTATACGCATTAGCTAATTCTGTTATTTTGTCTATATCAATATCCTCTGGTATGTATACATTAATATGTCTAACATATTCATCGTCTATGTCGATCGAAAAAATTATATTAGGTTCATCACTCTCATTTTTTGCTCGTCTACCGAATAGTTTGCAAAATCTGTTGTATATTTGGCGAATGAATTCCATATTTTTGTACTGGTATCTTAAAAACTGTATCTTTAATTGGAATGTAGTTTGGAATTACACAAAAATAAACACAATGGAAAAGCGAATCAATATATATATTATTTAGTAGTCTATAAACCGGTTTATACTCTATACTAATGTTTTCAAACAAAGAGTCTAGTTGTTGCCTTAGTGTTAAAGTATTGTTTTCGAAATTGATATGTGGAACTTCTAGTCTATCTTCTTTACAAGAAATTACATCAAAATCTTTATTATTAATATTATATGTAAATATATATAAATTAAGTTGTACTGTAGTCATATTTTCTAATAGAGTCAAATGCTCTTTTAATATTTTGTCTTACTGCTTCTCTGGATATAGAAAACTTTTTACCTATTTGAGCCAATGTTTGGTCCTTAAAATAATATAAAATAATTTGCTCTCTTTGTTTTTCCGTAATATAAGGAGAGTCTATAAGAGCCCTGACGTCTGTAGAAAGACATTGTAGGTCTTCTTTTTCTATAGCGTTTTCTAAAGGTGTTTTTATTTTGCTGTCAGGAATAAACTCATTTAAAGACTTATCATTACTTTGATAATCTAAGCTATACTCATTCTTCTTAACGCTTTTTGTTTTATACTTTTGTGTAATGTAGGTTTTGATAGCCCAAATCGCACACTGATTTCTATATGAGTATTGAGTCTTTTTTAATCCTGTTTTGCCCGTTCTAGTTTCATCATATCTCCAATCAGCATACATAATTGCAGTAGCAACATCAGAGATCGCATCCTCGCTTTGCAACATTTCTGTTGACAAATTTTTATAAAACTTGGGTGCAAACTTAGAAATAGTTTTCTTAGCTAAAGATATATAGTCACACAGACAGTCAAATTCTTTTTCCATTGTAAATCCTTAAGTTTAAATCCTAAAATCAAATATTACTTTTTCTTTTGCGCTTTCTTTAAAGCTTCTGGTGTTGGCCTGTCTTTATCTCCCGGTTGTGCCGGTTTATAATTCTTGCCTTCACGAAGCTTTTTCTTTCTTATGTTCTCCCACAAACTTGCAGGAGCCATATTTTCTTTATCGTCATTATCAGGAGAATACTTTACAAAATCATGTATTGTAGTCATGTAGTCTTCTGTAATAGCAATTTTACCCTGTAACCAACCTTCTGTCAAGTTGTCTTTTACTTGTTCTTCTTCTAAGGATTCCAAAATGGCTTGAGCGTTTCTAACTATTGAGGTTAAAGAACCTACATTCATTTCTAAAAAATCTTCTTTGTATTCTTGTAAATTTTTTTCATCCGCTTCTGTCTCCCCACTTATGGGAGCGTCTTTGCTAGGATTATCTGGCCTCAATTCTTCAATTTTATCTTGACCAGATTTCATAGCTTCTTTCTTTGACTTTTCATCTGACAACCCCTCTTGCAGAGATTTCTTATGTATATCTCCTTCTTTTTCAAGCTTTACATCAACACTAGGCTGTGGTAGCGTTACAGATTTAGTCAGTTGTCTTTGAATGCCATCAAGAATTTGTTTATAGTTCATTATTTTTCTCCGTTATTTTTTACCATTTTTTACAAGACCAATATCTGGCTTTCCATTTTGGTCCGGGGTTAGTATCACATTTATGTCTAGCACGAAAACTTTTACGTCTAGCTGGGTTGTCTCTTTTTATTTCCATATTGGGGTCACCAAAATTTACTTTAACAACATTGCCTTTTTCATTTTTAACATAAACACTAAACTTTTTGGGACCATCTGGAGTCCTGAATGGTTTGTTTAAACTTACTTTACGGCCTTGATATTCAGCACCTAAAGCTTTGCCTTCTTCATCGTATATTTCTTTAGCTTCTATTTCCCAGACAAACTCATCCCATTCATCATCCCAAGAGCAGTTAGAGGCCAATAGATTGTCATGTACCTGCTCAATTAAAGTTCCCTTACTGTCTTCACGTGCAGTTTTAACACAGTAGCTAATGCGCTGTTTTGTGTCTTTAAACTCTTCTTTAGATTTTGGGTCGCTCATACAGCGAGAAACAAACTGCTGTCTGTTTTCACCGGGTTTTTGTTTAGGTAAAGGCATAATATTTACTCTATATATTTTTGTATTATTGATGCAGTATTTGACCAACTAAATTTTTCTGCAGTTTTTAATCCTTCAGGATTTTCTGTGACTCTTTGAGCACATACGTATCTCATATAATCTATACACATATCTAGCTGTTTATCTTCCATTTTGGCCCAATTCCCCTGCCCATGAAATGCCTTGCCATCATGTGCTGGTTCTATATTATCAATAGGTACTAAAAAACAGTTGTCTTTTGTGCAAAATTCTGTATGTGCTGAATAATCAGTGGCGATTGAGGGTTTGTTCATTGCCATAGATTCTAATAATTCCATATTCCATCCTTCAGCTCTAGAGGGGAATATACAACAATCTGCTTGTGAAATAAGTTCAGCTACAGCAGCATGATCTTTCACGGCTGGAATTATTTTAATATTTGGCTTATCATACATTTGATGCCATTTTTGTATTTCTTCTTTTTGAGAATAATTATTAGTATGCTCGGCACTCATTAACCATAACTCTGTTGTATTATCAGGAAAAGCTTTTTCAAAAATATCTAAAAGTATATCGTGCCCTTTTCTAATCTCCCATTTGCCAAGATTTAAAAATACATATTTCTCATTTTGTGGTTTAGGATATTTTTTATAATCAAAAATATTGGTATCAACACCTAGAGGCACGACATTAATTTTGGTTTTTATATCATTATTGATTAATACGTCTTTTGCCCATTTAGAGGTTACGAACATTTGATCAACACAATTTATATGTGTTTTCTCAAGATCGTTTAGGGTGTCTAATTCAAAAAAAGATAAAGCATTATATTCAGATTTACTATTGCCTATTCTAGTTGCTAGATCAAATTGATGCCAGATTTTTAAAAAATTAGCACTGCAATCGAAATTAACTTGTTTTTCTAAAACTTCTTTAATAATATCATAATCTTCTTGAGTTTCTACTGCGATACCTCCCTGAGAGAAATAATAAAGATCATATAATTTATTAAGTTCTTTAACTATGTTTAAGCTGGCAATGCCATAACCTGTTTTATTTATTGGGCAATTTATATTTAATTTTTTCATATGCTAAAAAAGTACCATCTGTTGTAGGTGTTAATGCTTTCTGAATTGTTTATATGTTGTAGGTATCCATAGATGTCATTCCAATCTGAGTATATCATTTGATGAGGAACGGTACCGAAAAGCCAATCCGGAGTATGTTCTTTACCTTGAACCATATGTATAATAATAGGCTTCTTTTGTCTGTTAGCCCAAAAAATTTCTTCGTAAGTTCCACAAGGATGAATATCTAGATCTAAATTGACTATTAAAAAATCGCTAATATCGACTAATCTCAAGTCTACAGATCTAATGACTTTCATCATAGAACTTAGTTCGTCATATCTTCTGCCGCTTTTTAGTTTAGTTTTTACTAAATGACTATCATTATCTTCTAAACCTATATCTGTTGGTTTAGTGATAGGGTTGAAGACTATTATACCTAAAGATTCTAAAAACGGAGTAATATTTTGTCTCCATCCTTTACCCCTGTCTGCAACGCGGTCCATAGCGCCAGCTAAATATGCTCTTTGATTTTTTAATCTATTCATAACCACCAGCTCAATACAAAGTCATCCTTATTGCTACAATTGGTCTTATCTAAATTTTGCAATGGATATGCTACATCTTCTTTGTCCATTGTGTGGGTTAAATGATTTTTATTTATATATGTACATTCGATTACATCGGGCACAGGATTGTATTCTGTTATTGGCGCACAATTGTTACCGTGTACGTGAACAAGATAAAAACTCTCGTTAATCTTTTTTAATACATTTTCCCAGCCCGATGAATCGCCTTTAAATTTGAAATGAAACTCTATTATGAGTTGTTGAATATGTTCAAAATTTCCATTATAGTTAGAAAATACATCGTATTCAGATCCTTCAATGTCCATTTGTACTATACAGTTTGAGTCAATACTTAGCTGTTCAAAATTATTGACCTCTATATTATAAAAGTTAACGTTTGGATGTCTACTTGCAAAATCACATACATCATTCTTGTCATAGATGTCTACAACGCTATGAGGATTTATGTTTAAAAAATGTTCTTCAAAAGATGTTTGATTATCGCATCCTACAGACACTAATCTGTTCGACCTTAAATTCTGTGAAGAAACAACATATCCCCCATCTTGAGGACTTCCAAGCCTAATCTTATCAAAAATTTTATAAGGTATTAATAAATCTTTTAACATATTAATTAATTATCTATAAAAAATACATAGTGGTCGTGGGCTTTGTTCTTTGGTCTTTTCCCTGAATAAATAACATAATTGTTTTTACCAAATGCTTGTATCAGTCCACAAGCGCACAAAAACAAGAATAGTATTCCGTACATTATTTTAAACTTTCCAAGTGTTTTTTTCTCATAGTATTAACTTCATCTATCATTTCCTGAAGAGTTTCAGGATTAGTTGATCGACCTTTAGGATTTTCAAAATACAAACCCACAGGATGATTAACCATTTCCATTATAGCACCCCCAATGGCACAACGCAACCAAAAATCTCCATCAGATGCTGTTTTGTAATTTTCGTCAAAATAACCAAATCTTTCATGCAAACTTTTCTTCCATAAGGGCATACAATGAGGACTGTTATTTTTAAATAAGTTTTCGGTAGAATGCGGAAGACAAGGGTAGACATTCGTAAAGTCACTATCGACATACCTCTCATTCATCTTTTTGCTAACATAAGTTATACCATACGCTACATCTAAATCGGCATTTTTTTCAAACTGCTTTAATAAAATTTCTGTACCTTCATTATTTTTTCTATCGTCTATGTTCCAATTACCTATAATAGGAGCAGAACAAAGGTCTATTGCAATGTTCCAGCCAGCATAAAGACCAGGATCTTCATCTACTCTATGATATTTAATATTAGGAAAAAGCTTACTATACTCTTGTAAAATAAAGCTATCATTTCCTGTACCGTTACAGTCTAAAAATACAAATTCTATATCTTGGAATATAGACTGATTTACACAATCGTGTAGATATTCACGAATAAATTCATCTTCATTAACATAAACACAAAATAAAGAGCACTTATAGTTTGTCATAAATTAATACCTTAATTTTTTGTAAAAATAATTTTATCGTGTTGTCCCTGCTCGCTAACTATCTTATGATTATAACCAAGAGGAGTCAAATAGTCAACATGTTTTTTTATTTCTTCTTCTTTGGTATTATCAATACCTTTAAGATTATAGTGGGCTTCTAATTCAATATTATCTATATGAATTTTATCAAAATCAATTCCTTTTAAAACTTCTAGTTCATATCCTTCAACGTCTAGGTAAAATATATCAATCTTGTTAATATTTAAAGTATTTAAGATATCTGTCAGCGTAGATGCATTTACAGTTATGGTATTTGGATATTCATCTTTATCTAAATCTCTTAGGGTGGCCATTGCGGTATGCTGTTTATGTAGATTAATTTCAATAGTTTTGTTTGGATAATTAAATGGAACTAACGCAGTATTAACAACTACACAATTTGTACCCTTTCTGTTTTTTCTGCACTGTTCAGCGACAGCAGGTAAAGCTTCTATTAAAATTCCAAAATATTCTTCATTTAAATGTTCTAAAGATCTAGATTGAAATATTCCGTCATTAGCTCCTGCCTCTATGTATACTTTCATTATTTATGATTCCTTATTTTATTCTTCCAGTATTCTGCAGATAATATATTTTTATCATATTTTTTATTTATTGCTTCTTGATATTTTTGTTCTATGCGTTCCGGCTTTAGCAATTCGGAATAGCTATCTAAAATAACAATCGGCAACTGCTCATAAAGACTATATACTTTGAAATCTCCAACTTTGATTGTAACAGGAATTCTATTGCAGTACAGAACTTCCCATAACCTGTGTGTATCTATTCCATTCCCTATAGGACAAAGTACCATTTTGTATCGTAAGAACTTTAAGAACAATTGCTCTAAAGACAGGTTAGGCTCTTCCCAATCAATATAATCTTGTTTAATTGAAATTTCTTTTGCTAGACTTCTGTGAGTAGGATTATTACGCACAACAAAATTCGAATACATAAATTTTTTAGGCTGTATTGACTTAAATGGAGACAATGTATTTATTGCATTAAGTATCTTTTCTTTTTGGCTTACTCTATCAAAATATCCTACTCCATGACCCTCTCTTTTTGATGGCTCTTTATTTTCTATACCTATAGGTAAAGGTTCTATTTTATTGTGGTTAGATAATGCATTTTGGGCATACCACACTTTTATATTTTTTGGTGCAATATCTATGGCGTCATCTGGAATAGCATAATCAGAATTGCCTGTAATAAAAACAACACTTGTATCTAATTGAGAAATTTTTTTGAAGTCTGAAATGATATAGTCTGTTTTGCAAAAATGAACATTTGATGGAGATCCATGTAAATCAGAAAACTTATTTATTTGTATATAGTCCATAATATTATTTTTTTATAAATATGCTGTAGCCGTTACGATCATCAGAGTCGATAAGACATTCGTATTCATCATTTTTTATTAATTCTGCTCTAATATGTTGACATTTCATTGTAAGGGTATCATCCAAAGCTACTATTTTTGTTCTGTCTTTTAGCTTATTCCATTCTGCAAAGGTAGCGTACTCCCCACCGTCTAATAATAGAAAGTCAATAAATTCAGGAATGTCAGCAATAATATTTTTATTATTTTCTATATCTACAATATCATTTTTAAGCCATTCATAAACGACACTTACTCCTTCTTTTTTACAAAAAGATATAACCTCATCGACTTCGACGATTCTGCCATGAATTAAATTTACATAATTTTTATAATCTCTTAAATTTTCTACAGCTTCAGTGTGAAAAGTAAGATTAGATTCTATGCTTGTAAATTCGCTTTGTAAATTATTTTTAATTATGGAATCAATAATAGTTTTAGTAGAGCCTAGACCTCTCCAAGTACCTATCTCGACAATGGTTCGTGGTTTATATGTGGCTATAGTATTATCAATCGATTGCGCAAAGTCTGACTCCGGCAAAATCTGTCCTTTAATAATCATATTTCCTCCCGATATAGATTCTCATAATATTTTCCATTTTTTTCTTATAGTAAAATTACTATATGGTTTTTTAACAAAATTTTTGTGATAAAAAAGATTGTCACAATTAAGATTGTTTATTCTGTCTATAAGATGTATGTAAGAAGAATTAATTGTGTGTATTTCACTGGCGTTTTGGATTAATTCTAAATTATCAAAAAAGTATCCTTGATTGCTATAAATTTTCTTAAGGTCACTATCTACAAAATTATAATCTATTCCGTTGATACCATCTGATCCTTTGTCACAAATAAAAGCATAAGGCGTATCTGGGATAGGTTGTTGAGATAAAGGTTTTTTATAGGAAAAGTTGGACCATGATAAATCAAATGGTAACTTAGTTTGTTCGTAAAATATTTCATCCCAGCAGCAGTCAATCCTATTATAGTCAAAATTAGAATTTAAAGCAATACCTAACTTAATATATTTTTCACTTTGTGTTTTTGCTAACTGTGAAATAAAATTGGTTACATCATCGTCTTTAGATACGCCAATTATAGAAATATTCTTTACGTCTGCAAACATAACAGAAACATTATACATATTTTTGCTTTTACAAAAAAGATTAATATTATAACTTTTAGCAAACTCTCTCACGAGACCATTACATATAATATGATCTCCAAGACCAAGATGATGATGTATAAAAACTGTTTCCATAATTTATGTATATATAATTAGAGGTTCATCTAGAAAAATACCCTTGTAATTACTATTAACAAGATCTTGACAAAATTTACCATCTTCTCCATTGCAAAATTTTTGCCCTAAAGAATTAGTAAAATAAAAGTTTTCATCGTATCTAATATTTGAAAACAATGATTTTTTTACAGTTAAATGACCGTGATGGATAGGTCTTTCAGGAAGAACCTGTAAATTAGTCGTTATCGGATTAGGATTAGCTCTGACTTTATCATTGTATTTAATATTATCAACATCTATTGTATCGAATTCATTTTTATCTTTTTTATAAGAATGAACTAAAAAGTCATAGTCTCCGATATATTTCAGAGTTGCTTCTATTTTTTGTGGATGGGGTATATCGTCGATATCAAAAAAAGTAACAATATTACCGTGAGCGGCATCAGCACAAATGTTTCTGGCTACGGTTTGTAATTGAGGACTTTGGTCAATAATTGTTCTCATGGGTACTGTAATGTTATTAATAGCAATACTACTGGGAATATCAATACCCCTAACACCACTGCAATATATAATGATTTCATGCGGTGCGCATGTTTGATTTATTAATTTATCTAACAAACTTTGTAAGTAGTGAATATCTTTATAATATGACGTAATGCAGAATGATAGTTTATTCATTTTATCTATAGTTATGAGTATTTGGATAGTGCATACTTAAAGAATAAATATTAGAATTATGATAACACAATTCGTGAAAAATCATAGCCAGAATTTCATTCCATCCTAGCGGATACTTAGCGCCTTTAAAAAGACTTGTACCGAATGCGCCTCCATATACTGCTCTAGGATGATAGTCTCCGGGATATTTTTTTAATAATTCGTATTTAATATCTAGTATTTTGTCTACTTGCTCTAGCCAAGATTTTGCTAAAGATGTATTTTTTTTAAATACAAAGTGTACAACTCCTGGTAATTTATGGAAATCTCTTTTAACGAAGTCATAATTAGATGCTACGTGTTCTGGTCTAACCTCTGCATAGCCACTGAACTGTTTATCGCTTTGATTTAAATCAGAAAAATATTTTTCCCATGAATTATTATTAAGCTTTATATCGCTATATCCTCCTCCATGATGATACATCAAATATGCTCTTAGATAATCCGCTTTATGTGTAAGACTTAAGTATTCATAAGCTGGATGTAATGGATTATTTTTTAGAATATAAGTATCTAAATTATTAGGAGTTACTAATATAACTTCACAGTCGGCACTCTCTTCTAAAGACTGCAAACATCTTTTTCTATTATCCGACATTTGATTATTACCAGACCATATACAAAATATTTTATGATCTTCTAATGAAGTATGTTCCATAGGTCTCTGACGTTATATGTATTAGTTCGTTTTCTATATTTTTTTCTTCTAGAAATTCTGTCACTGCTGGTACCACACCAAAAACCGTTCTGTGTCCCATTCTGATTGTCATTTCAGCATCTATATAGTCATGACCTGCCAAAATGCCTCCCTTTTTTACTTTAGGATACCAACACCTTAAATCTCTTAAACATCCTTTGTAGCTATGATCAGCATCTAAATAAACAAAATCAAAGGTTTCATCTGGAAAAAAATTACATGCTTTATCGCTAAATTCTCTAATGATTCTAGCATTGGGGTGTTTTAGTGTTTCTTGAAACACTTCCCTATATTGACTATCTAATTCTGCTTGACTATAGCTATTATCGTTTTGATTAGGATCTTCTGTATTTTGCCATATATCAACCATAATACCTAATTCACAATTATCTGCAAACATCCACTTGTAAAAGAAGTCAGCAGTTCTAGTGCCAACTTCACATATCTTTGGTGAATCCAAGGTTTTTATATATTGGATAACTTTATCTCTAGTGCGTATTTCTTGTATTTTCATTGATTAATATACCTATAATGATCAGGGTGTCTTATATCTTTCTCGTCATAGACTTCTCCAACAAATTCATTATTATTTCTCTTTACAGGAAAAGGTTTCTTTTCAAAAAATTCATCATGCGTAATTTTATCATCTTTAATTAAAGGAAATAATATATCTCTAAAGAAAATGTAATCAGTACCATAATGATCTTGCGGTTTAAATTTCTCAAAAGCTTCTTTTAAATTATACTTTGAATTGTATTTATATCCCCACATTCCTCCTAGTATATGATATCCGTGAAAAGGATGATCTCTCATAATATGAAAAGTTTTATCGCTTTGCAACCATTGATCAACAGCACATTTTTCTCTACTGTTTAATCTACAGTCAGTGTCTCTAAATATAGAAACACTTACAGACTCATCCCAGCAAGTTTCATGCCTCCAGAACATACTTTCCCAGCTGCCACTTTCTTGCAAGCGCTGTACTATGTCTACATTATCAAACTGTTGTAATTCTTTAATATAAATATCTGGAACGCTATTTGCAATATAAAATCTACATCTCCAACCAGGATAGATAGACTGAGACAATTCAGCATTACGAACTGCACCCACGCAATACTTTGAAGAACTGCCCCACAAAGAAAAGGATATTACTTTAGTCTTGTCCATAATTACATTAGTTAAGATGTATAGTTATATTATTATCAAAAGTGTCTTCTAATAAATAGGAAACAAATCTACTGTCTGAGCCAACGTAATTGACTAAATATTTATGAGTTCTAATTTCGCATTGCTGATCTTTGTTTAAATGGTTTTTAAGAAAGTGATTAATTTTATTTAAACATGTCGCCATAGCAGCATAGTTTAAGTTTCTTGATCTATTGTTTTTAGAGTTAAAGCCAACTTGACACATCATGTTTGCAATATAAACTTTGTGTTGATATTCTTTGCTTTTAGATGAACCTACAGCAAATATTTGACAATATCCTAATTTTCTTTCATTATTAGATAATACCTGATATCCATTTAAAGCATTAGGATAATGGCTTGCTAATGTTGAAGCGAAGCCGTTGCTAAAATTAATACTTTTAATATTGCATATATTTGGTACTATGACACTACTTCCTAAATGTTGTCCATTAATCTGATTATCTATTACGTTAAAAATATCATGCACTTTATCATACGATATCTTATTTTTATTTAATGTTTTCATTACTATCTCCTGATGATTTGGTGCCATTTATTATCGGGACATTTTTGATCTGCCCAAGCTAATTTATTAAGAAACACTTTTTTCTTAGATAAATTACACCCACATATATTGCATTGAGATTCTTTGCTGTCGAAATGCTCGCATTCTGTACAGATTTTATATCTTTCTTGTATTTCTTCTACGGTTGCCTTTGGGAAACCTGAATATATATGAAAAAACAAAGACTTAAGAAATGTCTTGATTCTTAATAGAAGCATTGGCGGGCTCTGGATTTATGGGTGCAAAATTTCCATTATCGTCTATCGTATATATACTAATTTTCTCTACCGCACTGTCAAATGGAATCCATCTATTTTGACCTGTTTGTAAATTTATACAGAGCCTTTTTTGCCTATTATTGAAATCAGATGTAACTACATAATAACTATCCGAATGTAAAAAACACTCTCCGGGAGCAAACTCTTCTATATATTTCATTTATAATATTCCTGCCAATATTCCCAATCTTCTTGATCTTCTATATTTTCTTTTTTGTTTTTTTTAAATTCCTTATTAGCTATTTTTTTCTTTTCTTTTTCTTCTTCACTAGGATTACTAATAGATTTGGTTTTTCTTTTAATAATCTTATGCTTCTTATTTTTAACTTCGTCCATTTTTATTTATATTTTCTAATAATTAGGGACGATCACTACCAACAGTATCGCCACTATTACAGGTTGACAAAGCCCGTAAAGTAGCTTTACTAATGGTGTTAGACAAAAAGCCGCTTGAACCATCAGCAAGGCAGTAACCATTTACTCCACCAGCATGTGGTGAACTTGGGAAAGCCTGTGAAACAGTTCCTGGAATTGGTGAAACTGATGCTCCAGTTGCAAGACCAAACGTTGATGTGTTTGTGTGTCCTTCCCAGTAATTTTCATTGAAATTTTCTTCAACGATCATGAGAGTGTTACTGGTACCATCACGATAGGAAGCAAATCCTTTATCAGCAAAAAGACCGAGACCACCATTGTCGTCAAGTGTCTTTCCAGTGATAGGACCAGAAGCAGTAACGCTTGCACCTGTTTCATCACTGGTTCCAACGTTGGCCTTGTAAACACTTTGGCCAGCTGTGTCACCAACGAATGATGGGCAGATCAGCCAATCAACTTCTACTGTTGCGTTAGCACCTGTTGGAACAGCGTAGTTGCCAGCTCCGTTGATCGCATTGTAAAGATTGTTTTCTTCACCATATGGAAGAATTGATACAATGTGACTCCAACCAGTATTAGCACCAGCTGCAGCATCACCAACGGCGGTAATTGGGTTAGTACTGACGGCAACACCTGTGTTATTGACACCAAATGCACTAGGCAAGAAGTTGTCGCCACGAGTGGCGTGTTTGTCTGCATAATTGTGACATGCTAAACCCTGTTGTTTAAGCTTATTTCCACATGATGACCTTCGAGCAGCTTCACGAGCTTGTTGTACGGCTGGCAATAAAAGACCAACAAGTACGCCGATTATTGCAATAACAACAAGAAGTTCGATGAGAGTAAAACCTTGACGAGATGTAGCTTTCATAGTATTTCCTCCACAGAAAAGGGAAATGAGTTTATTGGGTTCCACTGTATATTGTATATTAAAGCACGAACCTTGTCAAGCTACAAAGCAGTAGAAAATAAGATTTTGTTAGATTGACTACAACCCATTTGGTTATTAATATTATGCAGGCCAGCGAGATTAATATACTTCCTTATACTCAACAATAACGAAACATAATAATGAAAAAGAATAAGATATTCATACAGATAGCTTCCTATAGAGATCCAGAATTATTGCCAACTTTAAAAGATATGATTAGTAAAGCAGCAAAGCCAGAAAACTTGGTTGTAGGCATATGTTGGCAGCATAGTAAAGAAGACGAGTGGGATAATTTAGATGAATTTATTAATGATAAAAGATTTAAGATTATGGATGTTGATTATTCTGAAAGCAAAGGAGTATGCTGGGCAAGACATGCTGTTCAGCAGATGTATGACAATGAAGAATATACTTTACAACTAGATAGCCATCACAGATTTGTACAAGATTGGGACAAGAAGTTGGTGTCTATGTATAAAAAGATTAAGAAGAAAGGACATAAAAAACCTTTATTGACATCTTATATACCTAGTTTTGATCCAGAAAATGATCCTGAAGGCCGTGTGAATGTGCCTTGGAAAATGAATTTTGATAGATTTACTCCAGAGGGAGTTGTATTTTTTATTCCTGCTTCATATGATTCGTGGGATAATTCCGATGAGCCTTTACCGTCTAGATTTTATAGCGCCCATTTTGCTTTTACAACAGGTAAATTCTGCAAAGAAGTTCCTCATGATCCTAATTACTATTTTCATGGAGAAGAAATTAGTATAGCAGTTAGGGCTTTCACTCATGGTTATGACTTATTTCATCCTAATGAGGTACTTGTTTGGCATGAGTACACTAGGAAAGGAAGGACCAAGCAATGGGACGACGATAAAGAATGGGGATCAAGGAACAGTGCATGTCATTTGAGAAATAGAAAATTATTTGAAATGGATGGAGAAAAAAGAGATATTGATTTTGGAGAATATGGTTTTGGTAAAACTAGATCTTTAAAAGATTATGAAAAATATGCGGGTTTATGTTTTGGTAATAGGTCTATTACTCAAACGGTGATTGAAAAAAAGATACCTGATCTTGATAATATAAAAAATATTTCTGATGAAGACTTTGATAAATCTTTAAGTAGAATATTCAAACACTGTATAGATATTCAATTTAGTCAAGTGCCTGATACTGATTATGATTTTTGGTGTGTTGCTTTTAGAGATTCTAATAATGAAGATGTATTTAGACAAGACGCCGATTTAGCAGAGATAGAAAGAATCAAAAATGATCCGGATGGTTATATTAAGTTATGGAGAGAATTTAATACCACAAAACAGCCACAAAGCTGGTTAGTATGGCCCCATAGTATATCAAAGGGATGGTGTGAACCAATTACCGGAATGCTATGATAGTTACTCATAAAAATACAGGCACATTAGGTGATTTTATTGCATTGTTACCTCTTGTTTCTTCATTAAAAAAAAGAGAGAAGTACATCCACCTTTCCTTGCCTAAAAGATATTCTGTTTTCTCAGGATTAAAAAACTTTTTACTTTATCAAAACTTTATAGATGAAGTAGATTTTTTAGACACTAAAGGAGATTTAGATATACAGGCTCATAGGTGTGATGAACCAAGACCCTGCAGAGCAAGATGTGAGGCTTTAAGATTAGGTTTAAGTATCGATGAAAACTTAATATTAAATTATAAAGATGTAGATATTCCTTTTGATAAATTATCTATGCCCATAGTGATAGACAAAAATACACCCAATAATGATAGACCTATCATGCGTAGATGCGGGAAGTTTCCTGACGACAGATATAAATATATTAAATTTGATAAAAATTTTGACATAAACTATAATGTTAACTTATGTGTAAAGAATACAAATCCTATATATAGCTGTCTTACAGGATTTGGTGTTTTATTACAATTTTTTAAATCTATAGATTTGAATATAGTATGGTTCAATAGAGAAGATCAAAAATCTTTAGGTGTTCCATTTTATGAAGAAACAAAACCATTCTATGATACTTACTTCGATAAGCCTAATATATGTTTAAAATACTGGAAGGATATTAAAAATGACTAATAATCTAAGTTTACTTTCTACTTTGTTTGAGTACCCCGATAATTACCCTACAGTATTCCAAAGTAATGCTATGAAGTATTTTGATAATTCTGACATTCATATATTAAGATATAAGAAAGAAATAGAAGGTTCAAGGTACGATAAACTATATTATTATAAAGTTCCAAAACTTTTAGAATATCTTAAGTCTTGTAAAAATCTTAAAGATTATATATTATTTTTAGACGCTACCGATACCAACTTTTATAAAGACCCTATCAATATGGTTACAGATTTTCTAAAACATCAATGCAAAGCTTTGTTTTGTGCAGATCCTCATATATGGCCTAAAACAGAAGCGACCAATCTTTATAATACTAAACCAAAACTTTCTGACTATTGCTACTTAAATTCTGGTGCATATATTGGATATACTGACTATATCATACATTGTTTAGAGACGTTGACACATCAGAGACCGTATGAAAATATAGACGATCAAGGCAATTGGACATATTTATACATACATGATAATCAACAAGAGATTAAGGTTGATCAACATAGGTCTATTTTCTTTAGTACGCTTGAAGCCAAGGCAGACATAACATTTGAAAGAGATAAATTTATTATCAAACAATCTCCGTATATCGTTCACGATAATGGTCCTAATACCCCAGATACTATAAAGATCACCAAGGAATTATGAATAAACCAAATGTAAAAATCACAAGAGCCAGTTGTTCTCAGAGATCTGCAGCAGCATTTTTTGAATATGTAAAGTATTTACTAGACAGAAAATATAATGTCATAGTGACTAATGACAATCCAGATATTGTTATATGTTCTAATCTTTCTACCCCCAAAGGCCAAATAGATACCGTAACAGGACAAGAGTGTAAAGTCTCTTCTGATTATGTTGGACACAAAAGAATTTTTGTTAGTGGAGAAGTAGTGAATGATTTTTCTGTTTTTATCAAGGAGCCTTTAAATTATGCAATTGGTTGGCCTTCTAGTGTGATTAATGATAAAATCTTACCATGTCAATTTCATTCTGTTGTTCAGGGGTGGTGGCTTCAAGCTGTTTGTAATCTTATACCGGAAGGTTGGATGTTAGACAAAAAAGACTATGAAGTAATTAAACAAAAAAAGAAATACTTTTGTGCTATTGTTCAAAATTCTAAAGTAGAATACAGACGTAAAATGTTTGATAAGCTACATGCATATAAGTTTGTTCGTGCCGTTGGAGCTTTTGAGACTAATGTAGAAGGGTTTGTAAGAGGTAGAGACGAGAAAGAAGGATATGGGAATAAACATAAATTTATGGATGAGTGTCTTTTCTCACTACAGATACAGACTCACTTGCTTAATTATTTTTCTCAAGAAAAAATGATACAGGCATTTGCTGCAAATACTATTCCGATATTCTGGGGCAACCATAAAATATTAGAAGACGGTTGGAATCCTGAAGCTTTTATTAATTGTCACGATTTTAATGATGATATAGATGCTGTTGTAGAACATATAAAAAGAATTAATGAAGATGAAAAACTACTTAAACAAAAATTAGAACAACCTATATTTACAAACAATAGACTTCCTGATGATTATAAAGAAGATTATGTGTTTAGTTTTTTAGAGAAAGTTATTAATGATTAATACTACTATATGCAGCATAGCAATAGGTAAGGATTATCAAGATAGTTTTTATAGATTAATAGATAATATTTGTATACAAGATTCTTTACATAGCCACAAAATAAAGCTAAACTTCTTATGCGTTACTGATACCGACAATAATATGTCCAACTCTTGTAAAAATATTAATATAGCAAATAGTAATCATAAATTATTTTATAGACACGGACACAGAAATGAATTTAATTTTAATTTAAAATATCTACCCATAGCTGCTTCATCAGCACAAAACGACACAGACTGTATAATATTTATAGATTCTGATTGGAAGACTCATGGTAATTTTCAAATAGATAAAGTTAGATTATTTATTGACACATTCATGCAATCGGACTCGGATTTTGTTTTTGAAAGACCTCATCTTATATCTGGCTGTAAAAAAGAAAACCGTTTGTTTTGGAGGCATAAGGTTGATTTATATAATCTTAAAAACACAAATAAGTATGATAATGCGCATGTTGTTAATGAACAGTTTTTAGTATTTAAAAATAATAAAAAAATGTCAATATTCGTTGATTCTTGGAAGAAAAGAAATATTATATGTTTAGAGAACAACATAAGACCTTGGGCTGAAGGAGTTGAGATAGGTATGTCATATACAGATGCTGGTATGTTAGCGATTAATAATCATCATAAGATAATGTCAGAATGTTTTAAATTTCAATCTAAAGACGGTAGAACTCATGTGAGGTGGTAGAATTATGAAAATAGGTTTTGCTCATATACCCAGAACTGGTGGGACATATTTAGAAGCCCTGCTTACAATTATGGGACCAGATCAATTTTTAAACTTTTTTGGAACACCCAATGAACAGGTTCCCAATAAGTTGGGTCTTGTAGAATATATAGAAAGAGATGTAGGAAGACAGCAAAATCTTTTATCTATTCCCAACTGGCCTACTGCCAGATTATTTTCTGGACATTTTTCTTTAAATATTCATAAATTTTTACCTGAAGAATACGAATATAAATATATGACTATATTAAGAGATCCTTTAAATAGAACAATTTCTTTTATAAAAAAGGTTACTAGTTCCAGGAATTTTAAAAGCGCAATAGCTAGCGACTGTGAGATTAATAGTGAACAGTTCTGGAGTAATGCCAAGCAATATATTGAAACCAATAACACATCTGGACTCATGATGCATGAGAGGCATGGTTTTAGTAATTATATGACAAAAATATTAGCAGGGATAAATCTAGCAAATGAATGTGATGTAGACGAGCAAGTATTTCAAAAAGCAAAACATAACTTAAAGAGAATGATATTCGTGGGTAAGTTTGAAGATTACACCGCAACAGTTGGTAAAGTTTTCGACCTGTTCCAATTGAAACATAGACCAATGCAAAGCAAAACAGAAAATCCACACAAAGTACCAAAAGATATTGAGAATTTTCTACGCACAATTAACTCGTATGATTTTAGACTATACAAGGAAGCCTTTAATGAGTAAGATTACATTTGTCACAGCACTGTTAGATATAAAAAGAGAAGAATTAACTTCAAATACTTTCCAAAGACCATTCAAAAGATACTTAGACACACTATCAGTATTATTGAAGCATATCAAAGATAAAAATTTAGTTATCTATATAGAAAAAGAACATGAGCCTTTAATTAAATCTATTAAAAATGAAAATATTATTGTCAAATATATAGACTGCGACAGTATTAGACAATCAGAATATTACCAAAAAATACAAAAAATAAGGAAAGACGATGAGTGGAGAAATCAAGTGGGATGGTTGTCTGAGTCTACTCAAGCTAATTTAGAATTATATAACCCTTTAATATTTAATAAAATTCACTGGCTGTCTGATGTAGCAGAAGAGAATCCATTTGATACAGAATATTTTGTTTGGCTTGATGCAGGTATCGCCAACGCTCAGTGTCACCCCGGATACTTTTCTAAGCCTTGGTTAGAAGACAGGCTAGAACCTCATCTAAATAAGTTTTTATTTTTATGTTTTCCTTATGAAGGGCATGGAGAAATACATGGCTTCAAAAGAGATGGAATGCACAAATTTAGTAAAGCAAAGTATGTCGATAGAGTAGCTAGAGCTACTTTTTTTGGAGGAAGAAAAACAGAGTGTACTTTCTTTTCTGATAAGTTTAGACAACTTGCTCATCACTCTTTAGATGAAGGGTATATGGGCACTGAAGAATCTTTATATACAATACTTACATATCTTTATCCTGGATTATGCAATACCCAAATGATACAAGGTAATGGTCTTGTTTTTGATTTCTTTGAAAGATTACAGAATAATACTACACAAAGTGATGAACTAAAAAAGTTTACAGGAGTAGGAACATTTATACATCTTAATGCTAGAGTGCAACAGCACCCGGCTGCATTAGAAGTTTTTGAAAAGTTTTTTGAAAAAAATCAAGATCTAGATTTAGTAGTAGAACTTGGATCTGGTGGCGGTGGATTGTCTATGTTTTTAAGTGATCAGTGTAAAAAACATGATATATCTTTCATTACTTATGAAAAAAATCCTGATGCTGGCATTACAAACAATGACGAATTTACCAAAAGACGCATAAATTTTAAACAACAAGACATTTTTGACGAGAAAACAATAACAGAAGTTAAAGAGCTAATATCTACACACGGTAAAGCTCTAGTGTTATGTGATGGTGGCAATAAAATTAAAGAGTTTAATACCTATTCTGATTTTTTAAAGCTTGGTGATATAATTATGGCTCATGATTATGCGCCTGATGCAACAACTTTTGCAGAAAAATATAAGGACAAGGTGTGGAATTGGATGGAGATTAATGATAATGATATATCGGAATCCGTTGTTAAACATAAATTAAAAGACTACCATACAGAATTTGCAGATGTTGCTTGGGTATGCAAAACAAAGTCTTTTAAACATAAAACCGATTTATATATAGTTACTTTTAATTCACCAAAACAGTTTGAGTTTACAGTCAATAAAATACAAAATGCTTCACCTGAAATGTTTAATAATAGCGATAAGTATGTATTAAATAATAGTGTTGATGAATCTTGTGATAAAGAGTACAAGCGTCTTTTTAAACTATATAATTTTACAGAATTTAAAGAAGACAATTTAGGTATTTGTGGAGGTAGACAATTTATTGCTGAACATTTTGACACTACAGCTAACGAATATATGATATTCTTTGAAGATGATATGGGTATGAATGACTCTTCTTTTGCAGCAGCAAAATGCGAAAATGGTTTTTCTAAATATCATGAAAATATCTATAATGACATGCTGGGAATTATGGATAGAGAGCAATATGACTTTTTGAAATGGAGCTTTACTGAATTTTTTGGAAATAATACTATACAGTGGTCTTGGTACAATGTCCCACAAAAGGTTAGAGAAGAGGTGTGGCCTAACAAAACTAAACTACCAGAACATGGTTTAGAGAAAAATCCCCCGCTATGCAATTTTAATAATATTAAATCTTATAACGGGTTACCTTATGCTGATGGTGAGGTTTATTATTGCAATTGGCCTCAGATAGTAAGTAAAAAGGGTAGTAAAAAAATGTTTTTAGAAACTAAATGGGCACATCCATATGAACAAACATGGATGTCGTATATATATCAAAAAACACTTACTGGTTATATAAAACCAGCTTTACTATTACTTTCTCCTATTACACATGATCGGTTTGATCATTATGACGGAAATATTAGAAGAGAGCACTAGCTTTTAGCAATTAATGAGGCTTGTGGGCCGCAGGCATGTATATTGAAACCTGATGTGTTTGCTGGGGACTGTAATTGCGCTATCTCTGTAATGTTTCCTAAATTATTATAGGCTCTACCTAATTGTCCGTATCTGTTGTTGCCTATAGAGAATATATTACCATCAACATCAGAAATTATAGCATGTTTGGCCCCGCAAGAAACACTGAGCCAACGTCTGCTAGAATCTATCAAAGCCATGCCATGAATAACATATCTATTATTAGGATTGATGAGATTATTCCTTAATACTTGCACTCCAAAATTACCAACAGAAGTAGATGGGATTTCAGTTCCGTTAGATGTTGCAAAAGTCATTCCGTGCAATCTGTTTTCGCTATCTATTGCTAAAATAAAATCGTCACCTACCCCAAAATCAATATAGTTGGTGTTATCTACTGGACCAGAAAAATTATTGGCGTTGACTGACCCTTCTGCTCTTCTTAAACGCTCCCACCCTTGTGTTCTAACTGTCATAAAGTTTTGTACAGTATCCACGCCATATTGCGGTCCTACCCCAAAAAGGCCCTTTCTGGGTCCTGAGCCCGAATCCCATTCGTTATCAGCAATCGCTTTTTTATCACCTGCAGCTCCGTTAGGAGCAGTGATTGTAGGTTTTGTCACCATACTCAGCGGTAAATTCCCCAAACAGTCTATACCTGATGTTCCTGTTGTAACTGCTATAAAATTTCTACTAATTTCACATTTGCTTATATTGCGCAAGACTTTGGTGGCATAGCCACCAATACGCCCACTGTCGGAATCCGATCCGTCTCGTAAGTTTGCAATATGCCTTCGTTCACTATATATCGCGTTTGGCCCTGCAGTAAGGTTATCGATCTCATCAAATACAAATGAGTTGCCGTATACCCAAGTTCCTCCTAGACTAAATGAGGTGGTGAATGCATTTCCTCCTGGAAATATATAGTCAATCACAGTGTAATTTGCAGCAGCTTTTATCAATGCTGCTCCACCATAGTCAGTACCGTTCATGGTGGAGAGGTCACTATTACTGCTGGTTGAAAATCCTTGCGTAGGAAATATTATATCAGATGTACTATTTGTACCACCAATACCAGTGTGTGAATTACCTACATACTGTCCAACACCAGCTTGCGCATTATTATTGAAACCAAAACCATATGCAATCCCTCTACTATCCAGTGCAACAGAATGGTAATCCCCACATGCTATCTGAGTCCAATCTGTTTTATTTCCAACTTTTGTAGGATTAGATCTATTAACTTTATCTCCATGACCTAATTGACCATGGTTATTTAATCCCCATGAGTATAAAGCTCCGTCAGTACCTATAGCTAAATAGTGACCATACCCTACAGCCATTTGTGTTACTTCTATATTTAAATTAGTAAGTGCCATTTTATTAAACCTTTTAATTAGTAGTGTACAATTTGCCAGAGCCTCGTAAGTCAAAAATATTTTTTTTGCTAGAATGCAATTCCCCGCTACCTCTAATGTCATAAATATCACTTTTTGTACTGTATGACATTGAGCTAACAGGAGCAGTAGTGTCGCCACCAGGACTAAATCCATTTGACAATATAACATTAAATGTTTGTGTCGCAGAAAGTTCGGAACCAAAATCTAATAAAGAAAATGCTTTTACTGTTACTTTACACGTTACTTGTCTCAAATTATTATCTTGAGACATAATTTCTTTCATCTTGTCTGTTATTTTTATTTCTAAAACAGGATACTGTCCATGCAGTATATTACGAGAATCCCTTACCGTACGAACAGTGATAGCGTTTATTTGTTCTTGATTGTAAGTAATTGTTTCAGCAACCACAGAGTATCTCATTATTTGTTCATGAGAGTATACAGGAACCGTTTCCATTTGTAAAAAGTCTTGAGGATAAACTATTCCATTATCGTTAGTATTCCAGTAAGGCACAGCACCCAGGGCTGTATATCTAACAGGATTACCCGTCGTATTTTTATAGTAATCAGTTGTATTATACGTAGGTATTGTAGAAAGGATATCTGCTATTCTTAAACCTTGATTGCCTACAATTCTTGCAAAGCCGGTATATCCACCTTCTAATGTTCCATATACACTACTTGGAGAGTCGTATGGCGCTTGATATCTAACATTTATAAACCACTCTGGAGTTGCAGTATCATAATATTGAGAATTAGCGGCTCTCTGACCAGCTCTATTCATGGAAACTATACCTCTTTTAGGAGGATTTTTATTATAATCTGGAGAACTGGTTTCAGGGTATCTATATACATCATGTGCCGTATTTATGTCGTTAGGATTACTAAGACTTAGATTTAAATCATCAGAAGGTACTCTTGGCAATGTAAACCCTCCGCACATCAAATAGTGACTGCTAAAGTTAGCATTAGATAAATCTGTAATTTTCCTACTAGCACTTACGAAAGTTCTACTATATGCATAATTTTGCGCTAGTTCTCCATATGTTTTAAACCAATTTGCTGTAATATCGACCTTATCATAATCGCTGCTGTCTGCATCAAATAATTCTATAAAGATAGAACTTGAAAGAAGACTATGAGTAGATAAAGTCCTACTTGATTCTTTGTCTAAGAAAACTTGTCCTAAAGGAGTGTTGGTATTTATGCGATACAAAGTACCTTTTATATTTTGATATTTAAAATATCCATTGTCCTTATCTGCTGATAGATCCACCTGTATACCATCAAGGTCGTTATTAACTGTTAAGACATGATTAGAAAATGGCTTACCTGTAATAATTTTATAATTGGTGTCGGGCGAAGGCACTGCATAATTTGATGGTATTTTAGCATAATTAGGAGCTTTATAGTATTCACTGACTGTACCATTTCTGATTCTTCTAATCTGTACAGCATAATATTTTTTATTAGGCACACTTCCTTGGTGTAATACAAATTTTATCTGAGATCCATTTCTGACTTTTTTCAATTCAGAACTAGAATAATATTTTATTTGACCATTACTTACAGGATTAGTATTGTTATCACTAGAAAACCATTCCACTTCAAAATCATCTGTTGTTTTAACCATGTAATCATCAATTGATATTTCTATAGATAATTCATATATGAAACTAGGATTCCACAACGAGCCATCAGATTGTATTTTTATCTTAGATGATGATATATTAGTAGATCGATCATAATGAGAAAATGAATATCTTGATGTAAAATTAAAATTTGTACCTACAGGGGGAGGCGAAGCAGGTGGTGGTGGAAGAGGAGTAGCCGGAGGTGGAGAAGGGGCAGGAGGAGTATATTCAACTATCTTTAATGCTTTTTGACTAAATAAACCCGAAATCTCTGCCTCCCAGGTAGGTTGAAGCATACCTCCAGGAGGTATGTATGTGTTATCCCCTACACCTATAGCTGTAACCCATGTTCTGTTGTACGGCAAAGTTTTTTCACGAGCTTTATGTCTAACACCTGGAGGCAATTCAATTTGCCATGTTCTTCCAGTGTGGACATTCACTTTGTATTGGAGATTATCATACAAATATTTAGACCCGCCTCTGCTGGTTTCATAAATTAAAGGGCCAGCAACAAATCCTAGCATGTTACGATTATTTTCAGCATCCTCAACAGTCTCATAAACCTCTATTGCTGTATTTGAACCTAAAGCAAAACATCCAATGTCTCCCATGGCTCCTGTAAAAGGATATGGGTCTTGATTCCATTGAAATGAAGATGTATAATACGTTTGAATAATAGTAGGCTTTTTATATGTTATTGTTACGCCTGGTGGCCTTGGATGATCAGGAAAATGTCCTTCTACTACTGTGTTTCCCAAAAAGTTGGGCCAGAAATACCCATCCCAAAACTGTGCGTAAAGATTTGAAGTGGGTGCAGGGGGTGGAGATGCTGGTGGTGGACTTGGGGGCGCAGTCTTAAAAGGTCCATTTCTATTACTGTATGTATTGTTAAAATAATACCACGGGCCTACCAAAAAGTTTTCTGGTAATCTAGCGTTTGGTTTGTACATCCATGCATCATTGTTTTTATTTTCTACAAGCCATTTGCCTTGATACTGATTAGAAAAATTTTGAGTATTAATATATCCATTATCTATAATATTTTCTTCAATACGTATTCTAAATTCTTGACTTTTATATTGCATCCAATTTGTAAAAGTAAATGGTATTGTAAATGTTTTAGTTTGTCCTTCTTTTACTACTAATCCTCTGTTAGGTATGGGCTTCCCTGTCCATTTATTTGTAGTTCGAGATATTGGATCATTACGATAACGCCAATCTCTATTTTCGTGACTTTTTGTTTCTATTCTTAAATTAAAGTTTTTAGCTTCAGTAGTTCCAGCTCGACCTGAGATATTTGGAATTGTTACTTTTAATTCTAACTCAGCATTATCATCAGTAAGATTTCTTTTTACGTATAAAGATGGATCTTTAACTATCGGCGTAGCTTCGGTACTCGTAGTCCATCTTGGAGAAGAATCAATCTGTGTCTGATCATTAAAATACTGATCGTTAATATTATCTGGGTCTACAATATTACTCTCTATAAACGGGGTCCATCTATCAGTGGTATCGTTAGACATACGATACTTGTATCTTATCTTAAACCTTTGTCGTCTACTATAGGGCCGATCAAGAGCGTTGATATTTTGTGATATACCACTTTCAAACAAAACGTTGGCTAAAAATCGAACATTAAGAACGCGATTATTGTTTTGTTCAGGAATTACAATAACTTCTTGGTAATTCATTGATTCACCAGCAGTATATTTACCAGCATCGTTGCCATTGACAAGAGGATTATCAAAAACTGTTCTCAATGCTGCCTGCACACTTCCGTCATCTTCTATTGTATTTGCATATATTTGTATTTGTGTAACCGCTACGTCTTTTGGTTGTGTCAACTGGTATGTAAATAAACATTGCTTATAATCGGGTGCTGTACTAGGAACAACCGCTTGACTGTACATAGCTGTTGGCAGATCAAAAAAATCAGCTGAATTTAATACCATAGCATTAAAATTTGCTATTGAAATAGGAACTGGTGGTGCAGGCGGCGGACTAGCTGGAGGTGGGCTAGGAGGTGGAGGAGCAGCCGATGGTGTATATATGCTAACTTTTAAAATCTTCACAAAATCGTCCGGCCGTACTATGTTGGTACGCTTTTCGTACCTCCACAAGGGCATATCCGAAAAACCCTGCATCCCGTAAAATATTGTGGCGTCGTATGTTTCTGCATTATTCATCTTGTGAACAACATCCATGCCGTGTACTACATTACCAAATACTGTGTATCCTCCGTTATCTACGTTTAACCAAGGCACATTATCTTTAGTATTAATATAGAATTGACTTGATGCACTATTCGGTTGACCGCCCAATTTAGCCATTGCTATAGAACCTTTAACATTCGAATTGCCCGGTTCGTTGACAACTGTTCCATATCTATGTATCATCGTAGGATTGCTGCCAGCATCAGTAGAAGGAACAACAGGTGCGTTATAGCCGCCTCCCTGAATAAGTGTAAGGTGGGCTGTGTTTTGTGATGGCATTGGAGGTAGAGAGCGATGGAAAAATGTATTGTTGTATCTTCCGCTTGTTACATACTTTAAAAAGTTTTCTTTTGTTTTAGGGGTATTTTCTGTTAACTTAACATAGAAGTTTTTGTTTCCATCCGGGGCATTTGTTTCAAACTTTATGAATGTTCCAGCACCAAAAGATGGAGGTGGGGTTTCTGGGGTTGGTGGTGAAATAGGAACCGGAGGTGGCGATGGAGGTGGAGATGGTGGCGGTGGGGGTGGAGATGGAGAGGAATCACAATCGTTATATACAATTTCGTTAACATCAAAATCTCGTGTATACAAGCCTTTGTCCAATATTTCTAGCTGATCAATGCTTCCTATGAAATTTTTTGCGTCTACATATGTGTTAGGGCCAGGCCCCGGTAATGTGGTGCCTTCGAATCCTATGGCTAACTTGGTTTGAGTCAAAGGGTTTCCACTATATCCATTTCCTAAAAGATAATCCTTATAGTCAATGTGACTATGATCGCTACCGTCAAACCTATAGCCTCTGCACTTACCATTTATAAACATTTTAGTAACTAGAGAGTCTCGTTCAACATCACGAAATCTAGATATGGCGACATGATACCATTTGTTTTTTTGAATCCGCTCAGTATTAAAAACACTAACTCGGTTGGTCCTGACTTCACAGCTTCCTAGAACCTCCATATGCATAGTATGTTCACCATTGAACTCAACTAAAAATATTGAAAAGTTACCTGGGCTTGTATACTGAGATCCAACTCCTGAGTAATTTTCTGCGGAGTTTATTGAATTGCCAAGAATAATATTAGTACTTGGAGAATAAAGACCGGTGCTTGATGTGGGTCGATTAAAAGCAGTAAAATAAACCCAAAATTGAATTGTAAAACGACTAGCACAAGCGCTTTGATTATTATGTGCAATTATATCTAGTGTATCTATGTTTACAGCTTGTGGCCAGGTATTAAATTTAAGACTGTGGTTTCCAACTTTTTTAATACTACTATCTATTGTTGGATTACCTACTGTTGATATTGTATGATTATGTTTTGAAGAATCACTTAAATTCTCCATATCCATTTTAAGAATATAATCTTCGCATGCTACTGGAGGGAGCGGAGCAGGTGGAGCTGGAGGAGGAGGTGATGGCGGAGGCGCATTGGGATCTCGACAACTAGCATTATATTCTAGATTATTTTCTCCGCCCATGTAGCCATGATTATAACACTCATACGACATAGTATCGAAGGGACCATTAACAGTTAGCTCCACCACACCATAATAATAATCTCTTAATTGACCATCTAAAGCGATTTTAGTAACAGGTACTAGATTTGAACTAATGCCCCGATAAGTTACACGATTACTATTTGTATGAAAGGCGATTGGGTGGCTCTCTGGAACACCCCTAAATCTATAAACACCCTCTCTAAGTTGAAATTTATAATCTCTACTAGACCAAACACTAGGATTGTCACGGTCACTAAAAGCATATTTATTTCCATCTTGATTAACTACAGTAACATCAACACCGCCCCCGGCCGTATGACCGCTGCTTCCGAGTCCCTGTAAACATATTACGCCTCGTTCACCTGGTGCTGGACGTGGACAAGTAGAATCATATACTAGATTATTTTGTCCGCCCATATATCCATGATAATAACACTCATATGATATAGTGCCAAAGTCACCATCAACAGTTACCGTTACAGTACCAGTATGATATTCCCTATATTGACCATCTAAAGCTATCTTTTTATACGGGGTAACACCTCCATAGTAAGTTACATTACTGTTTGTATGAAATGCAATTGGGTGGGTAGATGGAATCTTAAATACATAAATACCAGGACTAGCTTTAAATACATGATCTTTACTAGACAATCCCTCAAAAACATACTTATAGCTATATTGACCATATATATCCCGAACAGTCTCAAAAGTAACATCAATAATATTATCGTCCACAACAAGTGGACCTAAGCATGTTGGAGTGCCAACTTCTGGTGGAGGAGGTGGAGGTGGCGGTGGACTAGCTGGTGGTGGACTAGTTGGTGGTGGACTAGCTGGTGGTGGACTAGCTGGTGGTGGACTAGCTGGTGGTGGACTAGCTGGCGGAGGACTTGGTGGTGCGCATCCTAAAACATTATCATTATAAGTGAAAACATCCCCACCAATAGTTATTTGCAAATCATTTACAGCTTTAATTAAGCAGATTTCCCATGCTTCCTGACCCAATTCACTTGGTTGCCAAATTCCTCCGTCAGTAGGTATGGTACCTATACTTTGTGCAGAAGTTTTGGTAAGGCTTTTGGTATCTAACGATAATTCTATACTAAATGGGGTGTCTAGAGTTTCACAAATACTATCGGCCCCAGCCTGTGGACTATCTATTTTTCCTTTAGCTGTGTATTTTATAATATGATTGCTTTGTGGATCTCTAGCTATTTCCCAAACGTCTAACTTTGACGCAACACTACCGCAGTTATGACCCGCATCATGCGAGGCTTTATCTTCTTTTTTAAAAGTCAGTCCTATATCTGCAGCACTTATTCCTGTAAAATCGGGAGGGTCGTCGCTTGGTATGGCCCATGGACTTTGATCACTAGAAATTCTTCCAAATATAGGAGCTAAAGAAAATGATGTTTCTATTTTAAATGATTTTTTACTGTAGTCATTGCTTGCTTTACCACTTGTAATATCAATTGAGCCTCTACGAAAAGAAATGTCCAAAATAAAGCTAGTGACTGCGTAATTTGTGCTTGTGGCAACCCTTGCTCTTCTTGAATGCTCAATACTTATTGATTCTAAGCATATAGGATCAGGAGGTCGAGGGGGACTAGGAAGTGCAGGTATGCATTTTACCTCGTCACTACCTATCGTCAAACTAGCAGCTTCAATTACTTGATCTATTGGATTCAAAGGTATTCCATCTATTGTAGATCTATTCCTGTAGGTAGCCCATTCTGAAATTCTACTTTGTTGTTGTCCTCCACCGGGATCAGTTTGTAATCCCCAATCCTTATAATGTCTATGTATTTGATCAGCATAAAACACTAAGTCAAATTCAACCTGCGTACCATCTGTATATCCACAACTAGTTATGCCAGGCTGAGGTATGTAAAATCTATTATCTCTTATAATACCTCTAATTGTTAAGGTTCTTTTGTTGTTTGGTGTTGCTCCTTCAGATTTTATAGTAAATTGTGTAAATTCAATTATCTGAGGAGCAAGATTTTGACCGCCACTTAGGGTGCCGCATTCTACTCTATCAGAAGGATCTGTCGGGCCTGTTGCTCCTTGTAGCCTGTCATAGTTACATTTCAAGATTGTTCCAACATATGGTGGGGGAAATTGAAAAAGAGGATGTGCTATTGGAGGTAGCGGTTGGCCCGGTTGTAGGCTTGAGTGCTGGACTAAATTATTTAAATCTATTTGTTTAGGGTATGTTGTTGGTATATTATGAGGGTCGAATAGTTCTTTTACTCCTTCAAGAGCTTCTATATACAAAATTACTCTGTTCCCGTCAGTTGGCCAGATTTTGTCATTGGGGTCATATATACCATCTCTAAATTGTATTTTGTAGTTTAAAGTGACTGTTTCTAATGGATCTTGTGTGTTTAAAAACCGTTGATTCTGGCTATAGTATATCGAAAACATTTCTACACAACCAGCCACATCTTGTTTTGGATTACCAACTGGAGGTGATGGAGAAGGACTCACCGCAGGAGGGGCTGGCGGATTAGGCGGAGGACTCGAAGGAATACAGCATTGTTTCTGACTTGAATTAAATACTTTTTCAGGTTCTTGGAGGCTACCTTCTGTTAAATTTTGTAATAATTCTGTTTGTTTTAAATCTAATATTCCTGTGGTAGCTATTCCTGTAGGCCCTATTTTACTAATAATAGATTCGGAATTAATATTCATATCTTCCATTATATAACAACCTCTATTGGATCTCTTGATAAATCTGGATTGTCAAATCCTACGCATAGGTCAATAGGCTTTTGTCCCTGCCAAGTAAAAGGTGGAGCCAATAAGACAGTATCGCTTGTTCTAAATACTGCGGTATTTACAATATTATTATGAACCGATAAACCAGTTCTTGTAGCTAAAATCATACTATCTTGACCAAGAGGAGGTAAATATATGTCAGTACCAAATTCTGTCATACCAATACCGCCTTCTAACAACGTCTCTTGTTCATACGGTAAAGTTATAGGCTCAGGCCATGGTCCAGGTACTAGTTTTATATCTAAAAGACAACAGTTTTCCCTGCCTTCTTTACCTGCATTTACTGATTCTACTAATTCTTGTGGTAATTCAATATCGTATTCAACTTGCTTACCTTGACCTGGAGGAGGAGGATTATTATTAAAATTTGTTCTACGAATATACCTCCAAACGGGCTTACCTCTTTCCTGTGTTTGCAAAAAGTCAAGTATAAATGCGTCAAATATAGCACGATTGCATCTATGTCCTTGTGCAGGACCAGCTGATACTCTTACCGTTAGAGCTTCATATATATTATCACAAGGATTAATCTTAGGTCCGCATTTTCTACACACATTAAGTAGGCTAAATGGGTCTTCTTGTGGATTTCTAAATTCTTCTATAATCATATTATTCTATACACTTTTCATATCAGTATTTTCAGTTAATACACTATTCCAAACTATTGGAGGAGATGGAGATGGTGGGGTTACATACAACAGGCGTGAAGTCGCTTGTGTACAACACACGATTGAGCAGGAATATCGAGTCCATGAATGCTTGTCTTTCTACATAAGGCAACCCTCCTCCCAGATCACTAGCTAAATATAACATGCTAATGGGTTTGCCAGCATTGGCACCTATAACCGTACCTTGAGACTTTCCGTCTAGAAAAAATTGCATTTTGCAGGTTTTTGGCTCAAAGCAATAAGTAAAATTATGCCATATATTATCAATAAGATTTGGTGCCGCAATTAAGGAACTAAATCCTGTACCAAAAGACCAGAATGGCGTGCCGTCTGGATCTGTTTGCCAACTGACAGGTATTATCGACTGCGTGTTGGGTGTGGAGCTTACAGAGGAAGCGAATCCTGGCGAATACGTGCTAATTTGAGATACGGCAAATGGAAACTTGAACCAATAACTGAATGTCAGGCCATCACGCAAATCAATTGTATTTGAAAGAGCTGTCTGCGACGAGCCAACAAATTTGAAGACATCTGGATTGTATATGGCTCTGCCACCGAATCGACCGTCTGCTGGAAACCTTGCTAACTGGCCTACATTAAGGGATTGAGATCCGCACACGGAGTCTGATTCATAAATGGTCAAACCATAAAGGTCTGGATCCACTGTCGTCCATTGTTGAATCTCAATGCCGATATTTGGAGTAAAAGACGTGTGGTGGTGGTGGAGCACGTTTAGATTACCATCTACACCAGCAAACCCGAACTGTACACCCGGAGGTGGCGATGGGGGTGGAGGAGGTGGCGGTGGAGGTGCTGGTGGTGGGCTAATTGCCGGTGGATTACCTGGCGGCGGACCAGCTGGTGGTGGAGGTGGAGGAGAAGGTGGAGGTGGTGGAGGAGGTGGCGGTGGAGGAGGTGGCGGTGGAGGAGGTGGCGGTGGAGACGCAACCGGAACACACTCATCAGCAATGTTTAAATTATCATTAGGTTCTGAGCAATAATCGGGGCAATAATATATTCTAATATTATAATTAAAAATATCACAACCGCCATCATTAACAGGATGATCCCACTGTAATAGTATATAATTATTTTCTACAGACGCCTTTATAGAATCTGGTTTACATGGCTTGTTGCAAACAGGTTGTTGGTCACAAGATAGTTTTTGGTTGTATGTTTCGGGAGAGCTTGGACAGTAGTGAGAACTGTCCGCTTGGCTTTCCTCACCCCGTAAGCACTCAGGAAAAGGTTCGGTCAAATGATATTTAACCATTAATGGGTCTGATCTAGATCCAGTACCAGCATAATTTTTAGCAGATACTCTGATATAATATATTTGGTTTTTATCTAGTCCGTATAATCTTGCTAATGGTTTTTTATCAATCTTATTTTTATAATCTATTTTAACAGTATTATCACAGCATTCAACAAACTCTACTGGTGGAGGAGGCGGTGGCGGTGGAGGTGGAGGCGGAGGAGGTGGTACTGGTGGCTGTGGTGGTATCGGTATTGGTGGCGATACTGGTGGTGCTGCTGGTGGTGCTGGAGATGGTGGAGAAGGAGGTTGAGATGGCGGAGGTGCTGGCGGTGGAGATGGCGGAGGAGAAGGCGGAGGAGAAGGCGGAGGTGCGGGTGGAGGTGCTGGCGGTGGACTTGCTGGTGGCGGAGATGGAGGAGGACTTG